ATTGAACAATGTTCATATTATCGATGCTCCGGCTAAACTTAATGATATGTTATTATTGCCTTATCTTTTCAAAGATGAATATCCATTAGTTGCACCACAAGTTAATAAATCTAAATATGTCTTTGGTCATTTTGAGTTTAGAAACTTTTATTTGACTGGTACTAATGCAAGAGCCGAACATGGATATCATCATAAATTATTTGATGGTCCAACTCATATCTTCTCTGGTCATTATCATAAAAGACAAGCAACTGATAATGTTATCTACATAGGTAATCCGTTCGGCACTTCATATGCAGATGCTGGCGATTATGAACGAGGTTGTTGTATCTTAAATGTTAGTACAGCTGAAGTATCTTTTATTGATTATGAAGCAGGTCCAACTTATCTAAAAACTGAGTTAAGCTCGTTACTTGATGAATTAGTAAAACCTAAGAATAAAGCACGAGTTAGATGTTTATTAGATGTGGAAGTAACTTACTCTGAAGCTCAAGCACTAAAGCAAGAGTTTATGGAGTTATACGACTTACGTGAGTTAATACTTGAAGAAAATGTCAAAGAACAACAAGCGGCTCTTGAAGAAAGTATTGCTGAGCTTGAAGAATTAGACTTAAGTTCTTTAGATGAAACTGTTATGAAACTTATTGAAACTGGGGTTCAAGCAACATCAACTATTAACCCTACCACATTAGTATCAATCTACAAACTATTATAGAATTATGCAAAGATTAAAAGCAATAAGATTACGTTTTAGAAACTTCATGTCATTTGGTAACCAATGGACTGAAATCAATTTTGAAGACTCTACTTCTACTTTCATTTACGGAGAAAACATAGATACTAATACTAGAAATGGTGCTGGTAAAACTTCAATTCTAAATGCTATTGTATATGCCGTCTATAATCGAGCTTTTGATAATATCACCTTACCTCGACTAATCAATATCACTAATGCGGCAAAGAATACTTTGATGGAAGTTGAGTATCTTTTTTCTAAAGGTTCTGACATATATGAAATCAAACGTAAGCGAGGTGAATCTCACGGTGTAACTTTAGAAGAAAATGGAATTGATATTACTCCAGATAGTATTAACGAAACTGATGCATTGATAGAACGTATCTATGGTAGAAGTTATGAACTTTTTACTAGAGTAATTGTCTTTGCTGGTAATACTACGCCATTCCTTGATTTACCGGTTAGTTTGCAACGAGCTCATATTGAAGAACTATTCAACATTACAGTCTTAAGCGAAAAAGCTCAAAAGCTGAAGAAGGTTATTCAAACTAGTGAAAGTGATGCAAAGGTAGAAGAAGCCTTATTGAAAGAACGAGAAACTTCGTCAAAGCTGAAGCAGAAACGTTTAGCAGAGTTTGAACAAAAGGTCATTAGTTGGGAAGAACAGAAAGAAGCTAAGCTAATAAGTTATCGCAAGCAATTAGCTTCAGTAGAAGGCATTGACTTTACTAATGAACGAGAACTATTTGAACGTAAGACAAAGTTGTCAGAAGAACAACAACGAACCTCTTCAACTAAGGCATCGCTAACACGAGCTAAAGAACGACTTGATAAAGATATTGCAACACTCCTAAAACAGCAACAGCATTTGGAAGATGACAAGTGTCCGTATTGCTTACAGAACATGGCAGATGCAGCTTCTAAGCTACATGACATTGAAGAGAAGCTGTTAGCTCTTGTTGCTTCTTTAGAAGAGCATGAAGAAAAACTAGCGACAGAAACGACTAAGCTAACTAACATCCAAGCTGAATTGAAAGAAGTCAACGAAAGTATGACATATGATAATCTTCCAGTGTTACTTGATACATTAGCAAACATGAATACCTTACAAGTTCAATTACGCGAACTCGAACTAGCAGAAAATCCATACTTTGAAACATATGAACAAATGGAGTCAGAAGTAAATGAAAGTTCTATTAGCTATGAGAAACTAGATGAATTGAAAAGCACCATTGAACACCAACAGTTTCTTTTGAAACTTTTGACTGATAAGAATAGCTTCTTAAGACGTCGCATTATCAGTCGAACTATCCCGTTTCTAAATCTTAGAATGAATACTTATGCTAAGCAATTAGGATTACCACATGTCATACAGTTCAAAGATGATATGACTTGTATGGTGTCTCAGTATGGACGAGAACTTGATTTTGGTAACTTATCCGCTGGCGAAAAGAAACGTGTCAATCTTGCAATGTCATTAGCTTTTAGAGATGTCTTACATCATTTACATGCAAAAGATAACTTACTGTTTGTCGATGAAATTGATGCTTCGTTATGTGCATCCGGGGTTGAAAGTGTTGTTGCTTTACTAAACCAAAAGACAAAAGAAGATGAACTATCAACCTGGGTCATTATGCATCGTGAAGGTGTAGAAGATAAGTTTGATAGAAAGATGTTGGTCATAAAGGAGAATGGCTTTAGTACCGTTAGTTTGCAAAGCGAAGAGTGTAAATAGTAATAACTTTCCACGAATACGTACAGGATTACTTTACATGAGCATATTACAAGAACTATTAGAACTTCGCCGTCAATCACTAACTGAAGAAGGCGAACAAGAACAACAGCAAGAAGGTGGGGATAAAGAGGATGCACCTAAAGATGAACATAAAAGCATGAAAGACCATCTTCAAGATATGTTCAAAGAAGCTGATGGTAATGGCAGTCTTCAACCTTATGTAAAGAATGAAACTTTACAAGCTAAGGAAGCAAATGTTGGAGAAGAAATCCATCAAAACTTTCCTGGTGTTCCGTCAAAGAACATTGTGACAAAAGAAGGTGACTTAGTTGTTCGTGATAGCGAAAATCCAAATGCAATGAAAGTTGTTCCAAAACACGAGTTTGAAGTTGAATACGAAATCGAAAAAAGCGATAGCAAACCAGATGCAGAAGGCTATACATCATATCGTTCAAAAGGGCAAATCTTAGCATTTCAATATAACGAACATGAACCTCTTAGACTGCAAGATGAACATGGACATACCATTCACGTAAAGTTCGGTGACTATCTCGGCTATCCAACCGATGATGCTTCAACTCTAATCCAACTTGATAAGACTCATTTTGAACAAAACTATCGATTAGCGGACTAATATGCAAACAGAAACTATAACAATACCTATAAAGAAGAAGCGAATAAATTCCAAAAGTAAAGGTTCTTCAAATGAACTGAAGCTCTCAAAACTTTTAGCAGAACATTTGGCACCCCTTAAATTCGTAAGAACACAACAATCTGGTGCAATTACTGGCGGAAAGAACTTTGGGTTTAGAGGACATATGTTCTCTAAGCAAACACTTGAACATTATGTTGGTGATGTAGTGCCAAGTAATGAAGAAGAAGCAGGAGTAAAGTTTCGATTTGTGATTGAGACTAAAGCATACAAAACTCCTGATAGCTTTGAGTCCCTCTTTGTCGGAAAGCATAGTGTGTATGGTTGGCTTGATGAAGTTGATGTTGATAAAGTCAAGGTCAATAAAGAAGGAATTGTGATTATGAAATGGAACAACACCCCTTACTATGCCGCAGTAAGACCTCACATTGAACTCCCATGCAAACATATGACTTTACCATCTGGCGATAAAGTCTGTCATTTGTTAGAGCTTCTAAAACATAACTCTTTTTGGATATTGTGATATAATATAACTTCAATAATACTTTTAGGAAATACCCATATGAACTTAAAAACTGCAAAAGCATTAAGAAAAGCTGCTCGTGTTATGGCTGCTTCTAGTGGCATTGTCTTAGACAGACAATTGGTTGAAAACGAAAGCCGTCGCAAGTATCACTTTGAACTATTGAAAGATATTGATGGTGGTCCAATTGTTGATAGCGAAACAGGTCGTCCAAAATACAATGCAACGTTTGTTGCTTATGGGCAAATGACCAACGAACCTGCTTCAGTTCGCGGCACTTACCGTTCGTTAAAACGTTCTTTCAAAAACACTCCTAATCGCTAATACACAGGGTTGTGTTTCTTAGCTTCCTGCTCTAATCTTTTATTGATAAAGTCGGAAGCAATGTCACGTTCACCCGCTGTCATTTGCAAAGTTGTATGATAATCCCATGCACCACGAGAATACCAAGATAGTTCTAAACAACTTTGAATGATTGATTTTATCTCTGCTCCGAGCTGGTCAATTAGTGCTTGAATTCGTGCTAATTCACCTGAACGGAGCATTAGGAGAAAAAACTTATAGGGTTCAATGGAAGTTCAACATCAAATTTTTCACCACAATCACGACATACTAAAGTAGATGTCAAATCTAATCCCCAATTATTGATATCATCAAGATATCCTGCTATTCGGTCAATATGATTTGCTCCAGCAGATCTAATCCATTCGCTAATCAAATTTCTATCTTCAATTCCGTCAATACTCTGAATAACACTCATTAGGTTCATAAAGATATTGTTTTGAATATCCTCAACTGAGAGTTTTTCTTTGCCTTCGTTTGCTTGTAACACTTCAATAATTTTGTCATATCTAGCAGGTTGAAGTTTTACTATTTGTCCATTTTCTAATCTAACCACAAACTGATTTTCTAGAATAGTTGAGTCAAGATACTTTATTGTTGATAATACTTGTTCTAAATCAATAGTATATGTATGTTGTCTTCCGTTTTCGCAACGATGATTGGCAGTAATTTCATAACTTGGTCCATAAGTCACTAATCTCAAGAATAGCATAATAGCATCAACATCTTTACCAAATAGTTCAGTTGGTTTTATAATTCCTTGAATACAATTTGAGAATACTGGGTCTAATGCTTTACCGGTAAATAACATATCAGGATTCTTGAGAACTACTTCATCAAATGCATTCATTGGCTGAATATGTAATTCTCCAGCAGTAATACTACTATCTAATTCCCCGTTCGAATATAGAAGACCTCTAGAAGGTAATTGAAGAACTCGGCCTGGAAGTTTTAATTTAGCGAGAAGTGGATTGTGTTCATTTAACATGATGTAAGAAACCTTATAATATAGAGTTATGATTATACAATAAATACTAAAACTATTTATACTTTGTAAATACCCACCATATACCCAACATCACTGCAAAGCAAGAGAGAGAAATACAAATTATGGCAAGAGCAGTTTCTGAAGCACAATTACGAGAAGAAACATACCAAATTCTTCTAAAGATAGAAAGAGCACTTAGTAATGGTAGTGCTTCAGTTGGTTCGGGTGGTGATAGAGGAAGTGACCGACGAGGAGCAGGAAGTGGGACTAACGATAGCGGAAGTAATACTCAAAGTGATGCTGCTCAACGACGTCGTGAAGCCCTACAGAACCGCACTACACAAGAGTTAGAACAAACTCTTGATAGTTTGATAAACTCTATTGAAGACTTAAAGAATAGCGTTGAAGGACATGAAGAAAGGTTATCAGATGATAGAAGACAACTTCTTGCTGACCAACGCGAAGAAGCTCAAATAGCACGTGAAATCATTCTTGAAGCTAGACGTGGGGAAATAGAACAATCAGAAATTATCCAAAATAGTTCGAGAAGATTAGGTCGAGCTTTATCAAGTTTGACCGAACCTGTTCGTGCAAACTGGAATGCTTTTGAAGACTATAACTTGAGCATGAACAAATCCATTTCCGCTCAGTCTTCAATGTTAGCTGGAATGGTCGAAGGTTCAAGTCTTCAAAATGCGGCATATGATAAGTATATTACTAAGCTACTTGATGCAAGTGATACACTATCAAGCTTTACTAATTTAGGTCGAGAGTTGTCTTCGGTTCAAGATTTGTCTGAAGCAATTGATGAACTGAATAAAGATGGTAAAGTATTTGAAGCATTACTGAAAGAGCACGGAAATCAAACATCGGAATACATTGAAAGTCTATACGAGCTTGAACAAGCTACTGGTAATTTAACAGACCATCAACGAGAGATTCTGGAAATTGCAAGAAAAACTAATATGATGGATGAACATGGACGAGTTCAAAATGTTCAGGCTATTCGAAATCATACAAATCAAATCAAAGCTGATATGATAAAAATGCAAGAGATTGCAGTCAAGCATATGACTATTGCTAAAATGACACAATCGTTCCATGATAAGTTTGGAAAATACGCTAGCGCATTATTTGGAGGCAAAGGCCCATTTGGGTTATTTGCTTTAGGTGTTATGATGCTTGGCGATAGCATTGTCAAAGTCTATGACCAGTTTACTAAAGCTGCTGATATTGGTATGCTTGGCGCAAATGATTACTTAGGAAGTTTTGCAAGACTCAAAGAAGCACAAGTTCAGTTAGGTATTAGTTTTGAAGAAACTGCTAAAATCTTCCAAGAGAACCGAAGAATGGCTTATAGCGTTGGTGATAATGTTGGTGATTTTGCAGATGCCTTAGATGAAGGTCAAAAGAGTTTGATTTTGTTAGGCATGGGTAATGAAGATGCTGCTAAGACTGCGGTTGATTTTGCAAAGAATGCAACTAAAGCAGGTATTGACATCACAAGTAATGATAAAGTAAGAAAGGCTATGAAGACTCAAACGGAAGCATATGGCCGATTGAAAGTATTGACAGGTGCTTCAGCTTCAGAGTTCAAAGCTCTTAATGATGAGCTTTTTGACGCTCAATCTGTTCAAGAGCAATTGAATGGTATAGGTCGAGACGAGCGAGAAGTAAGAATGAATGCGATGTTCAAATTACGTGAAGACTTCGTCAAGTTAGGACTTTCAGCTCAATCCGCTAATAAAGCACTTATCTCTATTCAGGATTTAGGCAAAGAAAAGTTAGCAGACAGATTTACCCAAGCAGCAAAGTTCCAACAATTAGCAGGTGTTCTTGGAATGAAGAATGCAGCTCAACTTGGTCAAATAGTTCGTAAAGGTGATAGAGCTACAGCTGATGAGAAGAAAGAACTAATGGAAGCTGCGGTTGAAATGCAAAAACGCGCTGATGTTAGAAGACGCGGAAGTTATGGCGATGAGAACATTATCCAGTCTTTAGTTGGTGGTTTATCAGGACCGTTACTTGCTATGATGGAACAAGGACGAGAAGCTTCTAAAACAACCGATGCTTTAGGCAAGTTTGCTGAGAAAGCTTTTGGTCGTCAAACCGTTGATGGAGATATCAAGATACCGCCTTGGGCAGCAACATTGATTGACATTGGACATAGTATTGAGACTGTTATCACTGACCCGATTGTAAAAGCTATTGGTGGAATTGCTCTTGCTGCTGGTGGCTTGCTTCTGCTTTTTAGAGCCGGAGGTTCAGTTATTGAAACTTTCAGAAGCATGAAAAATTCGTTGTTCAATATTGACAAGAACACTGGTAGTATGTCATCATCGACAGGTGATGATAGTAGTGGTGGAACCGCACAAGAAAGAGCTGAACGACGTAGAAGAGAAGAAAGTCAAAGAAGAAGACGAGGTGGGGTTAGAAATAGAACGACACCTGCAAGACCAAGAGCTGGAAATGTTAGCCGATTAGCTGGGGCGTTGAAGCCAACAGGTTTTGGAGTTGGTGCATTAGCTTCAGGTTTAGCGGCTAATGCTATTATTGACAATCAAACTAACCCGGAAACTGGCGAAGTATCAACTGGCGGAAAATTGGCTGCAATGGCATCAGGCGCGATGTCCGGTGCATCATTGGGAATGCTATCTGGTAACCCGTTAGTCGGTTTAGCAGGTGGAGTGATTGGCGCAGGTGTTGGTTTATATGGTGCATCGGGAGGAGGAGAAGGTTCAAGTGATGCGTCTCCAACATCTGGTATATCAAGTTCATATCCGGTAGGAACGAATCCCCCATCAATCTATAGTCCACAACCATCTGCGTCAACAGCTTCTAGAGTAACCCCAATAGGTGGTTCAACTGCTGGAACATCAAGTTCAAGTAGTTCAAACGAAGCTGATGCTCCAGTTATTAGGCTGTCAAAAGATACTATCGCTAAACTTGGTAATTATCTAACAACTTTGAATGACACACAAACTAAGTCACTAAATATAGAACAAGACCAGCTTGATATGCTTGCCGCATTAGTGACAGCAAGTGATGAAGCTTATAAGAATGCAAAAAGTCTCAAACCAATTCCAGGTCATTCATCATTATTTGGCAGAGGTGGTCGTTATGAATATATCAACTAATACGGAATACTAAATGGCAACTTTACAAAGTTACTTCAGAATAATCACTCCAGTATCGAGTCAGAAGCAATATACTCAATTGCATGCTGACTCGACTAATATGAATGGACCTAACGGGTTCTCAAACGCTGCATCGTCTGTTGCTTTTCTAACTCAAGTAATGAAAGGCGCTGGAACTCGTATGCAACGATACATTCAGTATGATAGCATGGATAATGATATTGACATCTCTCGTGCTCTTGATATTATCGCTGAAGAAATATCAAATGACGACGAAACCACCAATCTTCCATTCGAAATAGAGTATCAAACTGAAGATGACCAGGAAGTATCGGAAAATACCGTTACTACTATTCGTGCGGCTCTTAGACAATGGTCTCGCGTTCAAGACTTTAGCAATCGCATCTTCCGCATTGGTCGCATTATGTCAAAGTATGGCGACTGCTTCTTCAAGAAGTCGGCTGATACTAAAAAGTGGGAATACCTTGACCCATCTAAAGTATTGGGTATCTATCTTGACGAAAATGGTGACCGAGTTGCATACCAACTAAAAGGCGATGGTGGTGGAATGGTTGGATATGCAGGTAAGGTGACTGATGTAGAGGTCGTACCTGCTGCAGGGATTATCCACTTTACCCTGTCTGATGACATGGGTGAAAGTGCTCCATTCGGCGAAAGTGTTCTTCAACCAATCTTTAGAACCTTCAAACAGCTTTCAATGTTAGAAGACTCTGTCATCATCTACCGTCTTGTTAGGGCACCTGAACGTCGAGTCTTCTATGTTGACGTTGGTAATATGCCTCAACAACGTGTTAAGCAATATCTTGAGAACATCAAGAATGAGATACGTCAAAAGAGAATGCCTAACACAACCAACAATCAAGACGTCATCGACGGAACTTATAATCCTAACAGTATCTCTGAAGACTATTACTTTCCAGTGACTGCCTCAGGTCGTTCTTCTCGTGTAGAAGTATTGCCAGGTGGCGAAAACTTGGGTGAATTGAATGAGTTGAAATACTTCCGTGAAAAGCTTTACAAAGGCTTACGTGTTCCAACCTCTTACTTAGGTGGAGCAGATGCACAACCTCAACAATACAATGACGGTAAGTTAGGTGTTGCACTTCTTGACGAGTTACGATTTGCCAACTACATCCGTCGATTACAGAACAAGATTGAATGTGTGATGGACGAACAGTTCAAACTCTATCTCAAAACGATTGGTATCAATGTCGAAGATTGGTTATTCCTTCTTAGATTACCTGAACCACAAAACTTTGGTATCTACCGTCAAAATGCTCTTGACTCAGACTTAATCAATGCATTCAAATCGATTGAAGATGTCAAACAGTTGTCAATGAGATGGAAACTAAAACGTTACTTAGGCTTAACTGAAGATGACTTGCAAATGAATGAGAAAATGCTCAAACAAGAACTTGAGATTGATGAAGATGCTAATGTTTCTGATTTACGTCAAATCTATGACCCAGTTCAAATGGAAGCTAGACAAGCCGCGAAAATCAAACCTAAACATATCGAGTCAGATGAAGCTCCGGCTGGTGGAGGCGGAGGCGGAGATGAGTTAGGTATGGACATGGGAGGAGGAAGCCCTCCTCCAGGTGATGATTTAGGTGGTGGTCTTGGTGGTGATTTAGGTGGTGGTCTTGGTGGTGGAGCTGACGACATGGGACTTGGAGCACCAGGAGCCGGTGGTGGCATGGACAATTTAGGTCTATAAAAATCAAAGATTATCCTAAATAGATAATCACTTAAAAATCTACAAATACATGGAGAGACAATATCATGTCACAACAAATATTACTTACTGAAGACCTAACTCCTGATCAAGCTAACTTAATTGAAAGCATTGATGATGGCAAAAACTATTATCTTTCTGGCATTATGATGCAAGCAGGCGTTATCAATGGAAATGGCCGCGAGTATCAATTAGCAGAAATGTTGAAAGTTGTTGAAGAAAACTCTAAAAAGATTGCAAGCGGTCAGCTAATCATGGGTGAGCTGACCCACCCTAACAATATCGCTATCAACCTTGCCAACGTATCTCATGCTATTACTGAAATGAGAATGGATGGTTCAAACGTAGTTGGTAAAATGAAACTTTTGAATACTCCATCTGGTCAAATTGCAAAAGCGATTCTTGAAGGTGGTGTTAGACTTGGTGTTTCTTCTCGTGGTACAGGTTCAGTCGGTGCTGACGGTAAAGTATCTGGCTTTAGCTTTGTGACTGTTGATATCGTTGATAATCCTTCAGCTCCTGATGCTCGCCCTAACCTTGTTCGTGAAAGCTTAGAAAATCAAAAGATAGTAACCTTAGCTGAAATTGTGGTAGAAGACAAAAGTGCTCAAAAGCATTTAGAAAAAGAAATCAAAAAATTCTTACTATCAATAGTTACAAAAAAATAAAGAACCAGGGAGAAAATAAAAATGAAACCAGAAAAATCAATGAAAGAATTGTTTGAAATTGCTGGTATTAAAGATATTGATAAAGCTCTATCTTTGATTACCGAAGTTAATCTACGAGAAGTCGACCTTACTACAAAACAAATTGCCGATAAAATAAGTGCAGCATTTGAAAAAGATTTTGGTTCGCTTAGAACCAGCGAAACTGAAAACCTGTCGAATAAAATGTATAAGCTAATTGTAGATAAAGATTTTCTTGATGGAAAAACACCTGTTGCTAGATTTAGAATACCAGTTATTACAAAAGCAAATGATTTGCATAACATTCACAATTCTTATGAAGCATTTAACAAAATACTAGATAAGTTCTACAATTCTTTACGTAATGAAGGATATCTTATAACTCAACCAAAAGGCGGGTATATTAAGGGTGATACTTGGGAAGGCAATGGAACAGTTGGAAATATCATGACATTTTTTGTAGCAGGAAAACCGGAGTAAGTCAAAATGAAATCAGAAAAATCAATGAAAGAGCTGTTTGAGATTGCAGGTATTAAGGATATTGACTCAGCTCTGTCTTTGATTACTGAGGCATCAACTTCATCAGCAGGTTGGGCAGACTGGAATGATACTTTACGAGATGCGTTACAGATAATACTTATTGGTAAAGAACTTACCCGAGTTACTTTATCTGACCCATCATCAGCAGTCATTATAAAAAATGTTGCATTTAATTCTTTTCGTGACCCTGAGAAATTGTTAATCATTTATGATAAAACTATAGATTGGCATCCGCTAAGAGAGCATAAAGAATATCAACAAGGCATGCTCAAGAAGATAAAAAGCTTTTTACCAAAAGGTAGTAAAGTGGGTGGATATGAAAGTCAAAACTATCAATCACAAGGGATGATAGGCATTGATGGAGTAAAAATAAAAGCTCAATATCCTGGCAATTATGTTGGCGGTTTATTGTCTAATGTCAAAGATAAAGTTCCGGTTATAGTTGGAGCTAAAGCATCAGAACAATTATTAGAGGCAGCAAAGATTGTCAATGACGCCATTAAGAATAACGTAAATGTCATTGCATGCCAACGAGAACTAATTGAAAAGAATTTAGACGAGTACGCAGAATAATGAAAATTAACGAACTATTTACTGAAGCAGCACCAACTAAGTTTAATAAAGACCTATACGTTTTAAATTATATAAAAGAAAAACTTATTGGAAAAACATTAGTGATGCATAATGAAAACATGGCAGTACGTGATTCACGTAGTATGATGAAATTAGAAATAACTGATATTGATATATGGAAACGTGGATGGAATGATTATCAGATTTATGTAAATGGACTTAAGAAGATGCCTATATGGCATAATCCAAGTAAGAAAGCGCTAATGCATCCCTATGGAGATAATTCTATAATTTCTCAAATTAAAGTACTTCTCGGAACTGATATGAGTTTTTCTGTTAGTTGGACTGAAAATGGGCAACAATCAAAAAACTCTTTAGGAGTTTTTATTGATATGTGGGAGTATGATAATAATTTTAAAGGGGGCTTATTGCATCATCTTAAATCTAAAAAACCAATTTTAGTTGGCCCAAATGCCAGTAGTGAATTAAGAATGTCGGCTGATATTATCAATTCTTGTATTCAAAAAAATACCGACATCGTTGCATGTCAACGAGCATTAATTGAAAGAGACTTAGACGAGTACGCAGAATAATGAAAATTAATGAACTGTTTGAAAAGGTAACTTTACAAGAAGCATCGTTAGGATTTGCTGAGCATAATGATATTCTATTGTTTTTTATTCAAAAGAAACTTGTCAAAAAACAATTGAAAACCAGTAAATCGCTAATCATTGATGAAGTAACCAAAATAGCTTCTCCTGATAGTAAAGAATATAACATTAGTTATACAATTCAAGGTGAAGAACCAGGTCCACGTAAACATCAAGTAGATTACAATGAAGATGCGGAAAATTTAGCAATTTCAAAAGAAAAACAATTATTTGGAAAATTAATTGAACCATTAATTGCTAACGGGACACAAGTTGAAGTTTTACGTCAATCACGAAATTTTGTTAAAGGCAATGGTTCTTTTGGCACAACAATACAGGTGCCAATTCAATACGACAATAAGTTTGTTGGTGGTTTATTGCGTCATGTCAAAGAAGGAATCCCTGTTATCATTGATGAAAATGCAATACCTGCGTTAAAACAAGCAGCAAAAAAAATAAATGAATATGTTTTAAAAAATAACACAGACATTATTGCATGTCAACGAGAAATGATTGAGCGTGATTTAGACGAGTACGCAGAATAACAAAATTTAACCCCCGAACACTTCATACGGAGAATTATAAAATGAAAGACTTTGAAAAACTAATGAAAATTGCTGGAATTACTAATATCAATGAAAATGCTTTCAGCCAAAGCATTTATAGTGATGAAAAAGATTTTGAAACTAAAGAAAAAGCAATCAAAGGAAAACTCTTTAATGATCTTAAATCAAAAGATGAAAAGAAAATTGCATATGACTTAATATCAGAAGCAGAGCTTCTTCTTGGTCAATTCAATATGATGGTAAACGATTTTGATAAGTATCTTGGTGTTCCTAAAACTGAAAGATTTTACCATGAAGTAGTACGTTTTGGTGAGGCACTTCAGGCTCATTGTAAAAAAATAACCGGGTTTGACGGCGTTCAATCCTTAAATTTACATGTACATAGCTTAAAGGACTAAGATAGTGAAAACTCTTCAACAACTATTTGAAATTGCTGGCATCAAAGACATTGATAAAGCAATGGCAATTCTGAATGAAGACGACTTTCACACAATACTTTACAAGATTGATAAATGGATGCCTAGTGATTTATCAATTCAAGATGAGTATGATGATTTAGTTAGTAAAAAACATAAATCTTCAGCTGATGTTGAAGATTTAGCAGCTTTATTGTATAGAGAAGCAGATGAAGAAGTATTAAAGAAATACGGTTTTAGTGGTAATTGGAAAGCTTTAGCTAATTATATTATTACTAATAAATAAAATCTAATAATGTAAATAGATTTTTATAATAATTGTAGTAGGAGATTTATGTATTCGTTTTATCTAATTTATAGAACTATATGTATAGTGAATAATAAATTTTATATAGGAAAACATAAAACAAACAATCTTAACGATAATTATTTAGGTAGTGGAAAACTTCTAAAAACCGCTATTGCCAAATATGGCAGAAATAATTTTGTTAGAGAAATATTACATTTTTGTTCCTCAGAAGAAGAAATGAACGAGTTAGAGACAAAAATTGTAAATGCCGAAATGATTATGCGAGAAGATACTTATAATATTGCTATTGGCGGACAAGGAGGGTTAGGTGTAGCTCAATGTATTTCTGACGAAAAACGAAAAGAAATGACTGATAGAATGGCACAAACCAAATCGGGAAGGACAAAAGAAGATTTTGAGTATCTACAGCGAATTAGTAATAAACTGCTTGGTAAAAATAAATTTAATACAGAACATCATAGAAAAAATTCAGAAAGAATGTCTAAAGAAAATAAAGAAAACTCTGAAAGATGTAGAACACATTCTGAATTTATGAAAATAAAAATGAAAGGAGCAAATAATCATAATGCAAAAAATTGGATATTAGAAAATCCAATCGGAGAAGTGATTGAGACCGGAGACATAACGCTCTTTTGTCAAGAACTTGATTTAGCATATTCAATTTTTAGATATAAAGCTCAAGTTCAAAACACTCTTCCTGTAACTAGGGGTAAAAGTAAAGGATGGAAAGTCATTTCATCATATTCAAAAACGTAATAAAACTTAGGAGATACACATATGTCAGAAACGAAAGATTCAATAAGAAACTTCATTCAAAGCTTAATTAAAGATAATACAACTCAAGCAGAAATGGATTTACATCCAGTTTTTACCACTAAAATGAAAGAGATAGCCGGCATTCAATCAAAACCTTCAGGCGAAGATTCTATTTCTTCTGAAGAAGATAATGACGAGTAAAAATCAAATTTATAGGTAACTACTATAAATAAAGTTAGCACCCTTGAATTAGGGTTTTAGATAATCAATATATCTTTGGAGGTAAATATGGATGAAATTTTACAAAAGTTGTTAGAAACAGACCTACTTAGCGAAGACACAAAAACCGAAATCTCAGAAGCATGGGCTGAAGCTGTTGAAGCTAAGCGTGCAGAAATTAGAGAAGAAGTATCTTTGGAAGTTCGCGCAGAGTTAGCTGAACAATTTGTTGTTGCTCGTGAAGCATTAGTCGATAAGGTTGATGCATTTGTTACTGAACAACTAAAACAATCATACATCGAATTGAAAAGCGATATCGAACGTTTTCGCGATTTGGAAGCTGAGTTCGCTGGTAAACTAGTTGAAGAAAAGAAAAGATTAGCAGAAGAAGTTGAGTCTGAAATCGAGTCTTTAGTTGATAAATTGGATTCTTTCTTGGAAGTTAGACTTTCAGAAGAATTTGAAGAAATGAAAGAAGATTTAGAAGTTGTAAAACAAAATGACTTCGGTAAACGTGTATTTGAAGCGTTCGTAACCGAATATTCAAAATCATATGTTGATGAAACTTCTATTCAATCACAATTAAGTATTGCAGAAAGTAAATTGGCTGATGCTGAAAAACGTATGCAAGAAGTTGAAACTGAAAAAGCACAATTAGTTCGCGAAGCTAAAATGCAAGACGTGTTAAGACCACTTTCTGGTTCAAAACGTGAGCAAATGAGTTTTGTTTTACAAAACGTTGAAACTGAAAAATTAGAAGAAGCTTATGGTTACTTCATCGGTCGTATTTTGAAAGAAGAAGCTGCTGCACCTAAATCATCCGCTACTGTCGCAAAAGACAAAGTTATTTCTGAAGACAAAGCTTTAGAAGACGCAGTCGTTCTTGCAACTGGTGATGATGAAACTAAACAGCCAATCATTTCTGAACAACAACAAAAATCTATTGCTGATTTAGCGTTCTTAAAAAGAATTGCCGGCATAACATCTTAAAAATAAAATCTTAATATATCTGAATAGGAGTTAACTATATGGAACTTTTTGAAAATTGGTCACAAACCAAAGAAGCTTTACTAACTGAATTACCTGCTCATAAAAAAGCCTACATGGGCCGTATTATGGAAAACACTAAACAACAGTTGATGGAAACTGCTGCTGCTGGTGTTAACGCTGCAGGCGCAATTGGTAATTTCCAAAAAATCATTATCCCAATGATTCGTCGTATTATCCCTGGCACTATCGCTACTGAACTTGTTGGTATCCAACCAATGTCAGGTCCAGTATCTTTAGCGTACTCATTACGTTTCCTTTTCTCTCAAAATACTGATGTTCCAACTGTTAGTTATGTTACTAATCCAGATGGAACTATTTCTGCTGTGAACTTAACACCAGGTGCTGGTCCTGAAGACATCATCGGTGCTGGTTTAGTTGACCCAGTAACTGGTACTTATTTAGGTGCTACTGAAGTATTTGGTAACAACAGCAAAACTAAACGTTGGTATTCTGGTGCAATCAATGCTGGTGGTATGGCTCTTGGTACTGCAGCTCTTACAGCTGACTTCGAAGCGTACGGCGGACGTCAATTGCAATTAGAAGTATTGAAACAAACTGTTACTGCTGGCTCACGTAAATTACAAGCTAAATGGACAGTTGAAGCGATGCAAGACCTTTCAGCACAACATGGTTTAGACCTTGAAGCTGAAATCACTGCAGCTCTTTCTGCTGAAATCGTTTCTGAAATCGACAACGAAATCATCAATGACTTGATTGCTCTTGCTGGTACTGTTGAAACTTTCGACATGAATGGTACTTTCACTGGTGTTCCTAACTATGTTGGTGACCGTCATGCAGTTCTTGGTACTTTAATCAATAAAGTTGCAAACGAGATTGCTCGCAAAACTCGTCGTAATGCAGCTAACTGGATTGTTGTATCTCCAATCGTTGCTTCAGTATTACAATCTGCTGCAAAATCAGTATTTGCTCCAGCAGTAAGCGGTTCATTCGAAGGTCCTAACAACACCAAATTGATTGGTACTTTAAACGGTTCTATCAAAGTTTACACTTACATCTATCATGACACTGGTTCTGAGCCAATCTTGGTTGGTTACAAAGGTGGAAACGGCGAAATGGATACCGGTTATTTCTACTGCCCATACGTTCCACTTATGAGCTCAAACGTATTGTTTGACCCTGCAACTTACAACCCACAAGTAAGCTTGATGACAAGATATGGAAAAGCTACATTTACCGATACTGCTACTTCGTTGGGCAATAGTGCCGATTACTATGGTCGTGTGAATGTTGCAAATCTTTCATTCATCTAATAGAAATTAGAAATACGAAAGTAAAAAAACCCGCTTCATGGCGGGTTTTTTGTTATTACCCATCTGACAGTTCTAATTGATATTTTAGTTGTCCTGCATCCGAAATAGAATACCATCCTAGTGAGTCCCAATAATCTTTAGTGATAATATCATGTCCTAAATGAGCAGGTCTTCTAAATCCCCATCGATGTTTTCTTTCAGTAAAGTTAGTAAAGAATACGCCAATCTTAGTTTCACCTACTAATGAAAAGCCCAAGGTTTGATATACATTTTTATTATAATCAGTCCATCGCAAATCTGCCCAAGAAATAATTTTCTTTGTTGGATTATTTTTTATAAAACATGATAATAATTTCCCTGCACCACCAATAATCTGATAATCACTATGAGTTGCATAACGTAATAACTCCCACGTATTACCATCATCAATTTGGTTCATCATTATTCGAGGTCTGCAAAATGTCATTACTGCTACTAAATCAATACCAGTGAATAATCCAATTTGCACTTTAGATTTTGCTGAACCTTGAATATGATATTGATTTAGAAATAACGTAGCTTCATTTGATGAAATAATTTTAGCTTGTAATTTACGTGCAAAAAGTTTCGTTGAAACATTACAACCAATAATGTTGATGATTTTATTTTTTACTAAATCTTTTTTTGACAACCATTCATCTTCAAAAATTTGAACTAATCTAATTCCACGTTCTTTACATAATTCATATTTTTTCCGATGCTTATACCTATCATAACCAGCTTTACTTGAATGCCAATATAAGCCATGATATTCGATAGCAATGTTTTTGCTTGGAATATAAATGTCAAGTTCTAAGTTATTCGGAAGAATACTTTTATTATGTCTAACAATTTCAACATATTGAGACACAAAGTCAGCCAATTCTACTTCAGCTTTACTTTCTCCTTTTAGAGGAGGGAAGCAAGTATGACATAAAGTATTAGCAAATTGATGCTTTTTCAAAGTAACTAATGCAACATTCGAAACGTTATTACATGTACTGCATTTGATACTAAATCTAAAATTGCCTGATATGAAATGTTCACTATTTTCTAAAACTTCACCCCATTCAATTTGAAGATTAGTTTCTAGTTTTTTAGCGGTTTCTTCTTTCCTTCGCTTAGCAATTTTTTCTAGGTGAGGTATTTGAAACTCCATTCTTTCATCAGAAAGTGGAGGTTTTGGATTGTTATGATAATATTCATTTAGCGCAATACTCAGTTTTTCACGATATTCATCTGAACGTTCATGAGTTCTACCAGTATTGAAATGCTCTCCATTTTCTGCAGCTTCTTTAGATCGTTGTCCAATACCATTCTTTTGTTTATCAGAAACCCTACCTTCTTGCCAAAGTTTTTTTGTAGTTTCAACAAGTTTAGCTTTAGTTTTAGTTTCTTCTGAATGACCTTTACCTTTTAGGGGATGATTGTCACCAGACTTTTTTGCTTTTAGCTCTGGTGAATATCCAAATGGAGCATCATTTCCAAACTGTTCAAAGTATTCTTCTTTAGAAAAACCATGAGCTTTTAGATGTTGCTTATCAATTTTAGATAGCTTTCGGTTACATATTGGACATTCAATCATAAAATCTGCTTTACTTTTACCGGTCGTACTTTCTTCAAATACTCTGCATAACGTTTTTCACTTTCTTCTTCGATTGCTAATTGTCTTTGGTTATACTCTTCAACTTTTTCATATGAAGTCAAAGTCTTTGCAAACACAATAGCTTCTTGATAGGTTCCTAACCATCGAGTCCAACAAAGTCCAGCATATGATACATCACCTTTAAGGTAATGATATTGTTCAATTGTAACCCAAGTCTTGAATAAACCAAAAAACCAGTATTCAGTGTATTCGATTTGATAATATTTGCTTGCCAAGCCAAGGGATTTGATGCGAACTTCAAATGGTCTTTTCATTTCACTAATGGCTCTTTTGAGTAAATCGATTCAAAGTATTTGTTGGTAAAGTACTTGTAAGCTTCATGGGAAATGTTTCGCATTGTCATAATAACACCGCCAGAATAATCGATGTTTGCTTCCCATTCTTGGGCTTTTTCTCGTAACAGACAATCACCAATTATACTACTTTTGTTGAATCGTTGGTCATCAGCAACAATTTCTTTCCAATCATCTTCTGTAAAGGATTCCAAAAATTTGGTCCAGGTCATCGGTTTGGTTGTCATCGTAGTTCTCCCCTCTTTAGAATATGTAGCTATTATAAAAGGAATAAAGTCAGATGTAAACGGTTAAAAGTGATAACTAGTTATCAAAATCGACAATATGTTGATGGAGCTTCTTGAGGAACCGCTTCCAAATGCGTTGGTCAAGTCGTTCTTCTGAAGTGCCAAAGTGTGTCCAATACTTGGTGATAGATGTGCCAATGGTGTCTTGTTTGGAAGTCTCGTTCTTTAGGTTATCTATAGAGTGCAAAATTTTGTTCTTGTCATTGTCAAATCTATTCATTAGCATCTCTGCTGTATTGACAGCAAGTGCTTCAATTTCTGATGGGTTGCTAAGGTAAGGCTTTATCATCACTTCCCCTTGGTCATCATGATAGTTAGAACGTTTGATGCTCTTTTCTGTAGGAGTTCTTTGGTTTTGAACTGCATGGGTTAGTTCATGCAGTAGGATAGCAATGGCAAGAGAAATGAACTTGTCTCGCTTAGCATCTCCAAAGTAGGTTGCTTTATTGACCAAATCGAATGGTATGTAAAACTCTAACCCACCATACCCGGCTGCGAAAGAACCAATACGTGCATGTCCGCTGTCGAAGTAAGCTTCTTTAGCCCCTTGGATGACAACAGTCTTTACACCAAACTCTTTTAGCTCTTGTGCAATTTTAAGTTCAAGCTTTTTGATGGCTTGGATGCTTTCACTTATTTGTTCTAATGGTTTATAATGTTCATCAAAGATTTCAAGCTTACCGGAAAGCTTTTCAAGCTCTAAGCGGATGATTTTGTTCAACTTTGCTCGTATATCGGTAAGATTGATTTTTTCAGTTAGGAAGAGTTCGCGTACTTTCATTGTATGTCCAAAATTGTGAAGTAGTTATCATTATTGTCTATTTACATTTGCAACACTTCTGTATACAATGGTTCCATCAACTAAAGAGAGGAACCTAAAGATGTATAGCTTAACATGTTTGAAAGATGCATTCCAATCTAATCCCAGTAACTTCAAAGTATTCAGTTTCAATGGTATGTTCATGACAACCATTCATGGCGAATGGGGAATGGCTGGAAACGAATACTACTTGAACCGTCAAATGATTTCTCGTAAAGAAATCAAAGCAATGTTGGCAGGAGCATAATGAACTTATATTCAGACCTTATAGATAAAGCAAAATACAACGTAAGATCATATGGGCATGGTGCATTTGGCGAACCTGAAGCTTATACTGATACATATGTCAATTCAGATAAGTTGATTGAATTGACATATCAAGAGGTATTAGATATCCTTAATGAGCAAATAGCTCAAATACCTTTAGATGAAATCACTAGTGTTCGTCGAGGAGTTTTGCACTCTATTAGAGGAGAAATCCTTGAACGGTTGGAGTTGAAATGAGCGTTTTAGCATATCAAAAAACAGAAAAAGAATCTCGTTTCGGATTTGATGCATTCGATGATGGGCGTGAAACTAATCACAAAATTGTCGCTCAAGATATGTCATTCATTGAAGTGTTTGACGAGCTTAATAGACAACTTGACGAGCTCAAAGAATGTACGTCAAGAGATGCGTTGAAGGCCAAACAAATCTTATTACATGCTAAAGCTAACCTAATCAAAAACTTCAAACAGTAATGTGGTATCTTTATAGACGACATATGTATTCGACTTCTATGTCGTCTGAATTGATTGGCAAGTATCGCTACAAGTGGGTAGCATTTCTTATTGCTTTTAGACGCATATCCAAATTTCATACGCTTACACTACGGTACCAAGACGATGACTACTCCTTCTGATATTGATGAAAATCGAAAAGCTCTTTTTGGCTGGATGATATTGAACAAGCTTGGTAATGATGCTGTTCATCACGTGGAACGGGAACCATCAAAACTTCCCTTATGGAAAGAACGTGGTTATCAGTGTATCCCGGTCTATGTTACTCTCAAAGATGCTTTTGCAGTAGGTATGACTTACAAGATTTGATAACTGGTTATCACAAATAGCCATTTACACTTTTACATTTTGTATAGTATAATAGACACATATTCAAACAGTATAGAGAGTAAGTCATCATGATGAAAATTGTATATGATCCCAAAGAAGGTCAAGTTGTTAGTGATGCAAACATTGAAGATTTCTACAAAATGTATTGTCGGTATCTTAAGCATAACCTGAAAATTGGGAAGACAATGAGAGTTCGAGTTGGTTCTGAACTTATTGTTCAACGCTTTCGTTTGGGTGTTGCTGAAGGTGATATCCCTGCATCTCAAATCGAGTTCTGGTTTGAAGGTAAGCAACTTGAAATGACTACATTCGGTAGCTACAACGGAATGCCTCCTAAAGGTTTCTGTGACTACTTGCAAACATACATTATGAGAATGTCCAAAAAACGTAGAGCAAATTTAACGGTAGTTGAATGAACATTACATACCACGATTTTGGATTCTTTGCTCCAATCACCCTTATTGCTGGTTGCATAATGTTGATATACATCTATCGTTATGCGCGAAAAGAATATTGTCGAAAGCGTCAAATGACATTAATGGACATTTTTGGACTTACTTCATGGTGCATCTTATCATTTTGCCCAATTCTTGGATTTTGTATTTGTATTGTAGCATCAATCAATTTGGGCATTGATAAACTAATCAATCTTTTTTCTAAACTTGAAGACATTGTTATTTTTCGGAAGAAGTAAGTATGGCAAAACTTGACCCTAACAATTGTTGCATAATGTTTGATGAATGCTTATTCTGGGCTTTAGTCCATGACATTATTGCACACCCGTTAATTGCACTAACATTGTATCAGTGGCAGCCAGCAATTGACTTCCATAACTGGACATCGCAAAAAGCATGGAAACGAAAGCTATAAATAGATATACGAGCTTATACTATTCGGTTCGTATACTTTATTGATTTTTACTTTTTACACACATTTTAGAGGTTTATACTTTATGGATACTTTAGCACAACAATACAAAACTCACGTCCTTATCTCCTTAGACCATTCTGCGTCTATGCGTGGTATTGCCAAACAAGCAGCTCGCGATTACAATTCCCAAATTGCAACAATCAAACAAAATGCAATTGACCTATCGCAAAACGTAGTCGTATCATTAGTCAATTGTGGTTATGGTCGAACTCGTGAAGTTCGAACTGAATTCGTCAATGCATCAATCACTGGCCTTGCTTCCATTCCTGAACACAGTTATGAAACTGATGGTAGTGGTACTCCGCTTTACGACAGCGTCGGCGAGCTTATTGACATTGCAAAAAAATCTCCAGACTTTGCCGACCCAAACACTTCATTCTTGGTGTTGGTTGTAACTGATGGTGAAGAAAACAGCTCTTATAACTGGAGAGCAACAACATTAGCGGCTGAAATCAAAGCACTTCAAAGCACTGACCGTTGGACCTTTGCTTTTAGAACTCCAAAAGGCTATGCACGTCAATTAGTCCGTGACCTTGGCTTATACGATGGCAATGTTCAAGAATGGGAAACTACTGCTCGTGGTATGGAACAATCAACAACCATTACGACTACTTCATTAGGTTCTTACTTTACTGCTCGTAGCGAAGGTAAGACTGCAACTCGTTCGTTTTACGCAGACTTGCATAATGTATCACTTGACGAAGTCAAAGCTCAATTGGTCGATATCTCATCTCAAGTCACTTCATGGTTGGTCCAAACTGAAGCTGAAGGTTCAAACATTCGTGAGTTCGTTGAACATAAGCTTGGCGACAAAATGTTGAAAGGTGGAGCATTCTACAAACTTGTTGGCGGCAAAAAGACTGCAGACAAAGTACAACAAACCAAGCTGATTATGATTCGAGACAAAAATACGAAAGTCATCTATTCTGGTCAAGCTGCTCGCGATATGTTGGGATTGCCAAAGTATGGTGATGCGAAACTTAGACCTGGCGATTTGGGCAAGTGGGAAGTATTCGTTCAATCTACATCAGTGAATCGCAAACTGCCTGTCGGAACTGAAGTTCTTTACTGGCCTCAAGTTGGTGTTCACTTCAAAGAAGGGATTAGCGCATAATGAAACTTACAGCTCTTAACGACTTATGCGATGCTATTCTAAATCACGCAAGATCATTTGACCGGGACGCTAATATGTGTGCTACAATGTATGCTCGGTCTGATAATCGTGATGATAAAGCATCATTCCAAATGTATGAGGCTAAAGCGGCAACAGTTCGTGAAGTTCATGTCTTAATGTGTCAGCACTTACATTATTTTGAATCGCTTTTGACTAAAGACGAAATTGCTCAATTGAACAAAATCGAAGAGGACAAAAAAGCAAAATGAAATTAAGTGAAGTGTTTATAGATTGGTCAAAAATCGATATTGACCTTCAAGATTTATCTGGGCGGTTAGGTATACGACCAATCTATAATGGCCATGTATTACGAGAAGAATATGTTTATCCTCCAGTGTGGGATGAATTTGTTCTAAACGAAATGGCTTTACCGGTAAAATGGGAACGAGCTACTGAAACAGGGCTGAATGGATTCTTTTCATCACAAGGTTTTGATTACGTTATTCATTTTGAACTTTTTCAATACAAAGTAAATGATACTTTATTAAAAGGGGTTAATGTTAGTTTTGAAGTAAAAGTAGATGGTGAATATACAACTAATCTAACTTCTGCTGGACAACCCAATCAGGTAATAGGAACTATTCAAAACTCATTAGGTGAAAAGATTATTCATTTTGATGTTGATGTAGTATTATTTGTTGCTGTTGACAACATAGAACCTCGAATGCGACTCTATGGTAGAATGGCAGATAAATTTGCGAAAAAGTTTGGAAATGTGTATAGAGATATTATATTACCTAAAGGTAAAGCTATAGCAATTATAGCTAGACATATACCAGAATTAAAGCAAAAAGAAATCTATCAATTAGTAATAGAGGCAGGTCAGGATAAAACTCTATGAGTAGAACTCTTTCATGGGACGTTAATAACGACGGAGATAAGGTTGAAGTTTTTGTGTATAACAATACGTTACACGTTCAAGAACCAACCTTACTTTCTATTTCAATTAGCGAAATCAAACAAGCGGCTGATAGCAAAAAGTTCCAAAGAATGTCAAAAATCAATGAACATAGGAAGGATGTTATGCCATCAAACAAATCAAAAGCAAATTTGTCTATTACCGTTACAGAAGCTAAAGCTTTTGCTGAATGGATTTTAGAACATGCAGAAACGTGTCCTTACATCAAAGACCATGAAGAAGTCTTTACTCAAATTCACTTCAAAACTTCTCATGAAAGTGGTATCGGTCCAACTCATATCGTCACATGTGATTGCGGTGAATCGATTGACATTACTGATGTAAGTTCTTGGTAATATAAGATAAACTGATTACAAGTGTGGCATATACGATTAAATAGTTTATGCCACTAGTAATCATACAATAAGAAGGATAAAGATATGAACACTCTACAATTACCCACACATCATGATGTAAATCTAAGCTTGGACTTCAATGATAATTGTATCATTATTCAATTAGAGCTAAATAGCCCAGAACGTTTTAGCTTTGAAGACGAATACGATATCAATGTTATTGATAAGGTAAGCAAAGAGTCCGGAGTTCCTATAAGCCAAATCATTCTCAAAGGTTTGTTTTTAGAACTTCAGGAAATTGGTGTGACAGTAAGTTATGAAAATGAACAGTACATCAAACAACAAGTTGAAATGTACTGTGACTATTGCACCTTAGGCGACTACTAAAAACTATTTACAACTAGTAAAGTCTATGGTATAATAGACCTGTAAGTAAAGTTTTATTTCAATCTTTTATACAGGAAAATACGATGACTACTAAACCTGATTATTCTGACAATGCTTTCTTCTCAATGAAGTTTATTGCTTCATTGCAAAATGAAAAAGATTTGACAAAAGCAAAGGAACGTGCTTACGAAGAAGTTAAAGCTAAGTCAAACGCTCGCCCAAAAAATATTGCAAAAGCAAATGCTCAAATCGCTAACGCTAAAAACATCAAACAACTAATGCAAGGTTGTGTCAATTTTCAGTTAGCCCATGATGGATTAGGCGTTATCAAATAATCCCGCTCTTAATTAGAAAGGGATGTTTGTTCTTTTACTTGCATCCCTTTCAAAAATTCAATTCCTGTCTCATCTTTTATATCTTTCAGCTTTACCAATTTACGAGGTAATAAGCTAGAAGATATCTTTTCATTCGGTACAATAAAAGACCAACTCTCAGATGACTTAGGGTCAAAAATGACTTTATACATTGCACGTGGAACTGGTATTCTATTTGGTCCGATAGTCAATGTAGTTTTACTCAACACAGGTCCAGTGAAGATAATCACTTCGCCATGCGACTTAGCAGTATCTTTAGCAAACTTTTCTAATACCTTCCAAATTCCTCGATTGTTTGACGGCTTCTGAGGCATCATGTTTGACAACAAGAAACTATCAGTCATTCCTTCAAGGGTATGCATATCTCCAGTTGGTACCATATGACCTCTATCAAAACCTGAGTTAGTATAATCATATAGTTCAGCACGTTGTCCTTTTTCTAACTCTGGGTCTGCTTTGAATAAACTCATTCTTGGTTCAGTATCTCGAGCTTCAATTGCAGTTAGTTTTTCACCTGCCCACAATGTTATTTTTTTCTCAGTAGAATAACCAAGTTCAAATTCAGACCTGCATAGTTTAGTAATTTGATATGATAGCTTCGGTTCCAATGTATCATCAAGTTCAGGACAAGCATTTACATTGGATGCTACTAAAATGCTACTTAGAAGAAAAGATGTAGGAGTATAATGTTTGGCGAACCTAATCATATGAACGAGAACCTTTGTTTGAAAGTGTTTGTATAAGTATATTTTATCACTATTTATGACACCCATAAACATCAAAATATGATTTTCTTCAAAATCCTCATTTTTCTTCAAAAATTGCCGAGTGATTAGTCATGGAAAATGATGTGTTTGAAAACTAGTATATAAATCAATAAGTTACGAAGATAATGATAAATATTTTTAGTAATAAAATCAACTACTTAGAAAAAGACAAACCAGAAGTAAAAGAGAAAATGATATGAAAATGAAGAAGAGGGAGAGACAACTAAATATAATATATACCCTTAGTCTGTCAGTTTTTCGAGTAATAAAATCAATAAGTTACACCTAAGCGAAATCAATTATATAGTCTGTCAGTTTTTGAGAGTAAAGTCCATAAGTGATGTCCGTTTACATCAACACAGAACTTGTATATAATTAACATTTGTATGTAATAGTGGAATAAATATAATGAATACGACTGATATTGCCAATCGTAAAAAAATGCTCAAAAGTTTTTTGAGTCATAATAAAGTTCAAGTGACATTTACCAAAGTCAACGGCGACACACGAATAATGAACTGCACCCTCAATGAAGACTTGATACCGGTGACATTAGACAAAAGTGTTTATGAACCAAAAAATAAAGCTGATAATCCTAATACGATTGCCGTATATGATTTAGATAAGAATGCATGGCGATCTTTTCGAATTGAAAATATCATAGAAACTAAACTATTATAAGGGGAGATAACATACATATGAAAAAACTATACATAGCACTATTACTTTTAGCAACATCAGCAGGTTGTTCAAACATCAAGTTTGACGGACTTCAATATGATAGGTTTGTGACTATCTATGAAGTCGCTGTAGATTTGCAAACCAAATGTAGTGACCCGTCAGCAGTTCGTAAAGATACCCAAAGTATCAAGAACTATGTTCATCATATGGCAACATATGCGGAATTCAGGTCAAACAGTCCAGAAATCCAACGTTCATCTAAAGCACTACTTTCAATGGTCCAAGAATTCAGTGATAAGTATGCTGAAGGTATGACACCTCCATCAGTACCATATTGCACAGAAAAACTCAAAAACATTGCAGACGGCTCACGTCTCATTGCCGCAACTTTAGGAGCTCAATAACATGGAATTGAATGACTTTCTTTTATCACCTGTCCCAGTTGTTAAGGACTTAGCTGAAAGGTCTCAACGTATCATCAAGCTTCACGAAAACAAGGAAATCTCAACAGTTGAATACATTGAACTGTTGAATGACTTGACTGACTTGAAACATATCAATGAAGACATGGTCGATTTACAAGCTATCAAAGAGTTCTGGGATTTGCTCGAACTATTGAAAAACTTGAAATTCATGGCAACCCTAATCTGATAACCACTTCACATTTTCTATCACATCAACCGTTTACATTGTATGGTTGATGTGGTATGATAGACCCATATTCAAACAAACGTTGAGGAGAGAGTATCATGGGGATGGTATTAAGTAGAGAGAGTTTTTTGCATGTTTTGGCTCAAGATGCGTTATCACGTGGATTACCTGAAGCTGCTTTTTTGAATTTTGTTGATGGCAAAGTTCGTCAAGCAAAAGAAAAACGTGATACCTTTGACACCTTTTTCAAAGTTATTCAAGATTTGAAAAGTGAAATGAACCACTTACGAAATGCTGCGTATCAACAAGGCGATGATTTTTTTGTTATGATGTTTGACTCTAATCTAAAAATCCTAAATGCCATCGTATAAATAGACTTTTTATCTCAATTAGGAAATGAAACAATGAAACACAATACTTTACTTATTACTGCTATTGTAGCTGCTGTGACTACTTTATCTGGTTGTGCATCAGTGACAAACTATAGACCAGTAGTTGATACTTATGGCGACCCACGTGCAGCTTTCTTATCACAAGACTCTTATGAATGCGAACAATTGGCATCAGAAAACTCAGGTGCTGCTAAAGGTGCTGCAACTGACGGTTTAGCTGGTGCCTTACTTGGTGGTGCTGCCGGTGCCGTTGGTGGTGCATTCTTGGGCAATCCGGGCATGGGAGCAGCAGTAGGTGCATCAGCCGGTGCGTTAGGTGGTGTTGCTAAAGGTGCAATTGAAGGCGATGAAACTTACAAACGTATCTATCGCAACTGTATGCGTGGACGTGGACATCGCGTCTTAGACTAATTTTACTCACGTAGTAATAACCTTTATAACAAATATGAAATCTGAAATAAACTTTGAAAAGTGCGATGTCAATTGGTTGGATACATCTCAATTGACATCGTCTCATGTCATTACAATTGGTGTTGATATTGGAACTATGTCAAAAGCCAAAGAGCATATGGAAGCTTATGCAGCAGCGGCAAAGAAAGCTTTTGAACCAGCACGAATTGTGGTCTATCCAAAAGGTTTAGCAGAGTTCAATGTTGAAGAAGTTGTAGCTTCTCTAGCGACATCTGAAACAGAACAGTAAGTAATGACTGCTACGTCAGAGCAATTAGGTATCGATGATGCTCAACGTCATCGATATCAACTTCTGATAAAAGCAGAAATACTAACAGAGAATGGTGAATATCATCCAAGATGGTTTTCACAAGAAACAATAGAACGAGATAAACAACATAGAAATCAAACTCAGAAGAGGAATAACGAAAGATGACTTCATTACTACAACAAATCAAAGACCGTTCGCTTGAAGCTCGCAAGGCTAAAGCGCCTGAAGCAGTGTATCTAACAACTTTGTTAGGCGAAGCTTCTCGTCCTGGTAAAGACGATGGCAGTCGTGAAAGTACTGACGAAGAAGTACTGAAAGTTTTGACTAAGTTCAAGACCGGTGCTCTTGAAATGCTTGATGTCTTCGAACGAGTTGAAGATGTTAATAAGATTATCGTGACCGAACGCGAACTTGCAATCTTGGACAGTTATCTGCCAAAGCAAATGTCAAACATCGAGCTTGAAAACATCATTGCCAAGTTTGTCGTTGATGCAGATAAGACACCATCAATTGGTATGATTATGGCATACTTGAAGTCTAACTATGCTGGTCAGTATGATGGTAAAGCTGCTTCAGTATTTGCTAAGTCTGCGATTGAGGAACTGTAGGAAATGTAGGAAATGAAAATCAATCTCCAATTATTTCTTATCGTACTTCTGTTGTTTAGCATTATGCCATTGCTAAAATACTTAGACATTTCTAGACAAACCTCAGAAAATGTGATACAATGCATTGGAGATTACAGCTTTTCGCAAGACTTTCTGGATTTTTGGCGACCATATGAAGACGAAAATCCAGAACATATCAGATGTAATGACTGAATAGCTTAATCGGCAGAGCATCTCAGCTAGGGCAGGGGGTTAGGTTCGATTCCTAACAGATAAGTGGCGCCTGTAAGTCCGCATGAGGTAGGTAGTGGGTTCGAACCCCCTTTCAGTCAATCCTTTCATAACAACACACGAGGAATAGAGTAATGATTACTGCTAACATACAAAGCAATCCTGATGCGCTAATAGCTGACTTAGTTGAGCTTGCACGCACTTATGGATGGTTTGGCGACTATTTGGAAGTCCGTGATTTCGTAGAATGGTCAATTGAACATTTGGGTAAAGATGCAGATAACTATGAGCTTGAACCTTATGAAGACTAATATGGAAGAAGAACGTTTTAGGTTCTCAACAATCGATGGTACTTTGAATGACAAGTGGTTGATGTTTGATTTGCCACGTGAAAAGACAAATCTTCCAATGGTATCACTTGCTCTAACTAAGAACTGTGTATCAGACGACAATGGTCCAAGAATTCGTATTGCTATTCATGATGGCGACATTGTTGATACTTCATCTGAACTAACATCATTCTTCTTTGGACATTCATATGTCAAAGGGCCATTTGATGTTATCATGACAAAACCACGATTTGAACTGGTTGAAGGTTTTATCAAGCTCAATCGTCAAGTTCTTTTGGATTTTTGGAATTGCAATATCAATGGTGCTCAATTGTTAGATGACATTGTTCCGTATAGTCATAGATTGTATAGCAGCTGGCTATAAATACCTTTTAGATAATAAAGGAGAGTATATAATGAAACGTTATCAATTAGGAGCATTGTTAGGAATAATCGGTTTTATGACGAGCATGTCTATTCATGCTTATGATGGCGATTACTATTATGATACTCAACCGCCACGATATTATCAACAACCGTCTTCTGGTAGTATCACAATCCCACTTGGGAATACTTACAATTCTCCAAGCATTACATTTTCAGTTCCAACCTATGTTAGACCTCCTGTAGTGTATGAGCATCACTATTATGCACCTCCAGTAGTGTATCATCGTCCATACTACTATAGAGGATATACTTCTTACCGTAGCGGAGAACATAGACATCACCACGGTCATTATAATAGTCATCATTATGATGACTAAGAAAGCATATATCATTGCTCTTCATGTCATTGTATTTGGATTGATTTTTTATATGCATTTGCTAATTAACCGTTTACATTCTGAAAAAACTAGTATACAATGTCCTTCAGAATCAAGTGAAACTCGTGACATCCAAGTCACTACTTATCAACTATAACTACGAAGAGAGAGAACTATCATGATGAAACGTATTCTTATTAGCCTTGCAATTATTTTCGCACTCATTGTTGGTCTTTATGTTTTCAATTACGAAAAAGCCATGAAAGACATGGAATTTAGACGTACTTGTGACAGCCAAAATGGCTTCATCATTGCAGATGAAGTTGGTGGTAAATACTGCTTACGTCGCAATAATGAAATAAGTCAATAACCTTTTCAGGCCGGAAGCTTAAGCGGTATAAGCAACTCCCTCATAAGGTGAAGACAGCGGGTTCGAATCCCTCCCGGCCTACCATTTTCATACTATCTCCATAAATAGTGGTATAACCAAATACACTTATATGGAGATAACGATATGAACACTCAAAAACCTGACACTACAGAAGAAATCACAAAACCTAATCAACTTGATACATTGGGTATTCTTGATGATGGCAAGATTGATATGCAGGACGCGAAGCGCATCATTCAAAGCAAGACAATCTGGGTAAATTTGTTAGCTTTTGTAGCATTCTTTTTACAGAGCAAGTACGGTTATGTCATGGATGAAGGTATGCAAGCTCAAATCTTGACTATCATCAATATTGGTCTTCGTTATGTCACTTCTACTCCAATCGTATGGGGCGGACCAGAAAAAGCTGCAAAGTAGTGATGAACCGATACAATCAAGGCTTCTGGAAGTTTGGTCCTATGGAGCAATGCAAGGATGGCATTTGGGGTAAGTATGCAGACTTTTTGCGAGTTCTTCAATATGCAGTAAAAAGCAAGAACGAACAAATTGAAGAACTCACTGAAGAATTACGTATAGCTCAAATGAAAATCAAGAAGCTTGAATCTCGCTTACAGTTTGTCGATAATGAACATCGTTCTTTTATTGACAAAATAATCAAACATCTTTTTCCAATGGCACAATAACATATGAAAGCTCTACTTATCTTAATCACAATCACGATGGTTCTTACTGCGTGTGGAACAACAAGTGTCTATCAAGATGATGGTTCAAAACAACCGTCTGGCTATCATCGCAATGAATACAGTCATCGTCATGGCAATGCACCACCTGTTCCTGACCAAAACCAACTTCCGCAAAAATAACCGTTTACTTTAGTCCTTCTGCTTGTTATAATAGACTCATAATCTTAAAACCTTATGAGTCTTTTATATGGCAGTTCAAATTCGTGGTACTCAACAACAGATAGTTTCTATCAATGTGTCTGAATCAGACCTGATTAGCGCAGTTCTTTCTTTAGTTGAAGACATCTATGTTCCACTTGAGTCCATTGAGGCTATCAATCCCGCTGGTTATATTGTTCAGACTGAATATGATATGCATAATCATGACCCACGAAGTGTAGTCACTGATGTACTTGCAACTGAACAAGACAGGTATTATGTAGACTTTCGCGAAAAACTTCTTACACTAAGATATCATCTACGTAAGAAATCTGGTATATAATACAACTTTATCGTAATACTTATAAACATATCACAAGAGGTAAATCAAAATGACAAAACTCCACGAAATCCTAGCTGTTGAAAAAACTCGTAACACTGCAGTTGCAAAATTACTGGATGACACTAGCAACAAATTCCGTAAAGACCAGTTTTTTGCAGGTCATATCAAAACATTGAAAATGTTGGTTGATTCTCCGGAAAATGCTGCAATTGAAGAAGCTGCTCGTGACGAAAAAGCTTTGCCAACTACAGTCCCTGAAACTCTTGAATATGTGTTTGACTTCTGGGCAAAAGCCGAAGACATCACTTTTGCAAAAAATCGTACTAACCAAATTGCCAATGCTGACCTGTTGTTCCGTGGACAAGTATTAGTACCTAATGTACCGGTTGATGAATTGCTTGGTCTTGAAACTCGTCTGCAAACATTGCGTAATGTGATGGATACGGTTCCAACTTTGGATGCGTCTAAAGAATGGAAAGTAACTGACAATGGTCGTAAAGGCGAGTTCGTAACGACAGGTGAAGAAGTCACCAGCAAAACTGAAAAGACAATGACTGCTGTGGTCTTGTATGAAGCAACTGACAAACATCCAGCTCAAATTGAAAAAGTGACTGCCGATAAAGTTGTTGGAACATTCAAACGTCGTTTGATTTCTGGTGCTGCTACTTCCAAGCAAAAAGCAGATGCAATTGCAATTCTTGATGAATTGTTGGTTGAAACCAAACAAGCAAGACAGCGTGCAAACTCTGTTGAAGTCATCAACGAAAAAATCGGTAACACGATTGCAAACTTGATTTTGGATGTCTTCAAATAAACCGTTTACATTGACTAAAAAGCATGATAGAATAGATACAAATAAAAGTTCAACCGGAGCTAATGGATTATCCCGTTAAGATACAAACCCATAAGCGTTTTTAGTTGTACTTTTACCAAATTGTGAAATAAAGTGGAGAGAAAATTCGATGTACAGACCTGAAGGTATAGGCCAAGTTATTTGGAAGTTTGCAAAATCTTCTAAAGAAGTTACAATGGAAAATCTAAAAGAAGTCATATCAGAATATTCTGGTATTGTACCTGATATGCTTTCTGATTATTCTGTGTATGAAGTAGTATTTGAAACTGTTGGTCAAGCAATAGAAGCTGGAGTAATCAGAGCTCATATGTTTAGGGATTTTGCAAATGCAATTGTTCCATCTCCATTTTTTAGAAATTATCAAGCAATAGAAGTTCTAACTGAATTGACTATGATTCAGTGTATGATAAATATGATTAGATATGTCCAGGTCATAGACGGTGATACCATTTTGATTGACCTGGATTAGAAAACAAACGAGCCAAACTTATCTTTATTATTGTAGTAAATCGTTTTAGAATTGATGTGGTGGTTCGAGTCCATCCTTCCCCACAAAGTGTTTTATCAACATAGAATATTTTGTGGGGAAGTAGAAGAACAGGCATATTCTGCTCTTATGTGAGTATTCAGTTCTATTACAAAGTTATCTTCTTCGTATCGCTCAGCATACGTGACTAGGAAGGCATCTTAACAATTGCAAATAGGCACAATCTTATCATTCTATTATGATAAACCGAAAGTCGTGGGTTCGAATCCCATTTCCACCTCCACTTGGTATTGAATAGCTCGTCAGTATCAAGTGGGGTGGAGTAACTCAGTGGTTAGAGTGTCGGTCAAATATAACTCAAACTCATCGTCAAACATGTGGGTTATTTGCAAAAAGATGTAAGACAAAGGTTCTTGATGACTGGTGGTTAGACAGGTATGTTCTAATCGCTAGTCATTCTATAAAAAAGTATTAGAATAAATAGTATTTTTCTATAGAATAATGTGAATGATAGCTCAGTTGGTAGAGCAGCCGCCATCAAAATAGCGTTTTTAGTTTTTGTTCAATTCACGTTGAACCGTTGAAAATGATTATCCAAATCCAAGCAGCATGTCATAGGTTCGAATCCTATTCATTCACTTCAAATTATACGTGGCATCGTGGGGGAATTAGGTATACCCAGCAGACTTAAAATCTGCCAGCTTCGGCTATCCCGGTTCAAGTCCGGGCGATGCTACCAATAAATGCGAATAAACTAATGAATTTATTCAATACTAACAGCTGAAGAACCGGCTTTTTTCATGTTTTCTAACTCCATTTTTAATCGTTCTATTTCTAAAGCGTAAAGTTGTGTGCAATCAATTCTCGCAGGTTCTTCTCCAATAGGAATAACAATTCGAGCATAAACTCCAATGTCATTACCGGCGATATTATTAGAAGATTCTTGATTAGAATAATAATTATTGATAACTTGTGGGTCTGAACTATTAGATGCATTAGTATTTTTTGTTCCGGTAATACCAAAATCTAATGTAGGGCCAATATGAGTTCCTTGATTACATGTTGTTCCATCACGTCCTCTAACAGAATCTCCACCAATTGAGTTTTGAGGAGTCATTGGCATCATTGGTGAGCCATAACCATTATTTGAAACTATAAGTAATAGTATTATTGAGAAACTTTTGTGGTAACTATAGAGCATGTTCTTAACCTCATTGATTGAGAATCTTTTAGAACCGCACAAAGATAATATTTTGAATTATCTTTTATGATAATATCAATTGGAATAATTCGTTCTTGCTCTTTACCTAAAACAAATTCAGAAATAATTTTGTCTTCATTTTTTTGTAAATCAATTACTTTTACAAATTCTATAGAAGCAGTTTCAAAGTGACCATAAATTTTAAATTGAATCGGAGTTTTAGTACCAATAACTCCGGTTGTAGTTATTTTGTTTGGAAAAACACTTACTGCAAATACTGATGGGATTGATATAAAAAAGGTAATAAATAAGTTTATCAGATGCTGTTTCATAATATGTCCTTTATACTTTATAATTTATAAATCCAGTAATAAGTTGAGAGAAGGACCTGGATTAAATCTTTTCGGGTTATAAATTCCCTATCCCTCAACTTATTATTTTACATTACATTGTGCAAGATACTGGTATTTTTAATTGATATGTTCCAGCAGGGAAAGCAGAACCATCTTGACGCGTAACATTAGCATTTACGGCAATGTTGTATGTTCCGCCATCAAAGAAGAATGTATTAGACGCAGCATCTGGTCCAAATTGACTTACAGCAACGCCAAATAAATCAGAACCATTACCAATTGCTGAAGAAGTTACAATCGCGTCAGATAAAACTCCATTAGGACCAATAATAATTGGCGTTCCTAATGGTAAAGAATATCCATTCACATTAGCACGTAAGCTTACTGAAGCTGGAGAACCACCTGAATTTTCAGAAGATAATTGAGTTTGGTCTGCTGAAGTAGTAATTGTTCCATCGACAAAAGTCATAAGATTACAAGATGGAGCTACAGTTCCATTAAATTTTAAGTCTCCTGATGTTTGTCCGACTGCTGCAGGTAAAATAACTGCAGAAGCTGAAAAACTAATCAAAAGACTAAGTGATAAAAGTAGTACTCTTTTCATTTTTATTTCCTTTTAAATTGTTGATAATAAAACTCATCATAACAGTCTCAGCAAATAATATTTATACTAGTTTCATTAAAAAATAGAAATAAATGTTTTGAAACTTCCATTTTTGCAACTTTGAATAAATAATATAGTATATAAATATTAGAAAGTTAAAATAAATTGGAGAAACAACTATGAAAAACTCTAGAAATATTGACGACTTGCATCCAATTGTTGCAAAAATGTGTCGTGACTTTGTCGCAAAATGCGATGAAGAAGGGATTGATGTTCTTATTACTAGCACTTATCGTGACTTGGAATCTCAAGCTGCAATCTATGCACAAGGTCGTACAACTCCAGGTAAGAAAGTAACTAATGCTAAGCCTGGTCAAAGCTGGCATAACTGGCGAGTAGCTTTTGATTTCGTGCCAGTTGTAAATGGTAAAGCACAATGGGCAGACCTCAAAACATTTGAACGTTGCGGTGTCATTGCTGAGTCAGTTGGATTAGAATGGGCTGGAAGATGGACCCGATTTCGTGAAATGGCTCATTGTCAATTCACTGGCGGTCTTAAGTTAGCAGATTTTCAAAAAGGTAAAACACTAAACGTAGCATAATGAACATCACTAAGCAACTCATTGAAACAGTTCGTCAAAAGTATCAACTGGATTGGAATGGCATTCATGGAGTTGCTCATTGGTCAAGAGTAAAGTTGAATGGTCTAACACTTGCAACGCACTATCCTGGAGCTAATGTCAAGGTCATTGAACTGTTTGCATTCTTACATGATAGTTGTCGATTGAATGATGGCCACGATCATAGACATGGAGACCGAGCAGCTGATTTTGCTAAAGAACTGAATGATAAAGGTATCATTAGTCTTGATGATACTGAACTGAGCATCTTACGGTATGCATGCATGTTCCACACTCATGGAGCAACTCTGGCAGACATTACCACTCAGATATGTTGGGATGCTGATAGGTTGGACTTAGGACGAGTTGGAGTGTATCCTGACCCAAAGTATTTGTGTACAGAAGCAGCAAGATGTGATATAATGATATTACAATCTTACAGTAGGTCTTTAGGATTTAGGTCGAAAAAGTAACAAAGCCTCTGTGGTGGAATGGCAGACACGCTTGCCTTAGGAGCAAGTGCCGAATGGCGTACAGGTTCAAGTCCTGTTAGAGGTACCAAATTTGCATCGGTGACGGAATTGGCATACGTACGGGTTTAAGATGCCCGGTTTTGAGGGTTCGACTCCCTCCCGATGCACCAAACATAAAGTATTCTGGAAAGCAATGATACAATCTATAAATTGGAACCAAATGTCAGAACTAGGATTGATACGTCGTATTAATCGAGATATTCTCCATCCTTTAGGGTTAGCAATATCTAGAAATCCTGATACTGGTACTAGCGAAGAAATATTGATTTCTGATGATGGAGAGTGGGAATATTCTCCAGACATTTTAGAAAAAGTTGATTTGACAGATGCTGAAATAAAACAAAAGCTAACAGAAATGTTAGCATCAAAAGGACAATAACATTATGACATACATACTACATTTGAGGAATGAAGGTTTCCACTAGGTAATTTTACTTAGTAACGGAGAGCTTCAAAATGAAAATACAAAATGTTCCTGGCATCTATGTGTATTATGTAGATGATAACTTGGGCTTAGTCAGCAGACGAGTAGCTTATTACTACTTTGATACTTGGGAAAACTTTTTCAATTACTTTTCTCAATGGTCTGTACTATGTCAATTTGTCAATTGGGATAAGATTTGGTATAAAGTATCAGATGAAGATAAAGCATCAAGACATCTTTCTTATTCTTTTAGAAATCATCCGGTGTATTATGCAGCATATGACCAAGACGGAAACTGGTTGTCTCCATCTTATATTAGTGGCTTTTATGATGTGTGGAAAAAGCAACGTGATTATCGTTGGAAAGTAAGATGTCACAATCGTCGTCATGGAAGAAAACGTGGTGCGTTTGGAAGCTATAGAAGAATACATACATTTGGTTCTAACCGCAATGACTTCTACGATGTTGATGCACAAGAGCTTGACATTGTGATACAATATAGAAGAAAAGCAGTTCCACCAGATGCATGGGATAGAGAAGCATTTAGCAATGCAGAAAAAAGTTGGAAATATCAATCAAAACGAGAACATCAATGGAAATAAAAGATTATTTTGCCGAACAAATTACCAACAATAAACCGATTTCCGAAGCTCAAATCAGTGCAATGATTGAGCAACGGGAAAAAGATGGTTATTTTGAGAAAGAAGGTTCTATGTCAAAAGAATACTTTCAGTCAAAAATCGGAAAGTATTTACTATTTTATATGGAACAGCTCAATGAGCCTTTTGAATTGATTACAAAATCGGTGTTTAGCGATGAATTTGAACAACACTTCGCTTCAAAAAAATATGTTAGAACTGCCAACATTTATCCAGTATTTTTGGCATGTAATAAGACATGACTGAACGTCAAATGTTTGAGAAGTCCTTTGAGAGACCTGCTGTTTACTTCAAGTAATCAGCAGAACATCAATGGCAAATAGATGCAAAGCTTGGTATTCTTGATTGGGAAGGCAATGACCTTACTGATGAAGACAGACTTCGGTTCAAAAACCACTACAACAAGAAATAAGAACATGCAATCAATAGCATTGAAATATCTTTATAGAGTGTTTATTGTTTTTGTGGTATTGATAGTGGTAATTTTAGCATTTTTTCAATAAAGTGTTTACAACCACAAAAAATTGTGGTATAATAGCTACATAATTTTTAGAAATTCTATAAATAGATTTATAACAAAACAAACTTAGTAAAATGAAAACTTTTATCATCGATCCTTCCATTATTGATATGTTCTATGGCTCTTCTATTGAAGCCAGACCGGAAGTATATGCACCGGAATCGGCGTCGATTGATAGTGAGGGAAGTTATCCTGAATGGGGACCTCTTTTGTAAAGTTTTAGTTTTACTTATAAAGATTTTACAAAAGGGATTCCGTAAAAAGAATCCCTTTTTTGTTATTAAGGCTCTTCTGGAAGATTAATCGGTCAAGGTACCGAACTTGTTTGCTAAACAATGGGAACCTAACAAGGTTTGGGGAGCATGCCCTCAGTCTTCCGCCAAGTTTTTTAGTTAGTAAAAATGTGAAGCAGTTATCAAAAATAACCATTTACATTTACGAAAATCTGATTATAATAGACACATAATCGGTAAAACATAGTGAGGAATACTAAGATGTTTGAAATACAACAAAAAGTTGTGACTGAAACAGTTACTGGTCTTATTGATGGTGTAGGTATTATTCAAATGTTGATAGAAAAGAAGTTAATTCATCCTAATGCTAAGGATATTTCAATCACTTTTGATGTTCCTAGAGGTGGTGATTATTCAGGGATGCGATTAGATATGAAAGATGAAGTGTTGGAAATCAAATATACGGTGTAAGAAGTTGTCATCTACCAATGGTAGAAGGACGTGACCGTTACTCGCCCGGTCTATAATAGGCGACCAAAATAGAGTACATACTCAGGGTGTAGCTGAGGTTGGTTTAGCACGGCATTTGGACTATGTTTTCTAACGAGAATATAGCCCGATGCCGGGACGTAGGTTCGAATCCTACTATCCTGAGTATGTATTTTATGGGGAGACTGTCCTGACGGCGGAAGGGCACCTGGCTGTAACCCAGGCACACAGAAACACAGGGGGTTCGAATCCCTCTCTCCCCACCAAATTATATCGCGGTCGTCTATCGGTTAGGACATCGGGTTTTCAACCCGACAAGCGGGGTTCAACTCCCCGTCGCGATGCCAATTTTGTAAAAGAGAAAGATAAATGAAACTAGTAGAATTATTTGATAATCTAACTGAAAGTTTTTTGGATATATTGTATGAAATGGCATTTTCGCGAAGAGATGCTGAAAGTAAAATTACTGGATTAGCACATCCTATTATTGAACATCTAATAAAAGTTCTAAAATGGAAAGATGATTTGAACTACAATAAACATCTGGGCGATATTGATGGATGGATTAGACAAATAAGAATTATAAAGTTGAAAGGAAATAAAGTTCCAAAGTATAATGATTATCATCAATGGATGATATCTGATTTGATACCTGATAAGAATACTATTGAACTATGGATTGATAGCTTGAATAGATATCATCAACTAAAAGAACTTAGAACTAATGAAGAAGTTTATTTCACGATTATTGAAATAATGACTAACTTGAGTAAAGACTTGAGTAAAAGTATAGCAAAAAATATTGATAGCTATCTTGACTAAGACATTATAACTCTACCCTGGGATAAATGAAAACCGAAAGTTCTTGTTGATCGCCTGAACAAGTAGGATGCAAACCAAAGTTGCGAAACACTTTAGCTCGACGCGTAGAGCATTGTAAAGTAGGAATGGATGTATAGCGTATAATTCACTGCTCGTGGAGAGTGGGGATACTCGAGAGAGTGGGTAAGGTTATAATGTTTTTCGGAGTAGTAAGCCGCTAAAGAGGCGGTAGAGCCCGTGAAGCTCTGTGACTGTTCGCGACTGTCACCACCTGTGAGCGTTACCAGGATACTCCACCACCAATTTTTGTGAAGCAGTTCACATAAAAAGTGTTTACATTACTGATTTCTTAGTATACAATAGACCCATATTCTAAAGAACGTGGAGTGAACTAAGATGAACGGAAATGAATTAGTAGTAAAAGCAATTCTACAAAATTTGTATGAAAACTTGGAAGTCTTGTCTACGATGAAGTTTTCAGGTGTTCACTATGTTGAAGAACTCGATATGTATCGAGTGCATGCTACATGTGTTTTGCCAAAGTATTTGGCAGCATTGAAAGATTTTTCAGATTTGGTAAGTAAAGCTTGCAGTAATAATGATGACATCATTTATGATAAAAGTTCCAATTGGTTTACTTTTATCAAATGAAGAATGGTTTGACATCAAAAATAGCTCCTTAGTTTAAAGGTAGAACGTGAACCTGATCTGTATAAATAATAATTTTCGATTGTGAGATTATTATGAAAACTACTTATTGTGTAAAATGTTGTAAAGATATAACTAATAATAATTTTAAAAAACATATTAAAAGTTGTAATGGCGTCAAAATAAAAAAGATTAGAGGTATAGATTTTGATCCAAATAGTGGATATAAAAATGGAATTAGAAAAGCTTGGAATAAAGGTCTAACAAAAGAAACAGATTCAAGAGTATTTGAAAATAGTTTAGGCGTAAAAAAGTATTATGAAAACAATGAACCTAATGGCTATTGCAGTAAAAAATACCACAAAGATAATACAGAACAACATAGAGTAAATTCTGCTAAAGGCGGTGGATATCGAGAAAATGCTGGGCGAAGCCAAAAAACGAAAGTTATTGATAGTTTTGGAAAGCTAACAACACTTCAGAGTAGTTATGAATTAAGATGTAGTGAAATTTTGAATAATCTGAACATTAAGTGGTTGAGACCTAAGGCTTTAAAATATGATAACAGAAATTACTTTGCCGATTTTTATTTACCGGAATATGATATTTGGTTAGACCCAAAAAATAGTTATAAAGCAAAACAAGATGAAGAAAAAATAGCCAAAGTAATTGAACAAAATAATGTAAAGTTGTTCATTTTATTGAAAGAACAATTAACAGAAGAATATATTAGGACCATAATTCAATGGTAGAATGCCGGACCGATAATCCGTCAATGAAAGTTCGACTCTTTCTGGTCCTACCAAATTTTAGAAAGAGATTGATATGCAATTACCAGTCAATTACGATAAGATATCTTCAGCTCAACGTAGGTTAGTTCGAGAAGAATATGTTCGTCTTCAGGAAGGTAAGTGTTGTCATTGTGGACAACCATTAGATGGTAAAGCTTCTAAAGAAATGATTGGGAAGCGAATTGATAGAACGTTATTTCCACCGAACTTTTTCAAATGGCCAGTTCATCTACACCATGCTCATGATACTGGTATGACTATTGGAGCAGTTCATGCAGTTTGTAATGCAGTCTTATGGCAATATCATGGTGAGTAAAATTGTGAAGTCTGTACTAAATAAGTGTTTACATTTATAAAAAACTGTTTATAATAGAACCATAAATTGATGAACAGGTGATTACGATGACTAGCATAATTGATAAGATTGTAAGTGAAACTGATTCAGAACAAAGTGATGCAATACAGGAAGTAGCTAATAAGGTATTGTTAGAAGTATTGAATATTTTGCAAAATGAACAGGGTTCGATGAATAAACGTGCTGATATTGCAAAACAATTAGCTGATGAAATCAAGTGGAAACTCACTACTAATTTTGATGAATAGAGGAGTAATAACGATGAGCACTAACAGAATAGCAGAATTGGAAAGAGAATTAGCACAACATAAAGCAGAGCTTGAAAAGCTGATAAAAGAAGAAAAAGAAGCAGCTGAAAAAGCTCAAGCAGAAATTGATAATAACGACCCGCTCAAACAATTAGCAATTCGATTGCATGGCATATTATGCAAGCATAATCATACTGATGGTTGTAGTTGGTATTATGAAGTAAAAAATGAAAGACACAATTGGATTGGTCATGAACATCAATCTTGGTTGAAAAAAGCTAGAGAAGTTTCAACCAAGTTAGAAGAAGTGGGCATTACAGAAGAACAAGCATTCGAAGTCATAAAGATTTTGAAATAGCGAAAGAATTATGGAGAGTGAACCGGACAGGCGCGCCGGACCAGTCTTGAAAACTGTGGGAACCAGAAATGGTTTGGGCTTCAAGTGCACCCGCTCTCCGCCAATTTTAAGGAAACTCAAATGAAGTTCATGTTTCAGACAAACCTGATTTCAGAATACCAGTTGCAGTTGCTAGTTCCAGTTCTTGACAAGTTACCTTTTGAGAGTATTGGTATTATTCCATTCTCTCATGAAATAAGTTCTGATAACGAACTTGTGGGAACTGCATACATTCCGTATGGTTCAACGTCGTTAACTTTGAAAGCAAAAGAACTTGGCTGGCAGGGTGTCCATTTTAATGACAATTTCGATTATGAAGTAGCGTTAAAGAACAGAACCGATATGTTGAATGGAGAACTGGTCACGACGGTTGGAGAATATGTCGATTACTTATCGACAGTGTTAGATCATGAACTCGAAGAACGTATCTTCATTCGACCAGTACTTGATTTGAAGCAGTTTGCTGGAGAAGTTACGACCAAAATGGAATGTTTGAAGTTCTTCTTAGATGCTTTAGCGGCTGATACAAGTAAAGCTGCTCAATTGACAAAAGATACGAAGATAGTGGTTAACACTCCACACGATATCATGGCTGAATGGCGATGGTTTATCATTGATGGAAAAGTTGTTTCTGGGTCATTATATCGTTGTGATGGCAGGTTAATAAAGCAAAGAGTTACTGATCAACGTATCACTGAAGAAGCTCAAGAGCTTGCAGACATTTGGTTACCAGATAGTTGTTGTGTTATGGACACTGCACTTCTTGGACCAGATGGTGTTGTTAAGGTAGTTGAGTTCAATTGCATTAACTGTTCAGGTTTTTATGACCACGATGTTGAATTAATTATGACTGAATGGTTCAAGTTTGAAACTAATAGAGAACGAGGAGTAAAGGCTGATGTTTAGTTGGGTTAAGAAGAAAGTAGTTGAAAAGCCAAATGTGGGTAAGCTTTGTGAATGCCCAGGTAATATTTCTTTCAAAAGGTCAACACATCATGAAGGATTTCCATTACAAGGTGGGTTTCATACTTCATTTATCCTTGGAAAATGCGAAAATTGCGGTGGTTTTGCTGGCTTCCCTCTATCAAACTTAGAGCTTGCAGTCAAGGAAGCTTCTGAAGAAGGTAAAAAGATTTTGTTGGAATTAGGATTTACTTTGAATGACTGACAGATATAAAGCATTTGAAATTGACAAGCCATATGTTGTTGAAACATATGATTGTCCTGGTATCAAATTGTTATGTAGTCATTTCTGGCGTAATACTAAATTTGATTTGATTGAACATGATGAATATGTCAATGAGTTTAGATTTGCGACAAAAGAACAACAAGAAGTATTCTGTTTATTGGTTGAAAAGTATTTGAACAAAGAATACGAAACACTTCTTGAAAAACTTTGGAGCAAAAATGCGGGTAAATAAACTATTAGAAATGAATGCTATAGCGGCTTTTGGAAACTGGGAGCCCGGTATTTATTCTCTTGGTTTTTTATCTGAAACAGGTTTATTCGAATTTTATGATAAGATAAGTGATATAAGAACTCCTATTGGAAATATGGAGCTTTATAAAATGAAATCTAATCATCATTATGTTTTGGGTAAGTTTGAAACTAAAGATATTTTGACAAAAAGAGGAAAAGAAAAAGAAACTAAACTTGATGTTATTTTCAAGATGACACTTACTCCAGTCAAATCAGTTGGAGAATCTTTTCTAAATGTTGATGAAGTACAGGTTAGAGAAAATGTTAGATGTTATGGTATAGCACTTCAAATGTATCGTTACTTTTTGAAAGTTCTAAAACATCAATTAATGGGTGATGAAGTACAATACTTTGGAGCAAGAAAACTTTGGGCTAAGATAAGTGCAATGACGGATGTAACCGTTGACCTTATTGATATTGCAAAAGATGTTTATATCGAAAAGAATATTGTAGTTCATCAAGGTAAAGAAGATTGGGATTATGATACAAGAGTTTGGGGGAAGGATTATTCTTCTGAAAAGAAAGATGTTAGATTGATATTGAAAGATTTATAGACATTATTTTGTTAGTTATAGTGAGGTTAGTAACTGAGACATCCTCTTTGTTCCGTTGGGCGTGCTGGTAAAACCGATAAACGCTTTCTCAGGCTAAGCACGTAAGGCGATGTAACTAACAAAATAATCTTTATTGTACGAGAATATGAATTACGTATATAGTCAAGATAGCAATACTAAACGTTGGACTTGCAGACAGCAGTATCAAGGTATGGTGCAAGTAAGTGGTACTGGAAAAACTAAAGAAGAAGCACTTGACAAATTGTTAGAAAATTTGAAGAATGTAAATAACATATTACGAACACCGTATTATTGATATTTTGCTCTCTTCTGAGAGAAAGTATGGTATAATAGATTTTGATAAACCGCTGAGAGTTCATTATCTCTTTCTGCTAAAAAGTAGTTGTGGGTTCGACTCCCGCCTTGAATGTGTGGTACAACTTTATTTGAACTTTCGATTTTTGTTTATCAACTAATATGGGGGCACCTCCTGGCGGTGCAAATACAAATAGCCAGGTTCGATTTATGGGGGATGGGCATGGGCACCCGGAGGATCCTTGCAAGATCCTAGCCTGAGCGGTTCGAGTCCGCTATTCTCCACCAAATAATGCGGGATTAGCCTAGCGGTCAGGCAATGGACTTCCACTCCATCTACAGGGTTTCGACTACCCTATCCCGCTCCAAAGTTATCAGAGGAAATGAGATGCCAGTAGATTTTTCGAATGCTCAAAGTATAATGTTTTGGGGTGCTGCAGTTGATGATACAACTAGTTCTATAGAACAACCAGCTAAAACACCAGAGCAAATTGCAGAAGCACAACACCAAGAGTTGATTGGTGTTGGATTATTTGTTGTGATGGCTTTAGTTCTTTGCCTTGCTGTCTACTTTGGAGATAGACGTCATTCAAACTAAAAACTTATTACATAATAACTTTCACAAGAGGAAATATGTCAGAACAAGCAAAAGAGCCGGCAACTATTACGATTTCTAAAAAGTTTTTTGAAGAACTTGTAGAAGATTCTGATTTTCTTGATTGCTTACGAGCTTGTGGTGTTGATAATTGGAATGGCTATTCTGATGCTCGACAGATGTATAACGAAAATGAAGCTGAGGATAAAGAGGGATGAGTACTTATGTTTCGATTGTCAGAGAAATGACAGCTGCTCCAGACATTCAACAATGGTGGAATGCTAACATTGCACAAGAAGAACAAGAAGATGCAGCAGGAGCCTTGCGAGCTTGGCTTAGAGTTTCTCCTAATCGTATTGAAAATGTAGCTTGTGGTGATTGGATAAATGGTAGTGGTGGTTGGGTTGCTCCAGTGTATCGAGTAAATGGCATGGAACTTTCAACTGAACAGCAAATGCTCTTATACAACTTTTTGAATAGACCGATACGAATTGAAAAGCAGTTTGCTTATACTTCTATTCCACGTATAGAAGAATCGGATTGTTTGGACAAATTGACATTTTATATTCGTAAATGATAACTGCTTCACAAAAATAACCGTTTACATTTACTAGAACTGTTGTATAATAGACACATATTCAAACAAACGTAGAGTGAACTAAGATGAAAGACTTCGACTGGCGGGTAAGAGATGGTTTCAAACCAACACGTTCTTTTGAAGAAGGTGAAGACGTAGAGTTTGGTAATCATACACATTCAGTAGTTAGAAAAGCCCTTGAAGGTGGAATGTATGTAGTCTATTCTTCGGGTATGAAAAACAACTATGGAACACAAGTTCCTTATACCCAAGAATCTCAAGTTGCATGGCACGAATTGTATAAGATTCGTGAAGATTTACCAAAAACAAGCTTGAAACAACCGATTCGTTTTCGAATGAATCAATCAAATCGCAACATTGAAGGTCTGTTACGAATGGTTGTTGGTGATTATGCGGGTGTTGATTTTACTCCTGAATACCAACGTGAATACGTATGGACATTGGAAGACAAACAAAAGTTGATTGATTCAATCTTCAACAATGTCACCATCGGTCTGTTCGTATTTGCTAAAGTTCCATTTGAAGTAGATAACAAAGGTTATGAAGTTATTGATGGCAAACAACGTTTGACGGCATTGATTGAGTTTTACGAAGACCGTTTTCAATACAAAGGCTATTACTTTTCGGAACTTTCAAGAAGTGACAAATACCACTTTGAAGATTATGGTGTGTCGATGGGTACTTTGGAAGAACCATCTGAAAAGGAAAAGTATGCAGCTTTCTTGGCTGTGAATACTTTCGGTAAAGTCATGGATGAAAAACATTTGCAAACCGTTCGTGAAAAATACGAACAACTTTAGAACAATGGCCCCATAGCTCAGCTGGTTAGAGCGCTTGCCTGTCACGCAAGAGGCCACCGATTCAAGTTCGGTTGGGGTCGCCATTTTATACACATACATAGCATAAAGGTCGGACCGACTGATTTTCGGTTATCTTTCATTTGGCGAATCTTCTGGCCCATTGCGTGGCCAGTTTCCGAAGTCTTCTTTTTGTTCAACTTTTATGCTATGTATGTGTCGTCTATTTACATAGAGCTTGAAGTAGAGTATAATAGTCTTTTATTGTTGAGTTGATTATAGGAGAGGTAAGATTATGAACTTAGATACTAAGCATTATGTTCCATCAAACGTCTGTCTGTTTTCCAAAGCCAAAGAAAAATGGGGTGAGTTCGGAAATATGACAGGTGGATTCGAATTCGTTCTTCCTTACAATAGTAAGAGAATCTTCAATTCTGAAGGTCTTTATCAAGCTATGAGATTTCCAGACTATCCTGAGGTTCAAAAAGAAATCTTAGATATCAAAAGTGGCATGGGTGCTAAGATGAGAGCTAATCATTATCGTGCTACTCATACTCGTTCTGATTTCGAAGATGTTCGGATTGATATCATGAGATGGTGTTTGCAATTGAAGTACGCATCAAACTTTGTAAGATTGTCAAAAGTTTTGAAAGAAACTCGTGGTCGTGACATTGTTGAGTATTCACATAAAGATAGATTTTGGGGAACTGTTCCTGATAACAAAGAAGCACCAACTGTTCAAATCGGTCAAAATGTTCTTGGTCAATTATGGATGGAAATATATAAAAATATGACAGAAGAAAAAGTCATTGAAATCATATTGCCTCCTGACATTCCAAAGTGTGTTTTGCTAGGAGAACCTATTCCTCCTATTGCCTTCTAAGCATTATCAAAAATGATAGTTTGTATTTGTAATAAAGTATCCGAAGAAGATATTGAAACTTGCCTATATGAAGGTCAAACTTTAGAAGAAATCAAAGTGCGACTTCATATTGGCGAGTATTGTCAAAAATGTCTTGATGTACTACCTGAACTTTTCCCTGAGCTTGAACAAGAAGAATGAAAGTTATTATTGCTGGTTCTCAAAATATTACCGATTATGAAGAACTATGTAGAGCAATTTTGTTCTCCAATTTTGATGATATCTCTGAAGTAGTATCTGGTAAAGCTAAAGGTGTTGATACTTTAGGTGAAAGGTTTGCTAAAGAGTTTGATATCCCACTCAAAGAATTTCCTGCTAAATGGCGACCATCTCCTGGTGTGTATGATAAAGCTGCAGGTATCAAACGTAATGTAGAAATGGCTAACCATGCAGATGCACTCATAGCTCTGTGGGATGGTAAAAGTCCTGGTACAAAACATATGATATCAATCGCCGAAAAGAAAGGGCTCAAAGTATATGTCCATTTGGTAAAGGAAAAATAATGACACTGTCTCCTGAAGAAGTAAAGAAAGAGCATACTTGCATTCAAAAGAATATCAAAAAATGGGATAAGGCATTAGAAGAACTTCAACATACTTGCACTCATCCTAATCAAACTATTTCTCATAAAGCAAATACTGGCAATTATGACCCGACCCAAGATTGTTATTGGACCGTTCATAAATGCCCTGACTGTGGATTATACTGGACGCAAGAACAATGAGCTTACCTTCATACGCAATATCATATGATGCCAATGGCAAAGAACTTCATCGAGAGTTTATCAATGCTGGTTGGTATATCAACAAAGACACTTGGCTTAATTGTATAAAGACCCAAGTTTATAAAGTTCCAGGTGCTTCACTCGTTGAAGTATATGGCATCAAATTTACTCCAAAATGGTTGCATCCTAAGTATGAGGATATGCTAGCCAAACTGTATGATGAACGAGATGCAGTGTATCGTCAAAAATCTAATCTCGATGGACATAGGGATATCATTAGATTTTCATCTAGTATATCAGCAGAAATGGTTGCATTAGTTCGAGGAATGGGTATTAGCAAGCTAATTGCTTCAGATATTGTTGGGGTTCAACCAATGTCAGAACCAGCAAACTTAGTTTTCTCTTTATGTTATCGTTATGGTCCTAAAAGCAAATGGTATTATCGCCTATATGAATACTTACGTAAGGTGCTAGTTCAAGGCGACGATGATGCGGTGTTCATTGTTCTGAATACAATGAAAGCTCGGCGTCGTAAGGAAGAACAGGAACAAGAAGCTCAACAATCAAAAATCAAATGGCATGAAATTCAAGAAAGGATTGATAATGCTTATAAAGAAAAAACGGGTTATGAGTAAATTTGTGAAGTAGGTATCACTTTTTGATGTTGGGTCTATTTACATCTACTTTGGATGTTATATAATAGACCCATATTCAAACAAACGTATGGAGAACTTGAGATGATTATCAGATACATTGCATATTCAAAAGTTCTTGATGCTTATGCTGCTTTACAAGATGGTGAAACAAGATACATTCATTATGTAGATAATATCTGTCCTAAACTTGATAGAAAACGTCTTTATCAAGTTTTACCTAAAGAAGCTAAAGACCTTATACCTCGTTCAAAAAGAAAAAATGAATATGAATGGGTTATGCAAGAATTTGAAAATGAAGATTATGTTTCAGAAACTCCAATAGTTTTTTCAAAATAATTTCACAGAGGAACCTACGATGACTGACAACACAAACGAAATCAAAACAATCACTTGGTCTTTTAAATGTGTAGAAGATACCGAAGTCAAAGACAAGCTCGAAGAACTAAATTTGGAAGTTCTTGGGATTAGCAATGATTGCCCATCCTGTATTCCAGATGTCACATTCAAAGGCACCGAAGAAAACATTCGCAAGTTCTTTGCATTCTTCTGGGACATGAATGTTGATAGCGAAGAAATTGATGAAATCTTCGAAGACCAATAGGAGTTACTACGATGAGAACTGATAAACCTTTCTGGAAAGAACCTTCACTCAAGCATGTTTGGAATCGTCTAAATGATGGTGCCAAAGTTATGTTGTATGGCGTTCTGTTTATCGTAGTATGCGGGTTATTTGCAATATTTGGAAATGAAGTTTTTGGTGTATCATTACTTCTTTGGGGTTTGGGATTTTGTTTTGGTTGGATTTTTCATGACTTGAACAAACCTGTTTGGAAAAAGAATGATGAAACTGGTGAATATCAACGTATTGAATTTCCGGAGGATGAATAATGAGCTTTCAACAAGAAATGCAACGAGACCAACACGCAGCAATACAAGCTGAACTAAGAGAAGTTTGGATGCGAGCTTGGCTGGCATCGATTGCGAAATCTGATACTACTTCTTATGGTGCTACTGAGATTGCAGATAAATGTCTAAATGCATACACTGAGAGATTTGGAGCATAATATGAACATAGGCGATATCGTTATTGCCCGTGATGGCAATACCATGAATAAGTTGTTTTCTGGTGCTGAATGTTTTACACATGCTATTTGTGTATCAGTAGAACCATTCATCTTGATATCTGAAGATGCTAGTATGCGTTGGAGTACTAAGAAGATAGATGATTTTGTCGGATTGACAAAAGCTCATCCTGAAGTGTTTGTGCATTGTATGGAACGTCTTGAATACGATATCAAGTCTGGTCAAATTGAAGACCCTCGTCCAAAAAAGGTAAGTTTTACTGCATATTCTAAAGCTAACAAAAGTTGGTGTGGACACCATAGACAAGATGGCGATAACCCAGATGCTACCGTGAATGAGAATAGAGGTCATGATTATAGACCTCGATACAAAAATGAAAAAATAGCAAAATCAAAAATCCCCACTCATAAACGAGATGATGAGTGGGAATGGGAAATCCATGAATATCATGGAGATGAACTTGTTTCTGTTACGCCGGTCACATTTTCTAAGAAAAGACCGTTTACAAAGTAGGAAGTTCTTAGTATAATAGACCCATACATTCAAACAAACACAACGAGGAGAACTCAGATGGCACACGAAATCGACATGAGCAACAACCGTGCAAATATGGCTTTCACTGGAAGTCGTGATAAAGTTTGGCACGGTCTTGGAACTGAACTTCAGCAAGATGCATCAGTTGATGATTGGATTGTATCGGCCGGTTTGGACTGGGATGTAGTGCCTGCTGAAGTGCAATACACAATCCCAGGAACATCTGCCAATCTGTTCATACCTTCAATCAAAACGATGGCTGACCGCAAAGTCTTGTATCGTTCTGATACTAAAGACTCATTGGCTGTAGTTGGTAAAGATTTCAAAGTAGTTCAACCTCGTCAAGTAGTTGAGTTCTTTCGTGACCTGGTCGAAAAGAACAACATGAAGCTTTCAACTGCTGGTTCATTGTTTGGTGGCCGTAAGTTCTGGGCTCTTGCTGAACTTGGTAAAGACTTCGAAGTAGTCTCTGGCGATAAAGTGACAGGTCACTTGATGCTGACTACTGCTGTCGATGGCAGTATGAAAACTGTCGGTAAGTTCGTTTCAACTCGTGTAGTCTGCAACAATACGTTGAACATTGCAATGGCTGAAAAAGGCACAAGAAACGTTGTTCAAGTATCACATCGTTCCGAATGGGACCCTGATACTGTCAAAGTTGAACTTGGTTTGATGGATGGTGCATGGTTGCAATTTATCCAAGATGTTCGCAAATTGTCTGCTACTAAAGTGACTGACAAGAAAGCATACAACTTCTTGAGTAAAGTCGTATTCGACAAACCTACTGAACCTTTGACTAAAGTTCAAGAACGTAAAATCGATAACTTGATGGACTTGTACAAAGGTCAAGGTATGGGTGCTGATATGGCGACTGGTACTCTTTGGGGTGTGGTCAATGCAATCACTCAACAGTACACCCATGGCACTGGCAAACGTGACACCTCGCATCAGTTCTGGGACTCAGAATTCAGTGTGTATGGCAAAATGAAAGACAGAGCTTTTCAACAAGCATTAGCAATGGTATAAGAATATGAGCACTCAAACAAAGAAAGTACGTTTAGCTACATACGACCCGAGAGATTTGTTTAGTGAATCTCTTTTGTATGCAATACAAGAATTACTTCAAATACATCAAGCTTATAATGATGTTGGTGTAAGTGACATTCAATGTGAAGCGATTGACAGCGATATTGTGATTTATGGTATTCGACCTGAAACTCCTGAAGAAGAAGCTAAACGGATTGAATGCTATGAAAAAACTAAACGTGAAGAGCTTGAATTGTTGGCACAACTCCAAGCTAAATACAAGGACCTAACGAATGGCAACTAAAGTTACAAAAACGATTACCTATGTACAAGCAATGGACCGAAATATCTGCCCGGCTTGTGGCTCCAAACATATCAAATCGGTCCTAACTCATCATACTAAAGGTTGGAGCACTCCGGCTTGTATTGAATGTGGTTATAGTGCTGGGGGTTTTGGAGCTAATAGCGATGGTGGGATTTGGGTAAGCTTCAACATTCCTCATAACGTTGACACATTCGAGATAACCCATTGGGAAAAGACGAAGCTTCAACATAACTTGGCAGAATTACTAATTGAAGCTGATATCAATCTCAAAGAAATCGAATGTGAATATGATGGTTTCTTTCGAGACAAGTTGTATGAACTTGTCAAACTAATCATTGATGAATGTGGCAATCAAATCGAACAACACGGCCATACGCTCAATGACGTTAGACAACACTTCGGAGTAAGATAATGTTAGCAGCTTTTGGTTGGGCAATTTTAGTCATCATCATGCTATTGGTATCAGCCGTTTGGATTGTTTATGCATGGCATGATTTGGGTCAATATACCAGCTTTGGTGGTATTCCTAATACTATATGGGATAAGATTGGGGTCTGGTTCATATTCATATTAGTCTGCTTTGGCTGGAAGCTCATTTATGACATCTCTCCTTTCACTCTTACTCTAACTCAATAATGAACAATTTCAAATACTTCAAATACTCAATGTCTCGTCAATGGGAACAAATGATAATCGGCTTTGCGTGGATACTTCCAAAGCGACTTGTCTATTGGTGTGCTATTCGAGTGATGGCTCATGCAACAACTGGCAAACATAGCAATCAAGTCGTCCCAGAACTATTAGTTATGGATGCTCTAAAAAGATGGGATGAACAGTTTACATCGTCCGAAAAGTAGTATAGAATAGACAAAATTGAGTAGAGAGAGATGATATGAAAGTTTTTGCTGGTTTTGAATACTACGAAGATGACTTCATCGGATTTTTTGTTGACCCGTATGTCGATAAAAGTATGACTCGTGAAGCAGTTGATGTCATTATCTGTGGCGGGATTGAAGATGGTTGCGATGAACTTGCAAAAGCAGCAAACCGTTATGGTATGTGTTCTCATCAAATGACTTCAGCCATGGCTAAATACGGATGGCGTTTAGTCTCTACTGAAATTACAACAATAGATGGCTTTACATACTATCCATTTGAACAAGGAGCATAACATGTCATTCACACAAAACGACCCTATGATAAAGGTCACATTCCTTGGTAAAGGTTATGGCATTCGTTTGTTCAAACCTGATGGTGTCACTATTCATGATGAGTCTTTCGTAAAGACCCGACTTGAAGTAGGTCCAGCTTGCCGCGAATTACTTCGTTGGTACGACAAGATGGGTTCTCCTTCCCGTTATGCAGATAAAGCTCGTCATCGTCGTGGCTTCAAAGATGCGATGAGAAGAACTGACATCTCAGATGAAATCCGTCAGAAGTCCATAGAGATATACACACGTGGGGATTTGAAATGATACGAAGCTTCAAATCAACTTCATTGAAGAACTTTGAGAAAATTTTGTCAATAGAAGTATTGAGCAATTACGTTATTGAAATCATTGGAATTGTCGGTAAGCGGAAAAATTGTCAAGCTAAACGGGAACTTTTCTTTGGATATGAGCCTATTGATTACCACAAAGATGATGGGTCAGTCATTCATTACAATGAAGATATGACTGGATATTTCAACAAAGGTCAGTTCTATAAGTTTGCATGAGTGTTGAAGACACGGTACGAACTCCAGTCAAAGGCTTACGAGTTCGTCTAAGAAACAAGCTAAAGCACGAGTGTCTCGTCTACGAAAAGTTTAGGGTTACCCATCATCGTCGATTCGGTTTGATTGTAGAGGGGCTCTCGTTCATTAGAGATGACTATCCTGTTGAATTTGATGGCTATCCAGTGCTCTATAAATAATGATACTATAAAATCAAAAATGGAGTATAATATGAGCACATCAGTAGGTAGTACAGTAAGATTGAAATCAGGTGGTCCTTCAATGACAGTAAAAGAAGTCATGGGAACCTTAGTCAGAGTTCAATGGTTTGATGGTTCTACATTGAAAGAAGATGTAGTAAGCATTTCGACATTAGCATTATCAGAAACGGTAAATGAACAGCAAATCTTGCTTGGATAGAGAATAACGAGGAATAACATTATGGGTGTAGCAAATAGTGGTTCAGTTGGACGAGGTAAAACGAATAATGAACAACAACTAATTGATATCATGTTTGAAGTTGCAATGACAGTGCAAAATAATCCATGGTTTCTTGGTAAGTCACAAGAAGAAGTGGCTGAATGGTTGCGAGGACAACTAAAAGAATGTGGGTTTGAAACAGAACCGCGTGGTTCAAGTTGGGCAGTTTTAATAAATCATCCTAAATAGGGGAATCAAAAAGTGGCAGCAAAAAAACCAGCAGTACAAGAAAAAGTAGTAAAGAAAGCTAAACCTCAAGTCAAAGTGAAGATACCAAAACAGGTTAGTTCTTCAACTGACAAAGTCTGGAGAAAGCTGATGATTACTGCAATTCGTGAAGCAGCTCATCATGCGAAGTATAGCCAGATTGGTAAAGAAGTAAAAACTAGTGGTGCATCAAAAGATACTTCTACTGAAACAATATGAAGTTAAAAGAAGTCTATCATTTTGGAGATTTGACTTTAGATGAAAGTTTATCTCAACCTTTAGATTATGAACTGATTGAAACAAAATCTTATAAAGATATTGTTGCTAAATGGTATGAAATAAAATCAAATCCAATACTTATTGTAGCTACTCAAGTAATTCCAATGGATAAAGAAAAAATTGCAGAAGTTAGCTTTTTTTCGGATGAAGCAGGTTTCAAAGCAATCAATAAGTTCAATGCAGATGGTGTTAGCGGAATTTTAGCAACAGTGATTGATATTTGTCAAAATGATAAAGAAATTGATACATGGTATTTTAGTGCTAAACAAATACATTCATCCTCAAATAAAGAATTATTGAAACGAACATCTTTATATTTGCGAGTTGCAAAAAAAATGGCATCTAAGCTAAATTATCAATGGAAAACTTTTACTTGGTCTGGAGATACGGTTTATGTAGTTTCTAGTAAACCAATTACTAAAGAAAAAATCTTGGCATATGAAAAATACACTCAATAATGAAACTCTCTAAACATAACATATGCTAATTACTGTATTGAAGTCTAAAATCCATCGAGCTACAGTAATCGAAGCTAACTTGGATTACCATGGTTCATGCTCAATTGATAAAGACTTGATGTATTCAAGTGGTATTGAAGAGCATGAACAAATCCATATATACAACATCAACAATGGTGAGCGATTCATTACATATGCTATTCCAAGTGAAGTTCCTGGTATGATAGCATTGAATGGTTCTGCTGCACGACTTGGAATGGTGAATGATTTGATTATCATTTGTGCGTATGGACAAGTCAAACGAACTGACGAGTTTCGACCAAAAGTAGTTTTTGTTGATGATAAAAACCTGAAGGTAGAATCATAATGATTTCTTTGGTAATAATTGTTATACTTGTATGGACATTAGCAAGTGTGGTAGATTTCGCTAAGAACATAGGTCGTAAACATTCTAACGGTAAGCCAACACCTTGGTACAAGTGGGTATTAGCATTTCCAATGTTGGCTATTGCTACAATCGGTGGAATACTTTTACATCCAAAAGCAACATTGAAGTACTACAGAAATAAATTTAGTAAAAAGTATAAATAAATATTTACACTGACAAATTTTTGGTGTATAATAGTTCTAACAAAATTGATAAAGAAGAGGTTTTATCTCCGGGGAACGCACAAGGTGTGCGGCCGGTCTGTTAAACCGTGTGAGCGGGGTTCGATTCCCTGCCCCGGAGATAAAACCTTTTAAATAAAAATGCGGGTTATATCAGTGGTAGATTACAGGGCTCATAACCCTCGTGGACGCTGTGTTCGAATCCAGCACCCGCTTCTTTAGATATTTGAGATATTTGAGAAATTAAAAAACTAAAAGCTTGTTTTGGAGTATAATAACGATCTTCAAAGACTAAAGATTTCCATCCCATTTTGTTGATGATATTTATTTTTAGTTTATCCCTATTTTGAACTTGTTTGAGTGAATGATTGTTAAAACCTAAATCTTTATAATGCCATGGGCCATTCCAGAGAATAGCAGTTTTGATATCATGAATAATAATGTCAGCATCCCAACCCTCAAAAATTGGTTGATTATGTTCAACATTAGAAAAATAAGATTTACATAGCTCATATAGAGTAATTTCATCTCTTGAGCGTTTGATTTGAACTGAAGCTGATTTTTTGCCGGCTGACTGTAGTCTTGCCGTTAAACATTCTTGGGAGCATGTGGATTTCAATCCAATAAAAAGTTTTGAACAGTTAGTGCAAAAAGATATTGGTGTGTACTCTGGATATTTTTTAATTGGTGGATTAACCGAAAAGATTTCTTTTAAAGTATTTGCAGTTTTTTGTTTAGTTAATTCTGAAGGTGTTCTAGAATTTGCGCAAATTCTAGAACAAAAGATTCCATGATTAGAATGAATAGATTTACATTTAGGACAAGTCTTAGTAATAATTGGTTTTAAATGACTTTCGTAATGTTTATTTAAACTTTGCGTAGTAGTTTCTTGATTACATATAATACAAGAACATTTGGTTGAATATTTAAAGTTTTTCATGTTTTTTCTCTAGCATAAATAAATGTATAGGGACAGCCTGAAACTCTAGCTCAGGTTGCTGATATCTCGTAAATACCAGCTAACCTATTTATAAAAGTTTAATGCCTGTGTAGCTCGTCTAGGTAGGTTCGATTCCTACACTCGCTTCCAAATAAAGTGATAACCAGTTATCAGTTACGTGAAGATATTGTATACAATAACATATATAAAAGGTATAATATCTCAAAATTAAGGAGAAGCAGACATGACTGAACTGATGACTGAAGAACAAATAAAAACATATGAAGCTCTTGGCATGATGGCCCATAAGCCAGGTGCTTCAGCTGAAGAATTCTTAGTAGAGACTGCAAATTGGCAAGCTGAGATTGAACAGATAATAAAAGAACCTTCTTTCACTGTTCCAAAAGGATTGACCCGAGAACAAATGAGAGACTGGGTTAGAAAATGTGCAGAAGGCGAAATTGAGGCTGATGCATAATGGATGTGCAATATAGTAAAAAGTTCAATGCTTGGTTAGCTAGACAGAATGATGCTGATTTTGATAAAATTTATGATTTTGTTCAACATCTAGAAACTAAAGGTTTTGAGGGTTTGCAAGGTAGAAATAAAAATTCTAATGAAGCAAATACAAATAAACGAGATTTCTTAGCTAAAGCTGAATATGCTAATAAGTTTCATTTGTGGCATTATCATATTGGTATTCCTTCTTATATCAAACAGAATCGATATAAGAAATATGAGTTTGGAGATTATGTTTCTGAATTCATAATACATTATCAAATTGTAGATGCGGATACTGTCAAGCTAATAAAACTTGATAATCATAAACCTTTTTCAATGCCAGATGAGGCTGAACTAAAAGAAAGGTTTGAGACTTTAGTAAAAAGTTTTTCTTTATTACAAGAAAAAATAAAAAGTCTATAAATAAATAAATAACACGTAGTATAAATCATTTCAACACACTAAAGGTAATAAATCACATGAAGACATTTATGAGCAAGCGATTTAGATGCCACCATCATCAACGATGGTGCGTTAAACTTTAGTGTCAATTTAGCTCTCATTCATTCGGACTAAGTTGGCACGGTAAATCAACTTAGAATGAAAAACGAATGAGACGCTAGCTCAATAGGTAGAGCATCGGATTTTTAATCCGAGGGTTTCGGGTTCAAGCCCCGAGCGTCTCACCATCAAAATAATTTTACTTTTAAAAGTTTTTGTGTTAGAATATCTTTAGTCTAACAAACTTTGAGTAGTAAAATGAAACCAGCAACCGCTTTAGAACAAATTGTAATTGGACAGATGATGTATTCTGGAATAATTCCATATAGTGGAATATTTCAAATAAATGAATATCATTTACAAAGTTACATTACTCACTATGGTAATATTGCTGGAAAAACAAATAAAGGAACACATAAAAATTCTAATACTAGATATGCACGACGATTAGCAGGATTAAATTTATTAAAACTTAATTTTCAACGAGATGCAAAATTTCATGATATGAAATCTGGAATGATTTATCTCATTGAGAATATAGTATATCCCGATCATTATAAGATTGGTATGACTATTGACCTTCCCTCGAGGTTAAATTCTTATCAAACTTATGATCCGCTAAGAAGATTTAAAGTATTAAAATATGAGTTTGTATTAGATAGGATTACTGCAGAGAAAAAGATTTTACATCATCCAGAAATATTTAAAGAAACTGGAGAATGGATTAAAAGAGATAATGCAATAGAAATGTTTGAAAAAATTATTTTTAAAAAGAATTTGGACCTGTAGCTCAGTAGGAAGAGCACGTGCCTGAAGAGCATGGTGTCGATGGTTCGATTCCATCCGGGTCCACCAAAGATATAGGTGGTTAGTACAACGGCTAGTATTCCGGCCTCCAAAGCCGTGGGATTTCAGTTCGAATCTGAAGCCGCCTGCCAGATAATATGTGAAAACTGTTAACCAGTTTTACATTTGATGATTTACATTTTTGTCGCTTGTAGTTATAATAATTACATATTCGAAAATGTAGGAGTAAATGAAAATGTTTTGTAAAAAATATTTGTGGAAAGTATTGGATGAAAACGGTGATTTGACTCAAGTAGATACTCACATTTATGGACCTCAATATGATGAGTTCAAATTGAATGATGGTTTATTCAATTCAATTGAGCAGGCTGAAAAAGCTCTTGAAGAATACTTAACAAAGTACTATGAGTACTTTGAGCATTATAGTTTTGAGCAATTTGTTTTATTGACAGTGTATAAAAGCCAAACTGAAGAATGAAGAAAGGTACTTTAGTTCAGATACAACCAGTAAAGCAAATAGCAATACTTGTTGAAGATGTGGAACATCATGCATCTAGTGTATTAGCATTGCATATGACACGAGAACACCCACGGCCAATGCTGCTTAGACTAGACATAGAAAATGGTTTGCTTTATTTCAGCAATGATAGAGGTCGCTTTTTGCAAGATGGTTATGACTTTGAAGCTGAACTTATTCAATTGAAACGAATGGTGACATATGCTAAAGTACAGCGTTGAAGATAGAGGTGTTGGTCAGATGAGCTTATCTCAGTTATGGAATACGCGAAAGCAATTGGAAAAAGACATCCAAGATGGAATTGATACTGAAGATACTTGGATAGATTTGGATGTTGTTAACTTTGCAATACGTACAGGAATGCAAGCATTACAGGATATTGTCAATGCCAGTAATTAGTGGATTAGCTATTGTAGCAGGATTGTTAGTAGTTTGGGGTATTATCAGATTGAGCCGAGGTCATAAGACAGAAGGTTCATTAGAAATCTTGGGCGGTTTGATAGAGCTCGTTGGTGAAATCTTAGCTGCATTTTTGTGAAGTAGTTATCACTTTTAGTTGTTTACAAATCTAGAAAACTGTTTATAATAGACCCATATTCAAACAAACGTATGGAGAACTACGATGAGTACAACATTTCAGTTTGATAATGGCCAACCCAATCTTAATGAGATTAGAAAGTTTATTCAAGAGCTTGCAACAACTAATAAGAAGTATGAATTGTCTCGTGAGTTTACTTTGACAATTCATGGTTATCCTACAGGATTTACTTCATTGGATTGGGTAAAGAACAAGTTTCCTGAATTCCCACTGAAGTACCAAAAGTTAGTTGTTTATCATTGCTCACTATAAAAGAGAGGGGGAACCTAAGATGATTACTGCAAGAGAAGCCGTTGAACTTACCAAAGTTAGCAATACTGTTGTCAAAGAATTTCTTGACAAATTAGATACGAAAGTTAGGGAACATGCTACTAACGGTGGGCGAGTTTTGAACTTGACCAAAGAGTTTCCTTCTAAATTTGAACCTAATATTGATGCTCGTGGTATGGTGATATTAACGCCATTTCAAGAAAAGATTAGAAGTGAAGTGAAAGCTATTGGATTTGGATTTCACGATCAATGCAAAAATCATTATGGTCAGCGGCGGGGCGGTCTCGGTGTTATTGTAGATGAAAATGATAACTTTATTGAAACACCAGTTACTGAATACTGGTTTGAATTACAATGGTGAGAAACTAAGATGAAGAATAAAGCAGTTCAAGAAATGATGGCAATCCAACATAACGTAAATCCTAAAGATGTTCGTGTGGAATTTACACATGCAGTCGGTTCGGAATACAATTTTGAAGTAACGATTTGGACTGAAGATTTATATCAAAAGTATGAAGTAACGGTTCAATCAAAACCATTATAGCCTGTCTAGCGGATTCTAGACCCGTCGCTATGAACGATGTAGGAAGTGTTCGACTCACTTACAGACTGAAAGTTTTAGAGATAGAGAGAATAGACGATGAGTGGATTTCAACGAGGCACAGTTTCACATGAAGCAGAAAATACAGCTCGAGAAGCTGGCATAGTTCTGATACGGTTTAGAACTTACTATTACTTCTGTAATACTGCAATTGCATTGTGCTTAAAGACAGGTCGTGTTATCCGAAATGACAACATTGAATGGGTTACAAAGCAATTAGCACAATACCAATTGCCTGTAGTGTTTACGATTTGGTTTGAGTCAATGTATGATGTTGAACGATATGAACTATTGAAAGTCGAAGAACAAACTCGCTGTAGCTCAGTTGGAATAGAGCAGAGGGCTTCTATCCCTACGGTCGTGGGTTCAAATCCTACCAGCGAGGCCACCTTATAAAGTAGGAGTAATATGAAAGCATCGCGAAATGAATGGGTAAGAGCTTTATTTGGAAACTTGTTTAGAGACTTAGCATTTGTCTTCGTTGGAATAATTGTTTTACTTGTAGTACTTTTAGTGATATAATAACTAAATCAAGTCGAGAGAGTCCAGTGGTGCTGGTACGAATCAATAAGAGCATGATTGGGGATTCCATAAATGTCCGACGCAGTTTAAATCTGCATCTCGACTCCAAACATAAAGCCTGAATAGCTCAGTTGGGAGAGCGCCGTCCTTACAAGTCGGAGGTCACTTGGTTCGAACCCAGTTTCAGGTACCAAACATTGATAGAGGATTGTGAATGAACCAATATCCACCTGCTCCAAAAGAAACTAAAGAAATGCTGACAGAAGCATTTGCTCAATTTGCTAAAGAAGTGTTTCAATGTGATTTGAATACTTTGGTCAAGGCTTACATGTCTTACGGACCGGATGGATTCAAGATTGCTAAAGAATTGGACAGTTATGGTTGGGACCTTACTATTGACGACGTCAATGAACTTGAAGAACTGCATTGGATTGCAGAATGTGCATTGACTAACGCAAGACAGAAGTGGGTAGAAGACAACAAGATTGAACCTCCATTTGAAGTAGGAACTGAATTGATTCATGGTGTCATTACTGGAATTTGCGAACATAGCCCAGCACGTTATTTGGTAAAGCGACCAACTGATGGGGATACATCAAGATTGTTGGTCAAATTTGAAGATGCAAAACTAAAACATGAATAGAGAACTCGGAGACAATAGAATGGAAAGTGAACATAAAATGTGGATATGGCTGGCTGGAATTGGGGCTACTATCGGATTATGTATAGCACTATTAGTTCAAGCTGGCGAAGCAATCAAAGTCAATGCTGGTTTGCAAGAATGCAAATACGCAGTAGTTGGTTCGGCTGGAATTGTAACTGCATGGTTGAAAGAATGTCCTACGAGTCAAATTGGTCCGATTGTAGTAGATAGTGAAAATGTGAAGTAGTTATCAAAAATAACCGTTTACATCTGCTAAAAATTGTTTATAATAGACACATATTCAAAAAGAAGGAGTATTTGCGGGAGATACAGTTGGTGAACGATTCCAACTTATCGATAACATTGGTAGATTTGGTGGTTCTTATCAGCTAAGTTATTCGGGATGTAATGTGGCCGCTTTCTATAGAAGCATAACCAAGCCACCATACTGGTGAAAACCCAGTATCTCCTTGCAAATACTCTTTATAGCAAAAAAGTGGAACATAGAAAGATGAGTAAGATTTGTGCTGAACGAGTAAAAGAAGTGAGTAAGAAGTATGGTGTTAGTTTGCCAACTGCTCATCAATACTTGAAGAAAGAACAAAAGCGAAATGAACTTTTAGAACGTATCAAACTTTCAACAGATATTACTGACTTGAAAGAAGTCTTATCAGAACTAGTTCGAGAAACATATCCGTCTTTTACTATTCAACGTGGAAATAACTAAGATGAGCGATAATAAAGTTTGGGCAATCATTGATGATATCCGAGAACTCAATTGTGAATTGATTGCAAAGAATGCTCGTGATGGCATCAAAATGGTAATGGAAAATTTTGACCGAATTGAATGTCTTTGTCTTGACCATGATTTAGGTGAAGCAATGAATGGCTATGATGTATTGTGTCATTTGATGTATAGAGGTTTTGTTCCAGACCATGTTCAATTAGTGACGTCAAATCCTGTTGGTCGAACTAATATGGCTCGAGTGTTGGAACATTATGGGTATGAAACGAAAGATGGTCGAAACTTTTACAAAGTAGAGAAATAAGATGAACTATCAAGAAGTCTTCCAATTGAAAACGATGGCTGATACACTACGGGAAGTGGAGCAAATCGAGAATAAGTTTCCGGTGACTCCCGAATTATTGGCATCTTTGGTTCAATATTTCAAAGAAAATTTTGAATTTATGACACAGATTTATGCATCAAAACAGATGAAACTAGATATGTTTCAAGAACTAATGTTGCAGCCTTATTCTGATGCTTGTTGTTGTATGGGTCCTCAAGGTAGTCATCCATACTGTAATTGCACAATGCGAGAACTTCGTTATATGTATCGTTATGATATAGCATTAGTTCTTTTGGAAGAAGGATTGATATAACATGGGTGGAGTAAGACGTAAGAAAGAAGTAAGATATACAATTGAAGAACTTCAGTCAATGTTACAAACATTTGAAGATACTCATGAAAGAAAAGGTAATGAACCACTTTTGCAATATGATGATGCAGCTATAATGCAACGTGATGGAGCTGAAGAGTTTTTGGATTGGGTAAAAGAACAATCGTGATGTAGCTCAGTCGGTAGAGCAAAGCATTCATAATGCTTGTGTCCTTGGTTCGAATCCAAGCTTCACGACCAATTAGAATAAGACTATAAATAAAAAATATGCTCCTATAGTTTAACGGGAAAAACGGCGGCTTTGTAACCCGCGGTTCTCGGGTCAGTTCCGGGTGGGAGCTCCAATTATTGCCTCGTTAGCTCAGTTGGTAGAGCAATTCACTAGTAATGAATAGGTCATCTGTTCGAATCAGATACGAGGCTCCATACTATAAGGTACTAAATGTTTTGGCCATTTTGTAAGAAGAAGGAAGAACAAGTTCGCGTTCTTTATCCATATAAGCTATCAGGTTCTGCATGGGTAATGAATGACAAAGACGGCAAGGAAATTGAAGGTTATGACATTTGGGTATTTGATGACAAAGAAACTGGGCTCAAATGGGAAGCCTTTATTTCCGGTACTGATGAAGCAATTGATTTCTTAGTCAGAGACATTCCCTCTGCTAAGAATGGGTTCAAGATGTCATTTAGTGATAAGCCTTTCAAAGGTCACCAATTGATTGGTGATTGGGTTAAAGAGGGATTAGACTATAGCGGAAATATCCATGGCAACTGGTATCGTTGGCATGTTCCTGGACATTGGACTCCAGGTATTAGTGGTTGGTTATGTCCTGCTCTATTTTTGTACTTCAGTAAAGCTCCAGAAAAGTTATACTTGAAGGCAGAAGCAATAGATGCAGATGAAGCAATGTTAAGAACTATGGTAAAATGGTAAGAATTTGTCGAAGTAGCAAAATTGGTAAGTGCATCAGTCTGCAAAACTGAATACTACGAGTTCAAGTCTCGTCTTCGACTCCACTTGAAAGGAGAGAGTAAATGAAGAAAATAAATAACATAGTAGCGAAGTATTGTTGTCGCTTCAATCGTGCTAAAGTTGAAGAAGATAAATCCAAGCAATACAAACGTAAAGAAAAACACTGTAAAAAATTTATTGACTATTCTTATGCATTTTTAATACTTGCATAAGAATAGTCAATAAATACTAAATTATATCAACACAATAGGAAAGATACACAATGAAAAAAATTGCATTACTTTTTACCATCTTCGCTCTAACTGGTTGCGCAACTAATGGTGACATTGAAAACTTACAAGGTCAAATCGATGCATTAGCTCCAAAAGTAGCTGCTGCTTCTAATTCAGCTTCTGAAGCTAAAGCTTTGGCTGCTCAAGCTTCTGCTCGTGCCGGTGCTGCTGAACAAGCTGCTAACCTTGCTGCTCAGTATGCAAAAGATACAAACGAAAAATTGGACAGATTGTTCAACAAAACTCAATACAAATAAAGCACACATACTATGAATCGACAGCAACAACAGATTATCGAAGAACTTACTGACGTATAATACCTAATGTGTATAATGTGTCTCTAGGTTCTTCAAACAAGAACATTTAGGCACGTCGTACAACGGTTAGTACATCAGACTTTGACTCTGACAATGTTGGTTCGATTCCAGCCGTGCTTGCCAAATTCTGTAAAAAGAATGAATGATTCTCCATGAACATTAGGATGATTTTCATGGAGCGTTATTTGTAAAACCTGTATGAAATAGTACTTGTAACAATAAGTGGAACTATTATACCTGATGATAAAGATACTCTTAGTGGAGTGTGATAGAACATACTTACGTTATGCGTTTATTTCATATACTCCCTTTAGTATAACTCCTTATAAGGTATATTCATATGAAATCAAAAGCTATATTCCTGCTCGCGTCAGCAGTAGGACTCTTTAGTTTGCCGATTGTGTCTGAGGCAGTGTTGTTCATTCAACCAACTCCTCTAAATACTGCGGTCAAACCTCCAATGACCGTCACAATTGATGGTGTTTCACAGCTCAACGGTATCACTTCAATTACCCGTAACAATGCTGCACTGGTTCAATTAGGTAAAGCATTATTCTGGGATACTGCGGTTGGTTCTGACGGTATGGCTTGTGCTTCTTGTCACTTTGCAGCAGGTGCTGATAGTCGTACAATCAATCAAATCAATCCAGGTTTCAATCATAACAACCATACTTATGATGCTCTTCCTGGTGGAACTGTTGGTCCTAATGCTCAACTGAAAGTTAGCGATTTTCCTCTTTGGGTATTTGGTGCTCCAAATGATCCTGCCAATCCAACTAAGTTATCTGCTACTGTAGTTGATGATGTTATCAGTTCTGCTGGTACTTTGAACGGAACTTTTGTTGGAAATGATCCACTTTTAGATGGCGATACTTGTACATCAAGAATTCTTGATGAAGCATCTGTGAATGGTATCAACGTTCGTCGTGTAGAACCTCGTAATACTCCATCTTCAATCAATGCTACATTCTATGTCAGAAACTTCTGGGATGGTCGTGCAAACAAAGTCTTCAATGGAGCAAATCCATTTGGACTACGTGACCAAAACTCTAAAGTATGGATGACTCCAGTTGGTGGTGTTCCAACACAAGTCAAACTCGTTATTGATAATGCATCACTTGCTTCTCAAGCAGTTGGTCCTGTATTATCTGACTTGGAAATGAGCTGTGCAGGTAGAACCTTTACGACTGTTGGTACTAAGCTTGTTGGTAGAAAGATTTTGAATACCCAAACAATTAGTGCTACTGATAGTGTTTTATCAACTTTCAGAACTAACAAACCATTATACAGAACTCTTATTCAAAGAGCTTTCCAACCAGTATTCTGGACAGGTGTCAATCCATCAAACATTCCACTTGATGAAGCCAACTTTCCATTGTTCTTCGGTTTAGCAGTTCAAGCTTATGAAGATACCTTACGTTCTGGTAATTCTCCATATGATAACTTACTACGTGTAAGACAACCTATTACTGTTGCTGGTAATCCCGTTCCAGTGGGAACTGCTCCTCAGCTAATTCGTCGTCCTAATGGAACATTCATTGGTATGAACAGAAGTCAATCACGTGGTTTCGATTTGTTCATGGGAGCAGTTAGTCCATTGAATCCGCAAGTTGGTGTTGACCCTGTAACTCTTGCTCCTATTCCACAAAAGAATGGTGCTTGTATCTTCTGTCATAATGGTCCTGAGTTCTCATCAGCTACATTTACTGCATTAGCTCCTGCTCCAATTGGTGTCAATATAACTGACCCGAATGCAGTTCCAAATGGCTTTATGGTTGAACCAATGCCGTTCTTACCAGGTGCAGTTGTTGCAGAAGCGGTTGTTCCAGTGTTTGACCCAGCTTTACAATTTGGTTCTTATGACTTAGGGTTCTATGATATTGGTGTGACTCCAATTGCATTTGACCGTGGTCTTGGTGGTAATGATCCTTGGGGAAATCCTCTTGCATTTTCACAACAATGGCAAAATGCTTTTGGTTTAGCTTCATGCCCAACTGACTTAGTGACTCCTGCGAATGGTGGTGCTTGTGCTCCTCCAAATACAGTTGATGTATTCAATGTTGCTACTAACTTTGTTGATGTCAATGGTGTTCCACTTGTTATGACTCCAGCTTTATCACCTGCTAGAACTGATGGTTCATTCAAAACTCCATCATTACGTAATGTTAGTTTGACTGCTCCATACTTCCATAATGGTTCTGCTAAGAATTTGAACGAAGTGATGATGTTATATAACAATGGTGGTTTGTTCAACAATCCAAACTTACATCCTGAAATCAAGGTGCTTGGATTTGATGCAACTGACTTTACTGACATCACGAACTTTATGTTGATGCTAACTGATAATCGTGTTGCTCGTGAAGCTGCTCCGTTTGACCATCCTTCGTTGACTATTCCTAATGGTCATACTATAACAGCTAAACCAAATACCAATGATGCAGTGGATAACTTCTTAGTTCTTCCTGCAACTGGACGTAATGGACGTGCTGCTCCGGCTACCTTTGAAACCAAGTTAGCTCCATAACAAGTAAGTCCTTGTGAAAATGAAAAGGGGGAAGAATGTAAAAGTTCTTCCCTTTTTTGTTATCTGGTTAACACTTTCAACCGTTTACATCTACTTTGGATGTTGTATAATAGACCCATATTCAAACAAACGTGGAGAACTACAATGGCTGCCTCTAAATCATATGAATACGAAATTGAATACATTCAATTTTTGGTAAAAACTGAAGAAGTTCCATCTGACGCAGTTGAAACCACAACTTCTTGGATCGGCGGCAGTGTAAAAACTGACGACCCAAATAACATTCTCGAATATGTAAAAGGTCAGCTTGCTGAAATTGAAGAACCTGTCAAAAACTATGTTGCATTCAAAGTATGGCAAAACTTTGGCAAATGCGCATTGATTATCGAGCAAGATATTTCTGAACACCCAGTTCATGTTGGCACTCCAATTTATGTTGGAGCATAACATGATCGGAAAAACAAAACTTGAGCTTTTTGCAGAAGCTCAAATCTTACTAAAAGATTTTCTGATTTTGAATCCGCAAATACCAACACCTACTATAAAAGTTGTTGATACGCTGCCTGCACACGGACAAGCAACAAAAAGAACTATCAAAATCAATATCAAAAAATGTGCTGTTGCTACAAAAACACCAGGCTTCAAATGGTCATATCCCGGCTATAAAGCTGACCTTACTCCTATTGGAGTTTTGTGTCATGAGCTTGGGCATATCATACATTTCAACATACAACGTGATTATGATAAGTATGTACCAAAAGTTCGCAAAAAGGAATCAAAGGTATCTTCATATGAGCCTAACATTTGGGAAACAATTGCTGAATCTACAAAGCTATTCATTTCAAATCCCAACCTATTGAAAGTTGGGCGGCCGTACAGATTTGAAATGCTAACCGAATTTATTGGGGTACAACCAGTTCATGATACTGATTGGCATGAAGCATTTGTAAATGCTAATCCTAAGTTTATTGCCGCTGCAGAAAAATGGATTGCAAATAAAGGTAAAATTTGATAACTAGTTATCATTTTTGATGTTGGGTCTATTTACATCTACTTTGGATGTTGTATAATAGACCCATATTCAAACAAACGTAGAGAGAGAATTACGATGACTACCACCACTTCAATCCAAACATTAGTTTCAACCATTTCAACTTCAAACGTTAAAACTGCAGCTTCACCTTTAGTCAAAGAACTAATTGAAGAACTGAAATATGCTGATGTTTTAGATGATGAAATGTTGGAATCTTTTGCTGCTAAAAGCTGGCCCAATAAACCATCAAAACTCCAATACATTTTGGACTTAGCTAATGAAGTTCTAAATCCAAGAAGAACTTCAGTTACAAAAGGTGAAGATACAAAAGTTTTTCGTGATACAAAAACTAATGATGAATTTATTTTGACTCTTGACAAACAGTTTTGTTTTGGTTTGAAACCAAGAGGTTCAAAAAAATTTACTATATTACTCCAACCTTTAGTGTTCACTGTTGGTAAAAGAACTTTTGTTGAAGTAGTATAATTGTTGCTAAGGAGAATTACGATGAAAGCAAAAATTAACAGATTAGAACTAAATGGTGAAGTTGAAATCCTGAAAGACCGGGCACAAGTCAATTGGAGATTTCTGCACGTTACTGATGAAGATGGAACTATCATTGAAATCAACAAACATTTAGTTTGCAAATTGTATCAACATATGTTGGATACTAAAGACCCTTGGGTAGAATCTTATGGTATTGGTGATGGAGTTCCAAAATGATTACTGTCAAAGAAACAACCTTCAAAGGTGCTGATGCTAAATACAATCAAACATTCTTTCTTTCAGATGACAAGTTTCATTGTCACGGTTATATTTCATCAAACGGTATTGAACCTGTGATGTTCAAGGTTCCAATGAGATTCAATTCAAAAGGAAGGACATTTCAAAATGTTGCATGATTTTCAACCGTTCTTGGTAAGGTCTGAACAAAAGACTATGGTATTCTTTGATAGTTCAACTGAAAGAGCCGAAATGCATTTTAGAAACATGGCTCCTGACCAAGAAATTATCGAATCCCGTTCTGCAACTAACGAAGAAATTGCAATTTACAGCTCAAAGAAAAAGGAAAGCTAACGATGAGCACTATCCGAATTCCAGACGAAAATATGAAGTTCAGAACTGTTCGCGTGATTGACCTTCGAGAAGATGCATTATTCCAAATGATTGTCAATGGACAGATTACATTAGCTCATTTTACTTCATGGGTTGAAAATACTCGTGATGAATGGTTTGCTATTGGAGCCAATACGGAACGTAAGCTAAATGAGGTATCCAAATGACACAATTCTTTACACCTGATGAATATGTTCTTTACATGCTCCAAAAGTTTCCGTCTTTGTTTCGTGATACTACATTGCATGGAGTAAAGCTTCGAGTATTTGACCAGTTATTCAATGTAAATGGTAATGGAGTTTCTACAAACGGAATCTTGAAAGAACATTTGACATATAAAGAGTTCGATAAAGAGTATGCATTATCTTTCATTTCAAATGAAGATATGTATTATGGCTATACTGAAGTAAGATGGATAACAAAAGAATACTCAATGCCGGCGGAAGGTGCTAAACCAATCTATGTTCTTGATAGCGATCGAATCAATCATCCAGAAATCAAGAAATGGGTCAAAAGCACAATATATCCATGGGTTCCATATCCAAACTTTCAAAAAAACTATTCAACAATCTTTCAAACAAACTTTGCTACTAAATGTAGAACTGAATGGTTAGAAGCTGCTGAATGGTTTTACAATCAATGTGGGTGGTGGTTTGCTCAATCTGAAAATGTCGGCTTGTATCATTATGCATTTCCAAAAGCAACTCAGTTAGAAACTGATAGAGCTTTACATGACATAAAGAACTGGTTGAAGAAGTACGAAACATATGAACAAATTGAACACGGTTATGGTGTTCCATTTGATGGCGATTATGAAAAGTTTATGGTGCTACGTTGGCAAAAGAACTTGCGTGGTATTCATGAGTTCTTAGGTGAAGTCCAACAATTTTTATCGGAGCAAATCAATGCCAGAACCAGTGAAGTCTGAAGATGCTAAATATCGTATAGTTCAGAAAGCTATTGGCTATAATAGCTTTGTTGATGAATATGATTATGTGTATTATGCTCAAACCAAAGAACTTGGAAATGACAACATTTATCATTGGACAGATATCATATCATCTGAAAATGAAGACTGTTCTCGTGTAGGTCTTCCCACTTATGAACGAGCTCTTGAAGTTATTGAAGAACTTCGTATAAAAGAAAAAATTGAGCTTCACCCGGTTGAAATCACTTACTTTGCCTAAATGATGATAGCTTCTGATGTTGGTCAATCATTCAAGCTGATTGGTTTCAAACCAACAATTAGTAAGACATATCGGAAGAAGCTACTTTCATTTGGTTTTACTCCAGGTATAGACTTTATGATTATTCGTGTTGCTCCAATGGGTGACCCGATAGAAGTAAAGCTGAGAGGTTTTAGTGTCACATTACGTAAAGATGAACTTGACGGACTTATAGCAGTAATAAATACAAACTGCGAAAATTGTCAAACATGTCATTAGGAAAGGTGTTATAATATGACTTATTATCTTAGATTCGAAAACGAAGTTCTTTTAGGAATTGATGAATTTGCCGGAGCTACTAACATTGTAGTTTCTACAATCAATGACACTACAACTGGGCTTCAGGTTATGGCTTTTACAACTCGTGCTGACGCTGAAAACTTCAAGCAAAAGTATTACGTTAGTCTTCGCAATTTTACGGTATCAAACAACTTAGAATATGAACAACCTCCATCATCTAATTGAAAAAGAATTTGCTAAATGGGCTTTACCTGATGAACTATGGGAAGCTCAAGATGTCAAAGATTTTGCTTATACTGTCATCAAAGAAGCAATTCAAACGACGATTGGTATTTGCAGAATGCAATTGAGTCATGATTATGTTCTAGGTGGTTCTCCAACAGAAAGTGATGTAGCTAATGCTAAAATTCGTGAAGAAGTTCTAAAGTATTTTGATATTGAAGAACGCGATATCGATGAAATCTTTGATACAAATGCTCAATTTAGAGCACATTTCAAATGTCCTCGTAAGGATGACCCTATATGAGTTTTGATTACTTACAATATCGTGGCAAGTGCAAAGAATATGCAGAAGAGCTTTGTGCTGAAGACCCATCACTTCGATTAGTTCGTGGCTTTTATCATTGCCCAATGTGGGGTAAGCAAGATCATTGGTGGTGTGAGAAACCAGATGGAACCATCGTTGACCCTACTGTCAAACAGTTTCCTACTAATGGCATCGGTGCTGAGTATGAAGAGTTTGATGGAATGTGTGAATGCGCTGAATGCGGCAAACGAATTCCAGAAGCAGAAGCAAGGTTTGATAGTCGTTATGCTTTCTGTTCAACACAGTGTAATATGAGGTTTGTAGGATTATGAGCGATAACGTAGAACAATCAACAGACGAACTAACACGATTAGTTCGTACATTCTTTACTGATTTCTTAGATGTAGTAGAAGAATCAGATAGTGGTACGATATTTCATCCGATTTATATTAGTTGTTGTCGTTGTATGAAGCTTGAACCCCTAAACAAACTGCTTGCTCAAATGCGAGAACAAGTTGGATTAGAACCTTATAAAGGACTTGGAAATGACCGATAAAGCAATGATAGTATTGATAGTTTTTGGATTTGCAGCGTTTTACTTTGGAGGTTCCTTTCTAGAAACTTATGAAAGGATAAGCATGGCTAAAGCAGGTCTTCAACAATGTGTCGTGCAACTTCATCCAACGAGCAATACTCATATTGTCTGGATGAAAGACTGCCCAACTAATAAACCGATACCGAATGATGGCGGAGATACTAATGAACTATTGTAGCGATAGTCAAGCATTAGAAGTTTGGTTAGACCTTGAAGGAACTGTCATCAATAATTGGGATGATGGTTTGTTCATTCAGCATGTGTCTAAAATCAAAGACTACTTACAAGATGTCAAGCCAACTTTCTTGAACATTTGGTCTTTTGCTATTTGGACCCAAAAAGAAAAGGAAGAGTTCGACTATTCGGGTATGAAGGAAAGAATTGAACAGTGTTTTGGATTACCCATCATTGAATACCCATCAGTTGATGAAATGATGGTGCTTTGCAAGCCATATGAATTCTTGTTCAACTACACATGTCCATTAGAATTCATGCAAATCAATGGTAAGTACTTCTCATTTTTGAAGCATGCAATGTCACAGACTTCTAAAAAGATGGTGTTGATTGATGACTGTGTGCCCGGAAGTGTGATACAATATACTAACAAAAATGTTGAAGTGGAAACACTCAATATTGAAACCGATTTATAAACAGTAGAAAAAGGTGTGAAAATTATGATGTTCTTTGGTGCTCTTACTTTTGGCTTTTTAGCCGCAACTATTTTCAGTTCTAACATTTGGATACTACTTGCAATGGGTGGATATATGTTAGCAAAACGCGGAACCTTTCCAATCATCTAAAAACTTCTCTCTCTCTCTCTCTCTCAATACGGTATGAAATCAAATATGAATACTCTAAATATCAAACTTATGGCAGTCGTTGCAGCATTGTCTATCATCATTGGTGCATGTAGTGACCAACACCAATATGATGCTAATACGATGGCAGCTCTTCAACCATGTATGTCAATGGGCTTTCAACCGGCTCAATGTATGGCTGCTTATCAACAAGCTGGACGACCACAATCATCTGATACTAATTGGTTAGGAACTGTAGCAGCTTTTGCTGCTGGGGCTGCTGCTAATCATTGGTGGAACAGACCATCGTATCAAAGCTATCAATATCATCCTGAGTATATGAACCAGCCTGATTACTATGACCGTTACTACAATACACCACAACGTAGAACTTGGGTGACACCTCAGGTGCGTGGTATTCCACAAACGACTAATCCATCAGTACCTCAATTGGTTCCAGAAAAGAACACAAATCAATTGATACCTGGTCAAAAAATTCAGCCATTGTTTGCTAATCCGACTAACATTGCTCCTAATCAAGCGACACCTAAACCTGTGACTACTCCACCTGCAACAGCTACTGCTACTCAATCATTCAAACCGATACAAGTAGTACCGCCAACTACTAGTACGCAAGCAGCAACTACGGCAACTCAGTTCAAACCAGTTCAAGTTACGCCTCCACCGGCTCCAGCTCCAGTAGCTAAAAAGCCTTCTTCAAGCTGGTCTTTGTTTGGTGGAAGTACTTCAACTAAGTCTACTACTCCACCATCAGTAGCTTCAAAACCGGCTTCAAAACCTTCAAGCACATTTGCTCCAATACGAGTAAGTCCTCCTAAATCTTCATCAAGTTCTTCTTCATCATCAAGCCGTCGAAAATGAGCTTCTCCGACCTAACATATATGACTCCTGGCAAACTTCGTCAATTAGATGAGTTTGCTGGGAAATACACTTACTTCAAAACCTTCTTGGAGTTGGTAGATAAGTCTAACAATTACAAGCCTGTGTGGTATAACGAACCGCTTGCTCCATCATTTCAAAAGCGGGACCTTGAAACTTTAGCAAAAGCATATGATGACCATATGATACGTAATAATGATGAGCGTCGAGTGTATAAAACTTTTGACCATCCATTGTTATGAATTCAAAACGTAGAAGTACAGGATTAGTTCTTCAGTGCCTTCAGGAAGAATGTGCTGAAGTTATCCAAGCAGCATCAAAAATCAGTCGCTTTGGAGCTTATAGCAGAAATCCAGAAGACCCAAATTCTTTGTCAAATATCGAGCTTTTGCATCAAGAAATAGGCGATGTTTATGCAGTACTTGAAGTACTCAAAAATCAAACCGTTCTGACAATTGATGATGAGCTTATTGAAAAAATGAAGCAAAAGAAGTTAGAAAAGTTGGAAATCTATTTGCCTTATATTTGTGAAGTAGATAACAGTTTATAAAGTCCCGGACTATTTACATCTAATCAAAAAAGGTTATAATAGACTCAAGATACGGAAATAAAGAAGTTAAGGATGAACCAATCTTAGTTTATTCTGTGGAGAATATCATGTTGAGAAAAACTACAATGGCTGTTGCAGTCGCAATTGCAACATTAGGTATTAGTGCAGTTAGTGCTAATGAAACTTCTACTCCTACTGGCACAGTTCAACACATTGTTGAAGGTAAAGTAGTCAAAACAATTCATACATATGGTATCGGTGAGATGCCATCAGTGTATAGTCCGGTTCGTCACGTCGGTGGAACAATTCCGGAAGTCTATAACCCGTTTGATGCTAAAGGTTTGGCAAAAGTTGAATTGGATAAAAGTCACTTTTTATCCCAAAAAGTCGGTGACAAAACTACATTAGGTCTGATTGGCGAAGATGTCGAATATACGACTGAAAGCGTAGTGACTGATGCAAATGGTGTTGTTACCTGGATGGGTAACACTGTTGATGGCGATGGTGCAATTATTTCAATGGGTCCAACTGGTGATGTATTCGGTTCGATTTATACTGATGAAGACACCTATGCCATCGAAACTCAAGGTGATGAATCAAATCCTGAAGCTTGGTTGATTAGCCAACAAAAGTCCGGGGTTAAAATGCCAACAGTAAAAGGTGATACTGAAGTTGCGCATAACCACACATCATTGGATGCGGTGGTTTACATAGGCGTAAAACCTGATGGCACAAAAGTATATAGAGATACTGTTACAGGCGCACTTACCTATGTTGCCCCTCCTCCTACACCTGTTGCAAATGCGCCAATAGTAATTGATTTGCTGTATGCATATAGCACTTCATTCAAACCACGAATTGATACTTATGTTGCGTCAATGACACCTGCAATGACCAAAGCATTTAGTGATAGTGGCATGCCAAATGTAGCCTTTAGAACTGTAGGTAAAATTGAAGTACCGTATGCGGATACTGAACCAACAACTGGTGTTCCATCTAAAATGCAACAAGGTTTAGGTATTTGGAAACCTGTACGAGACATGAGAGCCAGAGTTGGTGCTGACTTGGTCGTCTTTATCCGTCCATTCAAACAATCACATGTAATCTGTGGCCAAGCATTGTTGAATGGTGCAAATCAAACCGCTTTTAATGCAAATGTTGCAAATGCTGTTGTTGATTGGGGTTCTGATGGTGGTTATGGTTGCTATGGAGATACGATGATTCATGAAGTAGGTCATATCATGGGGGTTGTTCACAATAAAGAAACCATGGAAGAATTTGGTTTAGGTTCTGTGAAAGGTGTCTATGAAGATTCTTATGGTTATGCTCATAACTATAAGTATGGCTATGGTGGTTCAAACTGTGGAATTGCAGATATTATGAGCTATTGCTTCAATCGTAAGGCTAAGTATTCAAATCCTGATGTAATTGGTGTAACGTTGAATAATGGTACAAAACTTTACTTAGGCGTAAGAGACGTAGCAGATGCAACAAGAACTCTGAAAATTACTGCTCCAAAAATTGCAAACTTCATGCCTAAAAAAGTTCAATAAATCAATAACCTAACGAAAGAAGGAGAGAGTAAAATCTCTCCTCCTTTTTGTTTATGTAAATAGATCTGTTCTTCACTATCATAACATAAAACCATATGAAACTATTCATCCTATTCAATTCAACTATTTCAATGTCAATAGTTGCAGCACATGCTGAAAAGATAATCAGCAAATTAGTCTATCAAAATACTCATACACCGAGTCAAGCTATTTCAGGTTGGATGAACTTTCATCGATTTGTTTCATTAGCTTCTGCAGGAAATAATAAGTTTGCAATGGCAAACATTTTCAAAGAACTTACTAATTTATCAAACGGCTCTTATATTGTTGAAAGTAGTAATGATGAGAATACTGAAGAATATGTTGCCATTGGTATTCTACTACCTTCAATCGTATATGATATTGCACCGAAATTATTTCAAGATAACGACCATAGCTTTATCCTAAAACATGGTGAAACTACTTCTTCAATAGAAAGAATGGTTGGTGGAAGAACTGCTGAAACTGCTTCATTTCCAGTAAATGATGTAAAACTAGTTCAGCTTTTACAAAAGTACTTTACCTGCAAAAACAAATCTTTATGAATAAAAAAGGGGGATTTAAATCCCCCTTTTTTTCTAATTTAGGCAGTTCCCATCTTAGCACCAGTAGACAATACTCGAATTGGAATGATAATAAATTCTACAGCTTTCATTGGTTTTATTCCAATGTCAACCCAAAGTTCATTTCTATCAATTCTAGCTGGAGTATTATTGCTACTATCGCATAATGTTACGAAGTCATACAATCCACGTCTCATCATAATATCACCAAGGAACCCATCAATCATTGCTTTGATATCATCACGAGTTGGTTGATCATTTGGTTCAAACAAGAATGGCATACTCGCTTTACGTAATGAGCGACGAATGTAGCATAGTAATCTTTCAACATTGATACGGTCACGAGCAGAAGTAGCGTTGTATGAAGTTTTTTGACCCCAGATAACCAAGCCGCGAGTTGGGAAAAACACGATTGGATTGATGTTCTTGAAGAAGTCATATAATGCATCACGTTGACCTTGGTTCAAATTGACTTGAACGTAAGTTGTTGGAAGTCCTAATGTTCCGGTAACATAACCTACACTTTCAACTCCAGATACTGTACCACGACGAAGACCGGCTGGAGCAAACCAAAGTTCTGAAGCATTATCAGAAAATGCAAAGGTTCTTAATGCAGTTCCTGATGGAGCCACAAGAACATTGTAACCGTCAAGATTAGAAGATAAGCACCATGGATAGTAATACGCAATCGTAGATTTTTTGATACGCTCAGAAGTATTAGCCCAGTTAGCAGCTTGTTCTGGAGTTTTAGTTACAGGAACATCAGCAATCACAAATGCTTCATTACTAATACTATCATTCAATGAATCAAGCTCATCAACAACTTCAGGATAACCAGGGCAAAGAATCAAGTTGTATTCAAAGATTTCCGATCTTACATCTTGGTTACTATTGATTTCAGCTTGAAGTGCAGTTCTAATTGCAAGACGACGAGTTGCATCATCAAAACCAAGAGGATTCATGTTTTGAACTTGATCAAATTCTATTGCAAATGCGTCACCTGCAGCAAAAGCAGTCGAACCTGCTAAAATAGTAAACGATATTTTACCTGCAACGTCAATGAATGGGGTAGAACCACCAACTGTGCCGAATTGACCAGTTGTTGTAATTGCGTTAGTCACCGGATGATATCCGATAACTTTGAAGTTTGTTGCATCAAGAAACTCAACAATAAAGTTTTCTTCAACAGCATTAGCTTCAGGAACTAAGTCAATCAACGTACCATTACCTGTCATTGGTCCAACAGTAAAGTCAGTATACGCAAGACCAGTCATTGCTGATGTACCTTTTTTAGCTGCGTAAACAGTATTGAATTCAAAGTAATCACCCGGCTTGAATACGGTAGCGCCATTAGTTATTGTCAACTGTATATTACTGTGAACAAATGCAGTACCATTGGCTTTAGCTACACCAATCATTCCTGATTTTGAACCGGTGATTGTAAATGATTCGTTACCAATAGTATCGGTTCCTTGTAAGCCAATACATACTAAAGTAAATGATTCTGGTTCTTTCAATGCAGAAGGCACAGATATAGCTGAAAGAGTACCATTACCAACACCTACATAATTATATGAGCCTGCATCATATACAGGAATACCAGCCGAAATAAATTGACGAGGACTATCAGTCAAGTCAATGTTAGCACGAACTACATATGCAAGATTACCTATTCCTAAGAATTGGTTCAATGCAAACAATCCATACTCATTTCGGCAATCGCCATGATACTGTGCAGGTTCTCCAGCTCCACTATTATCTTTCCAGAAATATGGAATACCATAAGTTTCTACTGATTGCCCAATAGATGTAATCGTACGAACTACACTATGTTCATTAGTACCTGCTGCAATATGAACACCATCAGGTTGAAGCTTATTTGCACGAGTTGCGATAAAAATTAGCGGAACTGTTGAAGCAGAAGCCGGTATATAAAAAGATTGATCAGTAATAGTAACTGAAACACCTGGACTAACCATTGACATAAGAATTCTCCTATTTCATATTTGAAATTGTAATTTGTTTGATATATTATTTATGACTTATCCAACTTTTTTAGCAAAAAATATCTTTTTTATAAATCTGATAACCGGTAATCACTTTTAGCTATTTACATTTTTGCTAACTGTTATACAATAGAACCATATTCTAGAACAGGAGGACTTTATCACATGAACACTTCATCAGTCAACAAAGTTATTGCTTTAGCACTTACTTCTTCAATTGCTTTCACCGGATGTATGTCTACTTCTGGAGGTTATGGAAGTAATGGCTATGGTCGAATGGAATATAGTAATGTTCAATACATTTATGGTTCTGATGAACCAGCTATGACATACGAAGAATTGTCAAAGTACAATGGCATTCGAGTTGGAGCTGATGGTTATGTAAAATCATTGGTTCAATTACCGCAAACTGCACGCGAAGACTTACCACATTTTACATATACTCCACCAGAGTATTTTAGAGATAACTATGAACGGGAACGTGGGTGGAAGAAGTGAATAAATAGTAGTATATTTTAACTACTACTATTTTTCGTTATGAAATTGCAAGACCTATTGACTGAAGTACCAGCTGCTTCTAGTAAATCAGCTTTTCAACCAAATCTTAAACCTTGGATGTATCAAACTAAGGAAGAAATAGAAAAGTGGTTAAAGGATGCTAAAATTGAAGCTCAGATTTCTAAAGAACTTGAAGTTCATCCAACTCGTAAAGACCTTATATTAGGAAATTTATTTGGTAATGGACCAAAAGAATCTTTAGTTGAATATAATGGAAAGTGGTTACTTCCTGTTCAATTCAATACTGCTCCAGGAAAATTAGAAGTCAGTCATTTGGAACTCGGTTCAATGATTGGATTACCACATGTTGTATTAGGTCCTATGGTTCTATTGAATGTAGAAATTGAAGATTTTGAAGGATGTCCTAAACATATTTCAGGAACAGATTCTTCAGGGTTTTATGATATTCAAATCGACTCAAAGAAACCTATCAAGTCTTTTGTTGGATGTCCGCCAGTACAATCTATGGATGTTAGCGATATCATTGGATTAGATGGGCTTCCTAATACTTTGACATGGTTACGAATTGGAAAGTTTTCAGACATTACCGCAATTTTGAAAAAATGTCCAAATCTTAAAACCCTTGGCATAGGTAATATTGAAATTGGTAAAGACAATATCCAACCATTAAGTGTATTCAAATCGAAAAAGATTACTAGATTTAATATCTATCCGATAGATTTATCTACAGAGATACCACCTGAATATAAACTAGCTAATACTATTATCAACAAACATTTGAAGTCAGAAGAAAGAAGTATGATTGCTTGTCAACGAGAATTGATTGAAAATGATTTAGATGAAAGCGGATGGGCTGAGTAGGTTATACTATTCTTCATAATGAATGTTAAGAACAGGTCCATAGACTTCTTGGAACGGTTGTAATTCGCCGTCAGCGTCAACTTCATCTAGTGCCATGCCATTCATATTCCCAATACGTATATTGATTTCACGAATAATTTCATCTCTAATATCCATTGGCGCCGATAAGTAGATTTGAACTAAAAAGTTGAACGACCAAACTATAATTCTTTTTTCTGTTCCAATCGGATAATTCTCTTCATTATTGATACCTGTCAATTCAACGCTAGTAATCTTAGTCCAATCAAAAGGAGCATCGCTAGTTTGAAGTTGTAGAACTGGGTCAAATAGCATTAGAATTTGTTCAATCATCTGATGCATTTGTTCAGTGTTACTAGCATAAACAGCAAGTTCCATATTTGCATTATACGGAATAGGCATGATACGTTTGTTCAAGCGTAAGTCATCAGGAAATACGCCACCAGTTGGAAGGTAAACTTTTCTATCAACTACGCCAACTCCTTTGCGACGTTCAGGAGATAAGTCCAATCCAGACAATGTCGCTGACATCATAGGAATACTGAAAGGTTTGTTTTGAGTATTACCTGACATAATTGCAGCTACAACTCTATCTCTACTTCCAACTACTATCGGAACGCGATATGTTGAAGGTTCGCCGGTCTCTCCAATGCCAGTGACAATAGTAAGTCCTGTAAAGATACCGCAAAATTGACGAATGTAGCTTCTTAGTTGTTTTGCATAAAAGTATTCTGTAATCATTATATGTCAGTATCCTGTAAAGTTCTTCTTCCAAGGCTAATAAGAGCATTACGAACCGAGGGTTTATGACTTGAATATTCTCCTCGTCTATCAGTCTCAACATACAACCAACGATTTTTGATTGCGCTAAACTTATAGAGACGAGCAGGGATGTTTGTAGAACTTTCATAGTTGAGGCGATAGTATTCACCATCAGTTGCAACCGTGATGTCTGGAAGTTTGTAACCTTCACCATAAGGTTCTCCGTTTGGTGGAAGTCCGTTCTCAACATACATATTCGTTTGCTGAGGAGCTATCTTATCTTTCCATGGTTCAGGGATACGAGTGTCTAAATCAGTAATGTCTTCACCAACTTCAGGAACTGCTGCTTGGGACTCGACTTTAGTCGTTTCGCTTGCACGTAATGAAGTCGTTTCAATTTGAGTGATAGACTCGAAGAAAGAACCATCGCTTACGCGTTGAACAGCTTCTTCTGGCATTGGAAGAATGTCTCGTACTTCAATAGAAGGAATAAGCTGAATTGCTTGGAAGCGATAAAGCATTGGTTTCCATTGAGCAGAATAACCATCAGCACTCCATCCAGTGTCAGTGACTTCAAGATACTTTTTAACAGGCATCAAGTTATGGTCATATGCAAGTTCAGGTGTCACTTCAATGACATCGCCTGTTACAACGGGTCTTCCTAACAGTTGGACCATACGAGCGAATGAACACGTAAAGACATATTGGTCAAGGATTGAAAAGCCAAACTTGCCAAGGTCGCCAATGCTATCAAACGGTTGGTATTGACATTTGAGTGTGATGGAGTTCTGTGCATAGTCTCTATCACGATTTTCAAGGAACAAAGTGTCTTGAATGTTGTTGATGTTTGTTGATTGATAGTCTATCAGTTCAAGCTTTATGACTTCCCAATAGTCAGTGATTCCTCCATTGAACATCAACGGAACTATTCGCCAAAAAGGTGAAGGCACACTAGGTCTTATTGCAATAGTTTCAACATTTGCACTATTTGGTAGATTGACAATGTCTACGCGAAGCCAATTGAGTTCAAGTTTTATCGTAAAGGTATCACCTACACTGAACGGAATGCTGCCTGGTTGAATGGTAAAGCGAACATCTTGATTAGCATAATGAACTCCAACAGTTGCATTAGGCTGAGGACCACGAATTGAGCTAAAGACTGAAAATGAAGTAGGCGTTAATGCAGTAACCAAGATGGTACATTCAGACGGATTGAAGCCAGGTTGGATATTGACCAAAAGTCCGTTGCCAGAACCAATGAATGTGTTAGACGCTTTTAGCTCGCCTGTCGCTCTATCAACACGGACTTGTAATGCTCGGTTTTGAGCAAGTGGTCCTTGTTGGATTTTAAGAGTTGTGATGTGATGCGAAAGCTTAGCAGGTGGAGCACTTGATGCTTGACCCGTAATCGCTGATTTGACTGTTCCAAAGTTGTAGCCAAGATACGCTGGAGTCGATACAACTAGTGACCCAACTTGAGCAGAATGCCACGAAGTTGAGCTAATGTCAAATGCATTAGACGCATCAGACCCTGCCCCAGCACCACTTGAAAGTGGGTAACCCTGACCAGTTAGGTCTATCAATCGGCCTTGTTCGTGAACTCCAAGTAGCTTGAAAATGTTGATTGGGGCACCTGCTATCTCAAGGCTTTCGGCAATCAGGTTCTCAGTAAACTTTTCATCAAGCTTAGTACAATCATTCTGCATCGTCCAATCGCCGAAGCAAAAGTCTGCAGGTGGAACATAAGGAGTAATTTCGGCCATGTTATGTGGTTATTCTACAATGTTTTAGATGATAGAGCTATTTATCACAACTTCTATAAATAAAATAGCATCGACTCGATACACATTACGGATTTTAGTGTAAAATGGATAGAGTAGGTGTAATCAAACTGAGGAGACGAGAGCGCGAGTTTAAAGTGCTCACGGAAGTCAAACTTTCTCGTAAGGCAACAATGCTAAACGGACTTTACAACATTGTTGCTTTACTACATCATCTACTATTTACATCAGGCGAAAACTTGTTATAATAGACACATATTCTGTTGAAACATTTACAAAATTGCTTCAACGGAAATAATCAAGTTTTTTATTGTAAAACATTCTTACAAAGTTCCACAAAAATAAATGTTTACATCGACAAAAAACTAGATTATAATAAATCTAACAAATGTTGTAAAAACTGATTTTAAAGCGATTGAAAAAATTTATACAGTCTGCAAAAAATTAGTTTATAATATATCTACTAAATGTTTTTATAACCACATAAGTTCGAGGAGTAAAGATGAGATGAGACGAGTGGTAAGAAATTCGTTGTTAGTAACTGCTGCTTTATCTGCATTAGTATTAACTACTGATGTAATGGCATCAAAGCATGATAAAAATCGTCATGATAAAAATCATCATGATAACAATCGTCATGATGAACATAATGAACAAATTTTCAAACAACCATTTGCAGGTAATACTCAAATCCAAACAAACAATGGCAATAACAATGGTGGCAATTTGCAAACCGGTGGAAATGGTGGTGGTAATAACGGTGTAGGTAATGGAAATGGTGGCCCAATTGTTCCGTCAGTTCCGGTGCCAGGTGCAGTATGGTTATTTGGTTCTGCATTAGTTGGGTTTGTAACAATTTCAAGGAATCGCAAGTCTAAGTAAGGGATTCAAAAGGAAATGTAGGAAAAATAGTCGCAATGATTATTTTAGTGAGGCATATTTTTGATATGCACGATATGGATACAGTTGGATATGTATGTGAATACCTATTCCCAACAATGCACGATGAGTTGAACTGAGGAGAAAATAGTTTCTATGCGATGAGAATACTAAACTATTTTAGTAATTCTGAGGAGAATAATATAACACTATTTATGTTGTCTTATCTCTTGAAATCGGTTGAGAAATGAAATCAAATTTCATGGATGTGGAGTAATTGAGAGAAGGATAATATGAATAGTTTTTCTACTTAAAATTATCAAAGGAAAACTTCAATATGAAAACTTCAATCAAAATGTTAACTGCTGTAATCGCTACTTTGGCTGCTGGCGCTGTGTTTGCAGAAGGTTATGGTCACTATGGTCACGGTGTGACTTCAACTGACACTTCTTCATTCTCAGGTGTTTCTGTTTCTTCCGGTAGTGAAATCGCTGTTGTAGGTAACGGTGCAGCTTATTCAAACCAAATCGTAGGTGCAGGCGCTCAAAACACTGCAACTGCAGTTGCTGAAGCTGGTCACGGTTCTGTTGGAACTTTGGCTGCTACTTCAGGTTCAACCGGTGTATTGGCTGCTAGCCAATCAGATGCAATTGGACATGCTTATGTAGATGCTGGAACTAGTGCTGTTGCTGTTCAAGGTGGTTCTGCTGAAGCTAATGCTGCTAATCGTTATCATCACCCTTCTTTGAGTGCTGAAAGCGAAGCTGCTGTAGGTTCTGTAAGCGGTGCTGGTACAAACGAAAATGGTTTTGGTATAGCTGGTCAAGAAACCTCTGCTGGCAACATTGCTTGGGGTACTCGTGACGGACGTGGTGACACTGTAAGTACTTCTGCTGCTACTTTAGGTGGTACTTCTAACGAAGCGTTTAGCTTAGGTCAAGCTGGTTCATTAGGTTTCGCTGTAGAAGAAGGTGAAGTATTCTCAATCGTTCGTTAATACGAACTTTTGATTATACTAACTGCTTAGCGGTGTAAATTGAATAGTGGGTGAGTATGTTTTTTATACTCACCCACTGTTTATTCAAATAATCTTTTTTAAAGGAAATGACATGAAAAAAATAATCGCAATTATCGCTTTGTTGTGTATTTCTGCAACTAGCTTTGCGGATGTGAACTCAGGTTCTGAAGCAAGATCGAATCAAACTCAAAGTGCCGGTGTTGCAGTTGGTGGTGAAGGTCGTGGTGCAGGTTTAGGTAATGATAACAGCGTAAACAATGTTGCTGCTTCTGATATGTCAAAAGCTGTTGGCTTTGCTGCTGCTCCTGCTTTGACAACTACTTTGACTGAAACCTGTATGGGTTCAACTTCAGTTGGTGGTGGTTTTTCTGGTGGTTCTTTCAGCTTTGGTACAACCTGGAGAGATTCAGCTTGCGTACGTCGTTTAGATGCTCGTGAGATTAAAACTTTCGGCGATGTTCAAGCTGCTAAAGAAATTATGTGTGACAGCGATTTAGTTCGTGAAGCATTTAAACGTGTTGGCCGTCCTTGTGCTGAAGACGGTGGTATCTATACTGTAGCGGCTCCTGCTCCTGCTCCAGCACCTGTTGCTGAAGTTGTAAAAGAAGTGCCTGCTCCTGCTACTGATGCAGTTGTTCGTGATGACCAAGATGAAGTTGCAAAACGTACTCAAGAAATCTTGAATCAACTTGAACAAGCTCAAGCTTCACGCACTTACTAAGAATAAGACTTACCGGTAAGTTTTAAATCTTAGACACAATACAAACTGCTGGTGTTGGATTTCGGTCTGATAACCGGCAGTTTTTGTTTATACCTACAGAGGTTATGAATCAAATGTTTAAACATTCATCGTTGTTGTTAGTAATAGGTATTAGCATATTCTTAAGTACAGGTTGTATGACTATACAAGAATACGATGCTGAAAAATTAGAATATGATCAAATCAATAAAGTCAAAAACGCTCAGAAGAAAAAAGAAGACCCGTTTGTATCTGAAAAAACTGCAGACTATGTAAAGGTAAAAGAAGAAGATGATGTAGTTATTGAAGCTGTTCGTTCAGCACCAATTGAACATCGTGGTGTTAAACTCGATGTATGGGTTATCAATGGAAATAATAAATCTTCTACTCCAAAATGTGTTACTATAGATTGGAGATTACAAGATTTTACATTTGAAACTTCTCTTCCATATGAGTTCTTAATTGACAAAAATGCATTTATCAAAATCGGTAAAATGACTCAAACTATTTGGGCTTTTGACGATGTTGCAATTGCAATACCCCCATCGGGTTATATCAATGAAATGAGAGTTCGTGATGCAGATTATGAAAAAACTACTAATCGTTTAACCTGTGATACTCTTGAAGAAGATATCCAAACTCCAGAAGAAAAAGATACATTAGAACTATGAAATCAGTATTTGCCTTTTTGATAACGATTAGCTTTTCGCAGTTAGTAACAGCCTCTACTGACAAAGATCCTGTTATTATCGCGGATAAAAAACAAGCAACGATATCAGTATTTTATCCTGAAACTGGTCAAAAAATTACTCAACCAGCTTTATTTGGTAAAGTGAAATCTGATAAGCTAGATATGAATGTATATGATTATCCGTCTAAAACGAACTATGTCACTCCATCAGGTTCGTTCAAAACATCTAAAACTTTTTCATGGCGATTAGGTGAAGATATGCTAGTTTTTATCAAAGGTCAGAATGCAGTTGCAGCTATTCATCCACTTTGGAAGGGGAATCCTGACCAAAAAAGAATTGAAAGATTGAAAAGTCCGCAAATAGATGATAACCGTATTACCGGTGGATGTATCAATGTTGATTCTGATTTCTTCTATCAAAAATTGAATACTTTGCCTGAAGGAACACTGCTAATCGTATTACCTGAATAAACTTATAACCACATTTCTCACAAAGGAGAACTTAATTATGAAATACTTACTAACCCTTTTACTTATCAGTGCTAACGTTTGTTTTGCACAACCTGTAGTTGTTACCCCTAAAACGGCTGCAGCCGCAACTGTAGTAAATGAATCAACCATGACAAACAATCCTGACCGTCGTCGTGTTGCCGGAAGTGCTATGATTCTAAAAACTGATGGTGTTATCGACGATGCAACTATTCCAAAAATTGAAACACCTGAATCTGATGTACCGTCTAATGTTATCAATCCTCCATTACCTGAATTAGAATTCCCAAAATTAGAGCTTTCAATTATCGACTAAAATGAGTTCGTTATCGATGGATAAGTTTAGAGAATTGTTTTTAGGTCAATTTGAGCCTGACTATTCTCAATCATACTTTGGAGACAGTGAACCGAATGTCAGTAAGATGACATTTTCCTCAGGGATGAGGATTTCTGTCAAAACAATGTATGATAATTATGTGGGTACCGCTTTTAATAATTGGCAATATAATGTTCCATCAAGAGTTCAACAAAAACAACTTATAACATTTGAAAAAGTTCGTGGTAATATTGATTCCTGTATTCCAGATAGTCAGAAGAACGAGTTTTATCGATTACTTTCTTCCGTGGATGGCGATGTGATTGTTGAAGGAAATCTAACTTCTTTTGAAGGCATTCCAAAGAAAATCAATGGAAGATTAGATTTATCAAGATGTCAATCATTACATTCTTTATCTGGCATTGATAAGTACTTTGGTAAAGATGGCTTTATTGCTGAACGATTACCTTTACCAAGTACTCTTGGATATGCAATTCTTGGAGTACTAAAAATACCAAAACTAATAGGAATTAGTTTCAATGATGAATTTGGTGTATCTGAAGTTGGCACTCCTAATGAACGAGTAAATGCTTTACGAACTCTGTCAGATATTGTCAATAGTCATATGAAATCAAAAGATGTAATTACGTGTCAACGTGAACTTATTGAAAACGATTTTGACGAGTATGCTACTTTTTAGCCTAATAAGAAAGCAACATTTCCGCCACCTACGTTGTTGCCAACTTCAAAATCGTTCATCTGTCTCATAAGTTCTGTATACATGGTTTCTGACTTCTGGAGTAACATGTCACCATTTAATGTCAATCCACCACCTGCTCCAGGTAACGTACCAAACTTAGAACGGTTCATCCCTAACATCTCCCAGCATTTCGCTAATGCCCAGTCGCGTATCCAATTCTTAGCCCATCTATCTGTCAATAACTCTTGCTCAGAACGTTCCATAAAGCATTCTAATACTACTTTCTCATCTTTATAGATTTTGCGAAGTATATTAAATTCTCGCTTAGCTTCATTCCATTCAAATGGCCAATCTGCTGCAAAGATTTTACCATACTCTTCTGCAAGTTGTTGAGCTAAGTGAATTGAAAGAATATCAATCTGACTTCCATAGAAAAACTGATTGTAAAAGATTTGCGAATAGATACCATTATCTCCACCCAATACATTCAAACCGATAGTGCTAACACGATGAGCTTTATAGATGTCAACTATTCTATCAGTTCCAACTGTCGGGTCATTCATGTAATAAGCATTTTGTCCAGCTGTAACAGTAAAGAAAATATGTCTTCTTTCATATGCATTATCAGCACGTCTTCTAAACTCAGATAGTGAAATGTCGATAGCAGTCTCAAAATTTTCTTCCTTCAATTCGACACATACTGAAGGCCAACCAAGTTGTGCTTTCAATACATTGACCAATCGAACTCGTTCGTCTAACGAACCTGTCGTGCCGATTGGAACCTTATCATATGAAGGGGTTCCCACTTGGTCAACGTTAGCTTGTATCCATTGAACCGCATTCCATACATATAAGATATGTGTGTTTAAGTTATAGAAGAACTCACCAGCAATTGGAGAGGTTGGAAAAGCATGACCTGTTTTGACTGTACCTGCACTTGCAGGTATCCATGCAGCACCGTTCCACATTGATACAGAATTTGACACAGGGTTATAGAAGACCTGTCCAACTGTTGGATTGAGTGGAGGTGTTGTTGATTGAGGAATTGAACCAGTATATCCATCAACATTATGTTCAGCTCGTGACCCATCTAGTGCATATGATTTTGAACCAAATGGATAGTACTGAATGACATTAGTACATATATGAATAGATGCGTAATAGACTTCGTTAGGGTCAGCATTAGTAATAGTAACCGATTGAGTAGTAAGAGGGTCTTGAAATATCCAATAATTTGCAGATACTACTTGAGCGCCACCTATTGTATCAGCTGCAACTAATAAGTCAGTTGAACTCGTGTAACGAACACCATCGACAGGTTGTTGAGCAACTTCTAATGGAGAGGTCGAAAGAAGAACGACTTGACCTTTATAAGCAATGGTTGATGTTGGAATTGTCCAAGACAATTGAACTGTCGTTGGAGTAGGGCGAGTTAAGGTAAGAGTGACTGCTCGCCCTTCAGCCCAAAGTTCAGCAGTTGAAAATTCGTTATTGTCATTGATTGTTGTCATATGAGTAATATGTCCACGATAAAGTTATTGGATGATACGTATAAACTATTTATCAATAAATAACTTATCACTATAATCTAACTTATATCGGTTTGTACTCTCATGAAAATATTTGAACTCTTTTCTTCTACTAATAAAGTTATTATAGAAGAAGATAATTTCTTTGAACTTCTATTTGAAGATTTGAAGAATCTTTCTTTCATTGAACCTGATTTACTAAAGGTTCTAAAAACTTCACTTGAATATGAAAGAGGACGATATTATGGCGGAAGCGTTAATTATTCTCGTACTACTAAACATAAGTTCCCGTCGTTCTTAGGACAATATGCAAAGATAGATGAAGTTCCAAACGCTAAAAGTGCAGCTGAACTGCATCGTCTAATTAAAGATGATGAAACTGTCAAGGGCGTAGTAATACTATTTGATGATAGACAAGTGCTATCGCTTTTGAAACTTCCACCTCATCCTGGACATGACAACAAAGAACTTTACATTTGGGCATGTTCTTGGCAAAACTTTTTCAAAGATGACCATGATTTGATGAATCAATCTTCTGAAATTATGGCTGCCTTCAAGAAAGCGGAACTTGAAGACCTCAAAACATCTGAAGGTTCAGAAGGAAAACTATATAAAGCACTTATTGCATTAATGAAAGGTCAAAAAGAAATTTATGGTAAAACAGGTTCAATCAAAGTAAAAGTTATCAGAAGCGATGAAGAACGAACTGCCCTAAATGCTCGACGCAAAAAAGCTCGTGAGATTGATGCTAAGTATGCTCATTTAATAACTCCGCCTAAAGAAGATTTATCTACTGAAAAAGGTATGAGAAATTGGATAAGCATGATGAAAGCTAAGTTGAACGCTCGTTTAGATACTTACAAAGAACATAAAGCTCCAGCAGCAGATACTCCAGAAGAATTTCTTGACTTAATAAAGAATGAAGGGTTCTTGGACAAAATCAAAATTAATGGTCTTCCGTACATATTGAAGTACAACCGTTTAGACTTTGATTACCTTCGTGCTAAACAAGTTGCTGAACATAATCGTAGTCACATTGAATACCAGTTAGACTCACAGAGTAATGAGTATCATAACTATTGGAAAGCATTAAGTGAATATCGCAAAAATATTAGAAACGAATACCCTAATGATGAAGAAGCTTTAGAAGTTGCAATGGAAAAGTTTAGGGTTCCTTCCGCAATTAAAGTTTATATGAAACTTGACAAATCTTCAATCGTGGTCGATTCAATCAACATTGAGAGCTTCAATAAATGGAATGCCAAATAACAATTTCTGGTTACGAACCCTTCCTGTTCATGCCTGGTATGACCATTGAAGCAGCTATTCGTTATAAGAATAAGTACATTCATGGCGAAATCTTGAAGCAGCTAATGGACAAGTTCAATGAAGTCAATGGCTTACGAGTTCCTAAAGCAGGTGAAAGCTTTTTGATTCCTGTAATGGAGGAAGGGCCAGGTGTCTAATACTTTCAAACAATACTTACTAAAAGAAGAACGCGAATCGACTTTCTATACTAAGAAGTCTCAAATCAATGCTTGGATGAAAGCTCATGGCATTGGTCAGGGGAATTATGAAATTCATAAAGATATGAGTATCACATGTCATTGGAGTTTATCAATTTCTGGAAGTGATTTGGTCTGGTACAAAGGGAAGCAGTGTGTATTGCCAATCAACTTTAGAGAATGTACTAAAGATGTTCATGTATTAGCAAATGATATGATTGACTTGAAAGGGGTACCAAAATTTGTGGGTGGACAGTTCAATGTAAAGGGTAAGAACATTACTTCAGTTGAATACTTACCTGAAGAAGCTGAAGATATCTATCTGCATAATACAGGTATTATCAATTTCAAAGGTATTGAAAAAGTGGTCAAAAAAGTCTATTCAATTTCAATACCTGAAGAAACTAAAGGGTTACTAAGCTTTGTTAAGATACAAAACCTAATGAAGGTTTCGCCATTATCAACTGCTTCTGACGAACTAAAGGAAGCATGCAAAATTGTAACTAAATATTGTGAAGCAAATCGACATGATGCTATTGCTTGTCAACGTAAACTTATTGAAAGCGACTTGGACGAATATGCAGAGTTTTAAAGAATACTTACAAGAAGTAGAAACTGATTCAAATATTCAACTTGGGATGTTTGTTGAAACTAAAGTCAAAATTGAATATTCTCCATATTCTTTAGAATCTGAGCTTAAAAATTTGATAATAAAAGTAGCAAAAAAGAAAGGTTATGATATTTCAAGTTATCTCAGTACTACTTATGGAATTGATTTGAAGTTTAAGATAACAAAACAAATCCAGTGTCAAGCAGAAACTATTCAAAAGTTACGTGATACTATTAGTTCAACTGTGAATGAGTTTTTTACGACTAAGATTTCACCTGAATTACAAGTAAAATTTTCTACAGCTGAGTTATCTTGTTTTGGATTTCCAAATTTTAAGCTAAGTATAAATGATGGTAACATTTCATATTGGTGTGAAGAAGGTCAATCGATTTCTAACTTAGATAAAGTTATTCTAAAGTGTGATGAGTTCAGACTTTATAAAGCAAATATGATAAAAGGGGGAATACTTAGTTTGCTCAAACTAAAAATGCCAGTCAATATTATTGGCGCAGGTCCTTTTGGAAGTAATAGCCCACGATGGTATTCAATTGTCAATCCTTATTTGCAAGGCAATAGAAATGCTATTGCTTGCCAACGAGAACTCATTGAAAAAGACTTAGACGAATATGCGGAGTTTTAAAGAATACTTAGCAGAAGGCAATGATCATTGGGTAGAACCAATTCGCCCATTGCTTCTTCAAATAAAAGTACGTGGAGATGATTACATTTCTCCAAAGTATAATAGAGAACAGCTTTTTCAGCGAAACAATATAATTATTCGTGAATTATCTGAACTCTGTGAAAAAGCAAATCTTCCTAAAGTAAAAGAAGTCTATCATTTTGGAGTTGATAGAGTAACGTTTCATTTAGTTCTTGAACCCCATACTCATTATACTAAACCGCAACTTGATACTATAGCAACAAAGTTTATCAAGTTAGCAGATAAGTATGAAATTTATAAGAATGACTTTGAACCAGTATCTTCTGAAATGCCAGTAGTTATCTTAGAAGATAACTTTGATAAAACGACTACAGTTGAAGTCAATCACGTTATCATTGAAGAAAGTGTCAAATCCTTACAAGATATACATAAAGTCATATTATCTGCTAAACAGATTTCTATGGGTGACTCTTCTAATATAACACAAAATGTATTAGGATTACTAAAGATAAAGAATGCTATAACATTATATGCTTCAGCTAAAGTTCAATGGTTTAACATTGTAAAGGAATATTTCGATACAGGAAAAGACTTTATAGCTTGCCAACGAAAACTAATTGAACTTGACTTGGACGATTATGCAGAGCTTTAAGCAATACTTATCTGAAGCTTCTAATCCGGATGATAAACAAATCCGTGAAATGATTGGAAAGTATAAGAGTGGAGAACTTGGCAGATGTAGGTTTCCGAATAAATTTCCACGACATGCAGTTAAGAATGGAAAAATCTATTTGAAGAAACCTTTAATTATTGAGCATTGCATGTTTGATGACAATGATGAATTACTATTTCCAATTGCAGAAGCTCTTCGATTAGTAATATGGAATGTTCCTAAGACGTTCAAGAACTTTCCTGAAATAGTTGGCGAAGGTGGTATTGAATTTTCTACAGGTAACCAAATACAATCTCTTGATGGATTTCCATCAGATATTAGTAATAGACTTGATACATCAAGAATTAGAAACTTTGATTTTACAAATTTCAATAAGTATGTCAAAAGACTTGATGGATGGTTAATAACTAGTGCTTTATATGAAGGGCCCTTATTATCATTACTAAAAATTAGAGACTTGAAGCATGTAGGATTTATTGACCACCATTCTGGTAAATCTCAAGATGAAGTAAAAATTAAAGTGAATTTAAGAAATGCTTGTAATATTATCAACAAATATTTACCACTTGGAAATTTTATTGAATGCCAACGAGAACTTATTGAAAACGACCTGGACGAATACGCAGAACTATGAAAATCTCTGAACTACTAACTGAAGAAACTGCCGAAGATAAAGCTGTACGACTCGAAATAAATGCGATTCGTAAAGGTAAGTATGCATCACATCCGATGCCAGTCAGCTTTGGGAAATTTAGCGTTGTTAATAGTATGGTATCAATTGATGGACGTTGGAACTTAAAGAATACTCTTATTCCTAAAGATGGACCTGATGCCGGTAAGCTAACTTTCAAAATGATAAAGTGTGGTCAGATTGAATTGGGTGCCAATAGATTATCATCATTTGAAGGATTTCCACCAGATGTATCATTCACCGGCGATAAGATGTATGGAAGAACTGCTATCGTGACTACCTGTGCGCATCCACTTCTAACAAAGTTAGATGGCATTTCAAAACGAATTGATGGAAACCTTGGATTAGGCTTGTGTCATAATCTTGATTGGTCTAATGCTCACAAACATTTTGAATACATAGATGGCACTTTAACAATTTCTAATCAATGGAAAGGTGGTGTCTTATGGGCATTAAAGATTCCAAAACTTCAAGCTTTGTTTTTTGGCCAATGTTCAAGCGAACACCGAGATGTTCAAGTAATTATTAGCAAATACTTAAGGTCAGAGTCAAAAGATATTGTAGCTTGTCAACGTGAACTTATCGAAAAGGATTTAGACGAATATGCAGAGTTTTAAAGAATTCTTATTGAAAGAAGAAATTATTAATCATGAACTTCCCACTAACGCGTACATTGATATTAGCACTGGTATCTTTACGTCTGAGGTTGAGCAATGGATTACTGACGGTGATGGTGACGATAATCCACATATTACTTTCGAAAAATGGATAACATCTCATCTTCAAGATTACTTTGGACATAATGAAGTTGAAGCTTTTTTCGGAGCTGATGAAATGCTTATTACATATGAACTAGATGAGACTAACTTACATGCTAATCATGTTAGAGAAATACGTAAAAAATGCACTGAAATAGTTGATGAGCTTTTAGGAACCGATATATTTCACCGTGATGAAGACAATACATACATATCTTTTAGAGAACAACTTGGTCCAAATGTTTATACTGATTGGCCATATATCGAATTTTACTTAGATCATTCTCCTTCAATATCTCTAAAAGATATTCATAAGAAAATGCCTCATTGCAAAAAAATTATTTTCTATAATGCGATTAATAAAATAAATTCTAATGTATTAGGATTATTAAAGTTAAAAGAATTGAAGCATATTACAATTTGGCCACGTTCTCAAAAGATACCTCCTTGGTATGAAATTGTAATGAAACATTTCGACGCCGATAAAAACTTCATCGCGTGTCAACGTGAACTAATTGAAAAAGATTTAGACGAGTATGCGGAGTTATAACATGTCAAATGGCGCACAAAGAATTACCTATTATGTTTATTGTAAGGTTCCCGGTAACCTACCAAATTCTTCATTACCCTCGACTTCAGAAACAATAGAAAATGCAATCGGCAATCTGTTACATAATCAATTTGAGAATAGAATAGTTTCTATAGAATACCGAGATAAAGAATTTGCTTTTAAAGTACCAATCACAAATGCAACTGAAGGTAGTACAGAAGGTATTAGTGCTTTTGACAAAAAACTGCTTGGTCTGCTAAATAACTATTACAAAGATATTATTACTAAACCCTTGAAGTTAAAAGAACAGTTTGTAAGTATCTTTAATATCATACCCCCATTTAAAATTGAGCATCCTAAGGTGGCTCTTAACTTTACAGTAAATGGTGGTGCTGAAGTATCTTTACATGATATTCATAAAGCTATAAATCCTAAAGATTTGGCTTTATACGTAAGTGCCGCGGTTAAAGTCACTGGGCAAGTATTAGGATTGTTGAAAATGACAAATCTTCAAAATCTTGAATGGGCAATGAGTAATGAACCAGAATGGTTTAAGATTGTTCATAGACATTTTGAAAATAATAACGATATTATTGAATGCCAACGCGAACTTATTATAAAGGATTTAGACGAGTATGCAGAGCTTTAAACAATACTTACTAAAAGAAAATGAATCTCCATTTGTTTTCCCATGGCTTGTCTTAGAACTAGAGAACAAAGAAACTTTTGGCGAAGCTATGGGAAATCATAGAAATCGCGATGCTTTTGATAATGAAGTTGAAAAGTTTGTCAACGATCTTAAAAGTCATTTAGGTATGAAAGATATTGATTGGGGTTTCAATAGAGATGACAATCTACAAGTTGAAATTAAACTAAGCAATCGACATTATGTACAAGATGAGTTAGAAGAAATAGCGACTGAAGCAGCGAATTTTTCTAATCGTGAGCTAAGCGGTGGATTGACACTAGATGAAGTCAATCCAAGTGTATGGTTCTTTGGTCCGGTCAATCCTAATACTATCATACATTATCCAGTCATAGTATTTGATTTGAAACGTAATAAAAGTATCTCACTTAGCAACTTTGACAAACATTTCCCTGATACTCAAGTGTTCAGGTTTGAACATATAGTAGGAGAAGTCACTAACGTGTTGAGTATGTTGAAGATAAAATCATTACATTCAGTATTAGGAAAAAATGAACACTGGATTGAAATACTAAATAAATATGCAAAATCCCATGACACTATTGCTGCCCAACGCGAACTAATTGAAAACGACCTGGACGAATATGCAGAATTTTAAGAACTTTATTGCTGAAGCTAAGCAAACGAACTTGGCACCTTGGCACCCAACAACTCCAGAAGCAACTAAGGAAGTACTTCATGAGTTTTATCTTGAACATTATGGAAATAAATATTTGCCAACTACATTCGTATTCCTAAAGAATGGAAGTATTTCTGTTCGAGGAGAGCAATTCTTCGCTATTCGTGAAATCGGACCTGTTGATAATGGTGAAGTTGGACTACTTGTAAAGTATAACAATATCAATTGCCCAGGTAGAGTTAGTATAAAAGATTTCAATACTAGGAAATTGACTACATTAGAATATGGACCTAATAAAGTCGGAATGAGTTTAAACATACAACTTTCACAAATTACTTCATTCAAAGGATTTGCATGTGAAGTTAAAGAGGCATTGATATTGACCGATTGTCTAAAGTTGAAAGAATGGGGTCAAGGATGTCAAATTACATGTCATAGATTAGTGCTTGACTACGAATTTGACTATGAATTGTTTAGAACTATCGGACAACATTTCAAAATAGTAAATAACATAACATTGTCTAATGCCGCAGCAAAAACTTTAGTTGGAAAAGGATTACTTAGTATATTCAAAATTAAAAAGCCTACACGAAATATGTTTGGTATTCAACTTTACTTTTCTGATAAAACTAAAGTAAACGAAGAATTAGTTGAAGCAACTAGAATAGTCAATACATACTTAGCGTCAAACAACCCTGATATTATTGGATGCCAACGTAAACTAATAGAAAACGACTTGGACGAATATGCAGAGTTTTAAAGAATACTTATTAGAAAGTGCTGGACACTTACCAATTGTCAATGTACAAATTGACTTTGCTGGTCCTATTTCTGTCGGCAAACGTAAAACTCTAGTATTCCTAATTACAAAATTTATCAAGGAAGAATACAACCTTTCTAATACAATAGAGTTCACTTCTATTTTTGATTCAATAATTGTCAAAATACACGATGTTCCGCAACATCTTTTTGAAACTGTTGATTTCTTAGGTGATATACATGACATAGTTACTGACCACTTTGAACCTGTTGACGCTTACAGTCATATTGAATGTCATTGGCCACCTGCTTTCAAGATGGTCATTCAAAATCATTTGACTACTATCTATACTAACCAAGAGTCTGTTAAAGGTATCGAAAAACTAATAGAAGGTTCAAGTGCATTTCAATTGGACATTCGTTTTGAAGCACCGGCTAAATCAATTGGAATACTATCGCTTCTAAAAGTAAAAGGTTTTGATAGCATCATGATAAATGGTCCAGATGAATTACTTAGCGACCTTAAAATTGTTAATGACATTTTACATAAATACTATAATGGGAGTAAAGATACTATTGGCTTTCAACGAGAACTAATTGAACGTGACTTAGACGAATATGCAGAATTTTAAATCTTATCTTGCTGAAAAGTTAGCAACCAATTTTGCCCCTTGGCATATTACTGACCCTGAGAAAGTTCAGTACTATATGAAAAATTATGCTAATATGTCTGGATGGAAAGTGAATAAAGACGGAACTGTATCTGTCACTAAGTCGGACTATTCGCCTAATGGGGTATATGGCGACATTGGCGGATACGGTCATGGTGAAACTGCACTCATGGTAAAGTACAGAACTGCTAAGAAGTTTGAAATAAATGTTGCAGATGGTTCAAATTTCAAATCACTTTGGGGAATTCCTGATGCATGCGACCAATTGAATATAAGTGTTCCGTCATTAGAAACATTAGAACATTGTACTCCAGTTATCAAAGATTCGTTATATCTCTATACTCCTAACTTGAAAAGTTTTGATTGTGGAAAAGTTTCGATTGCACAAGAACTAAAAATTGGAAGTATTGGGAAAGCACCGCTTAGAGATTTACACAAACATTTTGCAGTTCCACAAATTCGTTTCTATAACACCGCTCTACACCTAATCAAACAAAAACCGCTGTTATCATTGTTGAAATGTAATGCTAAATTGACATGGGGTTCAATTATGACAATTAATGGAACGTCTCTAACTGAAGTAGTAGAAGTGTTAAAAATACTAAATAAGTATAATAGTTCTAGTATTATACAATGTCAGCGAGAACTTATCGAAAAAGACCTAGACGAATATGCGGAGTTTTAATGAAAATAAAAGAACTATTTGAGAATGAATTACCGATGACGACACAAGGCAGAGTTAGTAGTGGAACATATGTTGTAGACCTTTCTCTTGAAAATCTTCCATCAGAAAATCTTAGACAAAGGATAGTCAAAAACATCAAGTTTGTCTATCCTCAAGCTGAAGTTCATATTGATAAAGAAGCTATTTTGACTAAAATACCAAAGATTGTGGCATCTTATATTCATGAACTACCGGATATACATGATGACATTATTCAAACAGTTGAAGAAACAGTTAATGATTTTAATAATAAAGATGAAGATCCTATTGCTCATGGTCAATCAGAATTAGTTTTCGATGGTGTTCCATCATTCAAAGTTATTACTGAAAGAGTAACTATCAATTGTCAAGAAAATTCCATTGGTCTTACCGGGTTAGACAAGCTCATAGGACCAGAAGTTCAAGAACTATTCATTAACGATATTCAAAAGCTGAAAGGTCATATCTTGTCATTATGCAAAATACCTATGAGCGTTGATATGTATCTCTATTCAAGATCGTCTGGAGATTTACATCATAAGATTGACGAAATGCTGATAAAGCATCGTCCTACACAGGATGTCATTGGTTTTCAACGTGAACTTATCGAAAAGGATTTAGACGAATATGCAGAGTTTTAAAACATATCTAGCAGAAGCATCTGCCAAAAACCTTGCTCCATGGCAAGACCCGTCTAATCCAGCATATGTTAATGTCAATGTAAGTGATTACTTTAGAGGAAGTGTAAAGAGGAATAAGAATGGTACTTATTCAACTTCTGCGCCTCATGGATATTTTATTTCGTGTCTAAAGTTAGATAATGGTAAGCAATACGTACTACCTGTCAAGTTTTCAATTATGAGTTACTTTGAAACTATTTCCGGTGTTGAAAATGGTCTTACTACTCTTCAAGGTTGTCCTGATACAATAAGACATGAAATGGTTATTGACTCAAAGAACTTAACCACCTTAGATTATCTTTATACTCAAGTACATTGGAAGCTCAGCATTCAATGTCCTAATCTCAAAACATTTGGAGATGCAAAAACAAAATGTCTTGACTTAGTTCTATATGACATTGGTGATGTTCCTCTCAAAGAGGTTCAATATCACGTTGAAGTAATTCATACTATCTATCTTGGATTTGATGCTGCCTATAAAAAACCTGTCTTATCAATATTCAAAATCAAAGGACATTGGGTTTCAATAGAACAAAGAACCAGTTTTGACCAATGGAAGTCAGACCCAGATGGTTCTAAAGCTAAAGAATTTGATTTAGTATGCAAAATACTAAGCAAGTATGCTAAATCTCGAAACGCCATTGCGTGCCAACGCGAACTAATTGAAAATGACTTGGATGAATACGCAGAGTTCTAAGAGTTTAACAAGTTAGTCAAAAAGTCTATCTTAACAGCAAGTTCGAGTTTCTCTGCTTCCATTTTTCCTATTGCATTATTGATATTGTCGAGACCGTTTACTCTGGCGTAAAAGTTATAGTTTTCTTTAAAAAACCCTAATGATTTTGCGACGAATTCATAATCTTGACTTAGTTTTTCTAAATATTCTGCTGAAAAGTTATTCATGTGTTTTTATCCCTCTTTATTTTGATATCTTAAATGTAGTCCACAACTTGCTTTTCCACAAGTTGTTCTATAGCCTCTGTATAATACATAAGACCGTTTATTGCCACAGAACTGGCATAATGGCATATCATCAATATTATTCAATATGCAATAAATCCGTTCATGAAGTGTAGCTTCTTTTGGAAGAAAAAGTGTCTCACGTAGAATACTTTCGAATAAGTCAGGGTCAATAGACTCAAGATATTCAGTCTTTCTTGAGTTCAACTTTTTCTTATTAGATACTAATAAAGATTGTTCTATTTGAGATTTGATTTCCATATACTCTATTTATATGTAGGGTTACATACATATTTCGAGAATTAGAAGGCTCTAATGATAAATACTCTCATATAGAAATATAATTCTTTATATATATAATTCAATTTCAAAGGAGAGCTTACTTATGGCAACTTTATCACAAACAGGGATACCATTATCTGGTAACGGTATTCTTCATCCTAAACACCGTAATAGATTTCAAGTTCAATTCGTAGGTATGTTGAACGACGGCACAAACCTAACAAGACAGGTTGTTACATGTAATCGTCCAACATTAACATTTGATGAAGTCCCATTACATCGTTACAATTCAATCTCATTTGTTGCAGGAAAGCATTCTTGGTCAGATTTCCAAGTAACTTTGGAAGATGACTTGACAGGTTTAGCATCTTCTGCTGTTCAAGCTCAATTAGAAAGACAACAGCGTTTGATTGGTGCTGACCATGCTTCAGGTCAATTTTTGAATACTGCAGCGACTGCATCAGGTTACAAATTTGGTGTAGTTCTTCAAATGCTTGATGGTAATGAAGCTATTGCGGAACAATGGAAAATGGAAGGTGCTTGGATAAAAGAAGCAACTTATGGAGACCTTGACTATTCGTCAGCTGACCAAGTTCAAATCCAATTATCAATCAAATATGACCATGCATGGCAAGAATTGAATAATGGCGTAGTTGGAACTGATGGTATAAATGCTACAGCTGGTTTCTTGTTGTAAGTTTCATACTCATAGAAGGGGGGAGAATACCAATAAAGTATTCTCCCCTTTTTTGTTTATATTATTAGTAAATATTAGTTTTCCAAATAAAGATAAATACATTTAGTACATGTATTACCAGAAAACAAGGAACTTATATAAATGTCAGCAATTGATTTTAGCAAAATAGTCAGTGGAGCAGGGATACAGCTCGAACAAGCAGCTTATAACAAATTTGGAGCAGCGGTCGACCAGTTTACTCGTGCTCCATTTTCTGACATGATTACCGCAAGGACTTCGAGTTTTGGAGGTTTAGACCCGCATTTTAGACCAGACCAAAAAGGAATATGGCGACCTGCTAACTATGCGCAGGATTTAATTACGTATCAACCGAAACATAGGTTTATGTTTCGTGTATTGTTCGAAATGAATCCTAACTTTACTGAACTGATAGGCGGAAGAAAAGACGTATTTCAATATGTTATCAAAAATATTGATAGACCTAAATTGAACTTTGATTATGAAGCTGTCAATATGTATAACTATAAGACAAAGGTTTTGAAGACAATCAACCATGAACCTTTGTCAATGACGTTGATTGACGATATCGCAGATACTTTTCATGCGTTCTTTGCTGCTTATCTTCGTGCTCATTCACCAGCGGCTCGTTCATGGACACCAGAAAAGTCATTAGCTATGATGGAAAGCAGTGGTATGGCTTTTTCCAAATCACGTGACGGAACGCAGATTGACTCTGCTGCGCGAGGTGCTTTACCTGATGATGCTATCAATCCATTTCGTTCTATTCGTCTTATTCAGTACTTTGGACATGCTACACAATTGAATACTTTTTGGTTTGTCAATCCACGTATCCTTGACATTTCTTATGACTCTGCTGATAATGAAGGTGGAGATGTTGGTAACCATGCCACTATAAGATTTGATTATGATGCTTTGTCAATTGGACAACCGACACAAGTCACAGGTCGTTCAGAATATGCTGCTCCAGGGTCTGATATGTTTAGTCCAGAAATCCCAGTTCAAAACATTGGTTTTCCTTCTCCTCATTGGTACGGTGATAGTGCCGGTCCTGGAGGATTTGGTGGAGGTGGAGGATGGTTAGGTAATGTGTTATCAGGTGTTGTAGGAGGAGCAGTCAATCAAGTAGCAAGTGGAATAGTAGGTAACATCAAAATTCCAATTCTTGGACAAGCAGCACGAAATGTTGTCTTTGGAGCTTCACGTCAGATTACCAATACTACTCGTAATACTTTATTTGGTGTAACTGGCGGTTTAAGTTCAGCTATCTCTAACTCAGCATCAAGTGCTGGACGATGGATAAGTGACTCGGTGTCTAACATGGGGAAAACTTCACCGCCAGTAGGAACTCAAACATCTGATGAAATGTTTAGGAAAATAAGAGAAGAATAAGATTATGGCTCAAGGTCGTTTTATTCCGCGCAATCCTCAAAAGTATTTTGGAAATGCTGCTCAAATCTTCTTTCGTTCTTCATGGGAACTAACTGTCATGAAGTTCTTTGATAGTTCTATAAGTGTTACTAGATGGAATAGTGAAGAAGTTGCAATACCTTACATTTCTCCAAAAGATGGACGAGTCCATCGGTATTATCCTGACTTTATGTTTGAGATGATAAATACAAATCAAGAAGTTGAAAGATGGATAGTTGAAGTAAAACCGTTGAAAGAAGCAAGTGCTGAACATGCTAAGTCAGCTTATGATAGAGTTGCACTTATGGTCAATGAAGCGAAGTGGATTGCCGCTGAAAGGTTTTGCCAGGTCAATGGAATGAAATTCAAGGTCATCACTGAAGTTGATATCTATCGAATGATGCCACGAACTGCAAAGAAGAAAGCACCAAAAGTCAAAAAGCTAGCTGCCAATGGAACTAAGAAACCTGTAGCACCAAGAAAACCGAAAACTGCAAGTAAGACATCTATAACAAGAGCGCCAACAAATGATAAAAGAAAATCTAAAAAAACATCCGCTTGAAGATATCTTCAACATTGAACCAGGTTCAACTTATGATATGACTACAAGTTCATCATCTTCATATGAAGATGATATGATTGCTGTTCCTCAACAAACGGTTGCCCAATCATATCAAGATGATGCAGAAGATATTGATATCAACAATAAGATTGAGAGTATTTTTGAAGCTGCTATGGATGCTTATGAAAACCAAACAGCACTTACTGAAATAGTAGAACCTCGATATGCTGCAAGGAATGCAGAAGTGGCGGCACAGTACCTCAATACTGCGTTGAATGCAACGGCTCTTAAAGCAAGAACTAAAAATGACAAAAGAAAGACTGCTCCATTTATTCCATTTGGAAATAATACAAATATTTCTGGGAACAACATCGTTGTCGCGGATAGAAATCAGATATTAGAAATGTTACGTAACAAAAACAAGGATTCGTTAGACTAATGAAAATAAAAGAATTATTTGAAACATCAAGTACTCAACAAATGACTAATCCAGAAGTCCGTGAGTTAATTCAATACTGGGTTGATAAGGGTTGGCTAAAGGAAGGTTTTAACAATGGTGATTCTATACATGGTTTCCAAGTAGCTTCTGATGGTTCTGCTGAACGTAAACTTGATAAGCTAGAAATAGTGAATGAAATGCTAACTCCTGAAGGAACCTTTCCGTTCAAGTTATCTCGTGCTAAGTATGTCGCAGTTAGAGCAAATAATCTTTCTTCGTTCAAAAACTTTCCTGAACAAATTGAACATCGAATTTCTGGCAATCTTTTGTGTCTTGACATGTTAGCACCTAGCTTCCCTCATCTTACATCTTTAGAAGGATGTCCAAAATACTGTAGAGGTCACGCGAGATTATCACGAGCAAAAAATCTATCATATGCTAACGTTCATAAACATATCTTAGCTGCAGATGTGATTTCTATAAATGAAGAATATGTTGGCCCAATGTTAGGATTTCTAAAGATAGTCAATCTTAAAGAAATTAGACACTTATATTCAGAAAATGGAAAATTAGCTGAAGCAGCAGAGATTATCAATGAGTATCTACCAAAAGGAGATTCTGTTGCATGCCAACGAAAACTAATTGAAAATGATTTAGACGAGTACGCGGAGTTTTAATGAAAATTAAAGAACTATTATCAGAAGATACTGTCAAAGAATGCACATTAGAATGCGTTTATTATTTTCCATTTACAGTTAACGGTTATGATAAACTTTCTAAAACATTGATTAGAAAAGCTGTATATAATCTTTTAAAAGGATTTAAATACTCAATAGAGAATGTTAGCGAACACTCATTCAATATCAAAATAAAAAGTCCTGATAGTAATTTGCTAAAATCAAAAGCAAATCAATTCAAGTTTCATGATAAAGTAATGGAAGCTGTTTGTGATGCTATTGGTGAAAATTATATTGACGTTATCAATAATCAGTTATTTCAAGTATTTTGTAATATCTATAGTAACTATATCCCAACTTTTCCGGTTGAATGTGAGTTCTTTAAATTGACAATAACTCCAGATATCAAATTTACTGGAATACATAAAGTATTAGATTGTTTCCAATTACAATTAAATGACTTTCATAATTTCAAAGGTGGGGGCTTATTAAGTTTATTGAAACTTAACCCGTCAACTACAGTAAGACTTAGTATAAACGGAAAAATGTACCCGGAATTAGCTAGTGCTTGGAACATTATTCAAACATATTTATCATCAAAAAATCGTGATCTCGTTGCATGTCAACGAAAACTAATTGAAAAGGATTTAGACGAGTACGCAGAACTATGAAAATACGAGAACTACTTCAAGAAGCACCTAAAGTTTCAGAAGAAACAAAACGAGTTAGAGCCATTATTAAACAATGGCGAGAAGAAATAAAAGCTAATCCGCAATTTTCAGAATCTGCTTTTGGTCACTTCGAGCTAACCCCAGATAATCATCTTATTCATAAAGGACGAGCATTAGTAATTCGAAACTACATGTTAGATGAAAATGGAGAATTACCAATCAAAATCCATAGTTGTTATAAGTTATCAGTTGGAACTCCAAAAATTAAGTCATTCAAAAACTTTCCTAATGAAATACTTAGAGATTATAGAAATAAAGTAGGATTTGGAAGATTTGATTGGTCACTTAACTTTGGAGGGGTTTATTCAAATGATGAACGATATGATCATATCACTTCGTTAGAAGGAATTACTCCAGAAGTTCAGGGTGGTATTGATATGAGCATGCTAGAAAAAGTGAATTTTTCTAATGTTGATAAGTATATCAAAAGTTGTTCTGTTGTTGCTATTGACCGTGATTATGTTGGCCCATTACTAAGTTTTCTGAAAATACCAAACTTGCAAAAAATTAATGGTCCAACATTACAAAATGCTACAACTAATAAAGAAAAAGCTTGTGCTATTGTTACTGAACATTTAAAAGGTAAAAGAAACATCATTGAGTGCCAACGAGAACTAATTGAAAAGGATTTAGACGAGTACGCAGAACTATGAAAATTGGAGAGTTGTTAAATGAAGCAGTAAAGAAGCATCCGGAAGAATTTGCTATCATGGCTAAGATACATAAATGGCGAACCAAAATTGCTTCTGAAAAAGCTGCAACATATTCTTCATGGTATCCACCATTCGGAAAATATAAAATAGTTCCATATAAAGGTGGAGGTTATGGTGTAGAGCATTTGAGCGAAAATCTAAAACTTTATGAATGGATGTTTGAGAACGGAGAGCTTCCATTCAAGTTTATATCATGTATTTCACTTGATGTTTATGGTGTTAATGCAATGACAACGTTTAAAAACTTTCCAGATAAAGTTCTTAATAATAGTAATGGCACAATGCTGAACATATTCGGAGTTAATAGCACAATGAAAGGGCCTAATATTCATTCATTAGAAGGTGTGCCTCGACATATTAATGGTTCCGCAGATTTTTCTCATTTTCCGAAACTATCTTTTGCAAATGTTCATAAACATATCGATTATGTTGAAGGTGTTAAATTTCCATATCCGTATAAAGGTCCTATTCTTGGATTTCTAAAGATAAATGGATTGAGTTCAGTTACAGACCATGGTGATAAGTGGCAACAGATACTAAATAAACATTTAGCAAGTTCTAAACGAGATGCCATTGCATGTCAACGCGAATTGATTGAAAAAGATTTAGACGAGTACGCGGAGTTTTAATGAAAATACAAGAACTATTTGAACAAACATCTAGTAATCAACAAATGTCTAAGGATGAAGTACTTGCTATTATTGATGAATGGCGAAGTTGGCAAACTTTTCCGCATGATTACTATGACAAATTTGTAGTCGCTAAAGATGGAACAGTTTCATGCAATATGCCAAAATTTCAAATTACGGAAAGAATGCTAACGCCAGAAGGAACTCTTCCATTCAAGATTACCCGAGCTAAATGTATTCACGTTTATACGTCTGCACTTTCTTCATTCAAAAACTTTCCAGAGTATATTGAAACTCCTAAAAGCTCAAAGATTGATGCTCTAAAATTAGAGGGAGTAAATTTCCCTAAGCTTACTTCTTTAGAAAGTATTCCAAAGTATTCCAAAGGAGTATTGAATTTATGGGAAGCTCAAAATTTATCATTCGCTAATGTTCATAACCATATCTTAGAAGCTGATAAGATTTATATTTCTGGGAATAAGCCAAGTCCGATATTAGGATTTTTGAAAATCAAAAACCTTAAAACTGTTTGGATATCAAGTGAAAGTATTGACGATTTCGAAAGAGCAATTGATATTCTCAATGAATTCTTACCTAATGGCAACACCATTGCGTGCCAACGAAAACTAATTGAAAATGACTTAGACGAGTATGCGGAGTTTTAATGAAAATAAAAGAATTGTTTGAACAGGAAGAAGAACAAATACCATATAAAGTAGCAGAGCAATTGAGAATGCTTACTCAAGGTACTATCAATCTAAATAAAATGGGCATATTATATGCTAATTCTAAATTAGACTTATCGCAATCTGATACGGCATTTGGAGCTTTCGCTGATAAAGTTGAAAATGGATATGAACTAAAATATAAACTTGACGTAGTATTAGGTGATTTTGATATTGAAGATAGACAAATAGTTTCATTCAAAAACTTTCCAAACTCGGTTCATGGTGCTGTAAATTGTTATAAAAATAATATTACTTCACTTGAAGGTGCTCCTTATAATATAAGTGGTTCTTTAGATTTGATTGATAATCCTATCACTTCATTCAAAGATATTCATAAACATATTCAGAGTTGCAGTAAGATTTATGTTCCTGTATCAGTTCAATCAAACTTATTAGGTGTATTGAAGATGAAAAATATTCCTTTACTTTCTACTGCTTCAACTGATAGATGGAAAGAAGGTTATAATACTTTATTAAAAGCTATATCTATCATAAATAGTTATCAAACAGCCAATGATTGGATTGCATGTCAACGAAAACTAATTGAAAACGACCTGGACGAGTACGCAGAATTATGAAAATATCAGAATTATTAAATGAAGCAACAAGTAATAGAACCGATACTTTTGAAATAAAGTTATCGTTTGAAACACATTTTGCACCAAAAGTAATTGCTATTCGAGATGCTTTGATTAAAGCTAATCTTACTGGCGTAAAAGTTAAACTTGTCGATAAACCATCATCAAGTAACCAAGTACGAATAACTTTGAACGGAAAACTTCCATTCAACAAAACTAATATTGAACATCAATTAGAAAGAGTTCGCGAAGTAGTCGAAAGCTTTAACAAAATCGATAAAAGCCCTTATAACGAAGGTTCATCATTTCCTATTGTCTTTATTGACAATATGCCAAATAGCCCAATTGAATGGCCGGTTATCTATTTGAACTCAAATAGTAATACAGCTCTTTCATTAGCAGGTGTTGATAAACTTATTAAAGCAGATGAATTATTTAGAATTGAATATGCTAATATGATTAGCGATAGTGTTGTAGGGTTATTGAAAATCAAAGGCAAACTCATTCTAAATAATGCAGATTGGGGTAATAAGTTTAAAACTGTTGAATGGGTTAAAATTATTACTAGTTATAGAAAATCAGAAAATCAAGATATAGTTGCATGTCAACGTGAAATGATTGAACAAGACTTAGACGAATACGCGGAATTTTAATGAAAATAAAAGAACTATTTGAAACCTCAGTTAGAAAAGATTATTTTATAGACTTATGGCTGTCGTATAATGCTCTAACTACTACTTTAACAAAACTCAATGAAAATCCTAAAAAGATAACTGATGCTATTGACAAAAAAACCGGATTGAGTTCAATTATTCAAGTTGGTAAAGGTACATTTGATATTAGCCTTGAAGTTCCAGAACATCAGGTGAATGATTTTGCGAATTACATAGATGATGTCAATGCTGTTCTTAAAGCGTTTTTTGATATCACTGAAATTCGTGAAGATTCAGGGTCGCATATAGTTCATTTAACATTTGACAAACAGGTTCCTTCATTACCAATACCAATTGAGTTTCCGAATATCTTTATTCAGAACCTTAATAAAACTTCATTATCTGGTATTCATAAAATAATAAAAGATTTTAGTTATTTAGAAATCAATAATTCTGAGAATATTACAGGTGGTGTTTTGGGTTTGATAAAGTTAGCAAAACATGGAGTAATAAAAATCAATACTCCAAATCCTGAATGGGCTAACATTGTTTTAAAATATTTAAACTCGGGTGATGTCATTGCATGTCAACGAAAACTAATTGAAAAGGATTTAGACGAGTACGCAGAACTATGAAAATATCAGAATTGTTAAATGAAGCATCTAAAGGTGCAGACTATTCAGCGGTCATTGACCAATTAGAACAAACTCCAGAGTTTAAGGACTTCTCGAAGTACTTTGACTTGAACTCCACGAAAATACAAAGAAAGAATGGTTCTTTGCAAATAGTGACTAAAGATACCTATCTAAAAGAACCACGAGAATACTTTGTCAATTATGCAGGTGATATCAAAGTCAAAAATTCTTACGCCTCTATTTGGGGTAAAGCGGGTTATGGTGCGGGTCCAGACGGTTCATTACAAATGTATCTGAACTGTTTAGATACAATACATACCCATTTTGTGAATTGGTTTGCAAAACGTCTAAAGAATGCTAAAGATGATGTGCGTAATCTTAGTCTTACTACGCTAAAAGGCAGAATTTATCCAAATAAGATTTCAAACTTCAATTGTTCTTACAATAATCTTACAACCTTAGAAGGAGCACCTGAACTTAATGCGGCGGGGGATTTCTCAGTAGGTGGGGATTTCTATTGTAACAACAATGAACTGACTTCGCCTTTAGTTGGTGGTCCTGAACAATGTAGATTGTTTAATGCTGCTAATAATAAGCTAACATCTTTTGAAGGATTTCCAAAGCATGCTCAGTTTATTCAAGCGTATGGTAATCCAATCACTTCATTCTCTGACGTTCATAAGCATATTCCGAGGTGTCAAGGATTTACTTTACCGCCAGTCAAAACTGGGGTCTTAGCATTTTTCAAAGTAAAAGATTGTACTTCAATTGCATTTACTATAAATGGTAGAAAAACAGAAGATGGAGAATTTGGTTTAGTTGCTCAAATTGTTTCTAAGCATTTATTCTCTAGTGAACGAAGTGCTATCAAATGTCAACGTGAACTAATTGAAAACGACTTGGATGATTATGCAGAGTTTTAGACAATACTTATTAAAAGAACAGGCTAACAACGATTTCGACTTTTGGCCGGAAGAAGATATTATCGACTGGATTACTAGAAATGGTCATCGAGTTCTAAAGAAGTATAACATTGAAGATTTAGACCCTGGCAACTTTGAAAATGCAAAGTATGATTATGGTATTGTAAATGCTACGGCTGTGTTATTATCTGGTGATGAAGAATGTTTGCCACGTATTAATGGTTCAACTCATCTTCGTTATTTGCCATGTCAGTTTGGACAAATAGAAAGGAACTTCTTTATAGCAAATTGTAGTTTAGGTTCTTTGAAAGGATGTCCTAAAATCGTGGGTGGTCGTTTTAGCATTAGCAACAATCCAGAAATCACATCACTTGATTATTTTCCTGAAAGAGCTTCTTCATATATACTTCGTGGAACTGGTATTACTTCTTTGAGTGGCATTCACAAAGTCATCAAAGAAATAAGACCTAATAGACAAGGTGATGGTGAAATTGTCGTTCCGCATACTTTGACTAATTCTATATTAGGCTTGCTAAAGATACCAGGATTGAGAACTATTTCATATCCAGCAACTGAAAGAGCTAAATACTCTAATGAACTTCGCCAAGCAATTGGAATAGTCTATAACCATTTACAAACAGACGAAAAAAATGCTATTGCCTGCCAACGAGAACTAATTGAAAATAATCTAGACGATTACGCGGAGTTTTAATGAAACTAAATGAACTATTTCCATTACTAAAAGAAGCCGGTGTTTCGATACCTGCTGTTAAAGATTTGCCGCCTATTGACCCGGTTGATTTAGCTGATACTCTAAATAAAGTCAAACAATCAAACGAATATAAAGAAATACTTTCAAAAACATTTGATATCAGTTCTGCTATAAAACTAAAAAACGGAACTTTAACATTCAAGTTGAAAAATGGAACTATGGATTATTCGATTTATTCTAATGGACAGATAAGAGCTCAGGCAGCACATGCTGATAGAGCCACTAAGATGAATTCGCCTATTCCCGTTCCTAATCTATATGTTCGTTATATCAACTGTTTAAAAAAGCTGAAAGACATAGCTGAAAAAAAATTAGCTAAGAAAGAAGAAAATAAAACAATTATATTATCTGGAGAAATGGGCCCTGACTTAACTCAAATTGAATTCCCAAAAGATACAATTTATCTCAATGTTCTTAAATCTTCAATTCGTTCCCTAAAAGGTTGTCCGCCAACAATTGAACATTTGATGATAAGTGACAATGAAAATCTAATATCTTTAGAAGGTTGTCCATCTAAATTAACAAATTTAGCTATATGGGATAATAAAAACTTATCATCATTAGAACATATTGCTTCTGATATTGATGGTAATCTACAAATTTATCGTAATGCAAAAATTACTTCTTTTGACAATTTAGATAAGTTAGTAAAAAGAATAGGCATCATGTTACAATTTGACCCAACTATTAAAAGTGGTGTTCTTTCTATTTTGAAAATTAAAGGATTAGAACAAGGTGTTCGACAAACAAAACCACCACAAGAAGTTGATCTTATCTTAGGTAAAATTCTAACTAAACATATATTTGCAGGGCGCAACAGGATTGCGTGCCAACGTGATCTAATTGAAAACGACCTAGACGAGTACGCGGAGTTTTAATGAAAGTAAAAGAACTATTTGAACACGAAGCTATTCCAAAGTTAAAACAAAATCATATGATAGAGCTTACATTAGAATTTAGCGGATTGACTGACTTATGTAAGAAGATGAAAGCAAATTTGCAACAGTTCAAAAAACTTATCAATGAAAAGACTGGAACTGATAGTATTATATTAGTTAGTACTATTTCATTTTCTATTAAATTATTGATTGAAGATAAAAATGTTGATGCTTTTGATAATTATCGTGAAAATGTTTTAGACGTATTGAATGAATTTGCAGGTGATTCTTCTAACTATCGAGAAAATCATGAAGACCACCATGTTAATCTATTCTTTTCACATGAGGTTCCTAAACTTTCAATTCCAATTTCATATGATACTGTTTATGTAAATGTAGAAAATAAATCTTCATTATCCGGAATTGATAAAATTATATCTTCTTTTAGAAACTTATATATTCGTAATTGTGAAAACGTTACCGGAAAGGCATTAGGCATTATTAGGTTAGCTAAGAAAGGTAAAGCAATCAACTTATCAACATCAGATTATCATGAATTGCATTGGATGTATGTTATCAATAAGCATTTGAATCCTGAACGTCAAAATGTTGTAGCTTGTCAACGAGAACTAATTGAACGTGATTTAGACGAATATGCAGAATTTTAAACAATACTTGCAAGAAGGTGAAACTCAGAATTCAGTTTATCTTGAATGTTGTTATTACTTTCCAGGAAATCCTATAACAGACATAACTTCAGCAAAAGTTCGTGGTATAGTCTCACCAGTGTTGAAAGGCTTTAAGTTTTCACTTCAAGATGTAAGCACTGAAGGTTTTGTTGTAGTTATTATAGACCCTGATAGTAATTGGTTGAAATCTGAAAAAGCTCAGTTTGATTTGCATGGTAAGATTATGGAAGCAGTTTGCTCTGAGTATAAAATGAACTTTGCGCATGTCATTAATCATCATAAGTTTTCGGCTAATTGTAATATAGGATTGAATAGATTACTTCCATTTCAAGTAGTTTGTCATTTATTGTCTATCAATGTTCAAGTTGATACAGTTTTTACAAATATCAAAAAGCTAGTAAAATGTGATGCGATTCACATTTATCAAATGGAGTATTTTAATGGAGGGTTATTAGGATTATTACAAATACCTCATCCAACTCAAGTTTGGTTTTCTTCTAATAGTATTAGATTAGCAAAATACGATAAATTAAATGAGGCCATTCGAATTGTCAGAACACATTTAGATGGTGATAGAAATGTTGTAGCTTGTCAACGAGAACTAATTGAAAAGGATTTAGATGAATATGCAGAGCTTTAAACAATACTTACAAGAAGACACGGCTTCAAATAGCGAATACGTTCAACGTATTCGAGACCTATTAAATGATTGGGCAAGTCAAGAACTTATACCGAATGACCCAAAGAAAAACTCTTTGCACGGTTTCAAAATATCTGCATCTGGGATAGTTGATTGTCAGTTAGGAACTCTTATAATTTATGATGAAATGTTAGATGCTAATGGTGAATTCCCATTCAAAATCCGAAATGCAAAATATATGATTTTGGAGCGTTTAGAAAAATTAAAATCATTCAAAAACTTTCCTGAAAAATTAGTATGTAAATCAGATTATAGGGATGTTTTTATAACATATCATCTTTTTAAGTATCGTAAAATTACATCTTTTGAGAATTTTCCAAAATATTGTCCTAATGGAGAAATACAACTAGAGGCATTTGTAAATGCTTCTTTTTCAAATATTCATAAACATATTTTGGATGCAGAAACAATAAGAATAAATCCTAATTATGTTGGACCTATTTTATCATTTTTAAAGATTCCAACTTTAACAGATGTATATGCATTTACGGGGGATGTAAATGACGAAAGTGAATCATGTAAAGAAGCTCTTAGTATTCTAAATAAACATTTAAATGGTAATAGAGACTTTATTGCATGTCAACGAGAACTAATTGAAAAGGATTTAGATGAATATGCTGAATTATAAGAATATAAATATAGATATTAATTACTATTCTAATATCTATATTATATGGCAAATCCTTATCTAAAGCGAGCGAATACAGAAACTGAATACGAAGCTTGGCAAATCCAAGAACTTGAGAAGTGTATGAATGACCCGATATACTTCATCAAAAACTATGTCAAAATTCAGCATGCTATTAAAGGTACGGTTCTATTTGAGCTGTTTGACTATCAAGAAGAATTCATTCTAGCAATTCACAATAACAAAGATACGTTAGCACTAATGTCTCGCCAGCTTGGTAAGACAACTACTGCGGCAATCTACATCTTTTGGCTTTCTGCTTTTACTGATGACCAAGCATGTGTGATAGCATCTAAGAACATGGACCATGCTACAGACATCATGGCCAAAATCAAATTTGCATATGAAGAGCTTCCAAATTGGTTGAAGCCTGGAGTCAAGTTCTACAATCGTACATCAATCGAATTTGACAATGGTTCAATCATCAAATCACAAGCAACTACAGAAAAAACTGGTCGTGGTAATTCACCATCAATTCTAATGCTTGACGAGATTAGCTTTATTTCAACTCGTATCCAAGAAAAGATTTGGGCTTCAATTGCTCCGGCTCTTTCAACTGGTGGTAAGTTGATTATGACAACTACTCCTAATGGTGATACTGACTTGTTTGCTAGATTGTGGAGAGAATGTCTTGCAGGTCTAAACAGCTTTAGTCATACTTTTGCTCATTATACTCAACATCCTGAACGTGGTCCTGAATCTGGTTATCGAGAAGAAATGCTTGCAAAACTAGGGGAACTTGTTGTACGAGTAGAACTTGATTGCGAATTCCTTTCTTCTGATGCTCTTCTTATCCAATCACAACGTCTTATCGAACTTAGACATCAACAACCAATCTTTATTGACAAGGGCTTTTCTTTCTGGGAAAACATTCGTGCTGATGCTGCTTATCTTGTAGGTGTTGATATTGCAACGGGTTCGGGTCGAGATTACAGTGTTGTTGAAGTGTTTGAGTTTCCATCACTTATTCAAGTTGCTGAGCTTCGAACTAATAGTCTAAACATACCTGACTTATATGATAGAATAAAGTGGTTACTAAACAAAATGTCAAGTCATACTATGAATAACAAACGACCTGAAGTATTCTGGACATTTGAACGAAATGGAGTTGGTGAAGCTATTGGTGCTCTTTATAATACCGATGAACATCCACCTGAGTATGCCGAACTTATCAATGATGTGCCTGGCAAGTTAGGAATGCAAACAACAAATCGTAACAAAATCCTCGCTTGTCTTCAACTAAAGTCTATGGTTGAAAAGATAAAGAACGGATTGGAGATAAGGTCTGAAATCAATATCTTTGAACTTAAGAACTTTATTGCTTCAGGTGGTTCTTATGCCGCTAAGATTGGAGCTACTGATGACAGTGTGTCTGCATTATTACTTATTATTAGATTGCTAAAGCATGTAAGTGAGTTTGATGACAAAGCTAGAAAGTTGTTATATGAATATAATGCCGAAGATTATAACCCAGCGGTAAATAGCTTTGGACCTGACACTCCATTAGATGAAAGTGATGAAGCAATACCTTTTATGGTGCTTTGAGGAAAAACCTCGTTTTTCTTAAAAAATTGCCGAGTGATTAGTCATGGAAAATGATGTGTTTGAAAACTAGTAATAAAATCAATAAGTTACGAAGATAATGATAAATATTTTTAGTAATAAAATCAACTACTTAGAAAAACGTCAACTTCTAGTAATAACGAAATTGAAGAGGAGAGGAGAGAGACAACTGAATATAATATATACCCTTAGTCTGTCAGTTTTTCGAGTAATAAAATCAACTGCTTAGACACGAGCGAAATCAATTATATAGTCTGTCAGTTTTTTAGCTTGCATAGATTATGGCTTAGGTGTAAATAGTAAATCAAACATTTATATAAAGAGAGAGAGAACATCTATCATGAAACTTATCGACATCAAACCACATGTTATCAGTGAGTCAAGCACTCCTATACATATGACTATGCTTCTTGACGAAGTAAGAAACGCAGGCAAAATCACTAACACTGCACAAACTGTTCTGATTGCACAACTTGTTCAATTGTTCAAGTTTTCACCAGTCAATCCGCAGAATGATATTCTTCAGTTCCAACAATCTCATAGTGCAATGAAACCTCGTTATGTCTATGAGAATCCAACTCCTAAGGAATTACTTGATGATATCAAAGGTCTGAAAGATGATGAACAAGTCAAGTTAGCAGAATGGCTATTACGTCAACTTGCAATCGTTGAGGCAAATGAAGATTTGGAACTTTATCATAATCCTGAAATGGCATTGAATAAATGGATAAGCCTTGTAACGAAGGCTCAACATTAATAAATATTATTATATTCAAATACTCGCTTTCTATAGATGGAGCTAAATTAACATGACTTATCAAATAAAACATGCTGATACTTCGGTCGCAGATATACCTCTTGCGCCGCTTACTACAGATGATACTTCAACTTCATTGACCTTTGTTGGTCGTGGAGTTCCAAATCATGGGCAAATACATCAAACAAATTTTTTGAAAATACTTGAAAACTTTGCTTCTGATACTGCGCCTCTTCATCCTGTTTACGGACAACAATGGTACAGTAAGACGCTAAAACAACTGAAAGTCTGGGATGGGACAGCTTGGATACTTTCACAGTCTTGCGCATGTCAGGTTGGTCCAACTGCTCCAACTTTTATCGCAAAAGGTCAAATGTGGTATAATACTACTACAAGCATGTTGATGGTGCAGATAGGAAATACTGCAGGAACTTCTAAATGGGTTACCGCAATTGATGAGAGCTTGTTATACTTAGCACTTCTCATGTAATTCGCAACACTTATTTCTGGAGTATCTTTTCATATGTCAATTTTAGTCGCAGTTAGCGGAACTCACGGTTCTGGAAAATCCGCAATTCTTGAGGGATTATCAGCAAATTCTCAATTTACAGTAGATACATTCAAAGTATCTCGTGCTGTTCAAGAAGAACTCGGTGTAGAAAATCTTCAAGAAGTATTGACATCTTTCTACAAAATGAAAGATTATCAAGAAAAAGTTTTTGAATACAAATGGAGTCATGATAGTGCTTTAGCTAAAGCAGAAGATTCCAAACTCGTTTTGACTGAAAGGTCATTCTTCGATATTGCAGCTTATACTGAGATTTGGGTATCTCGTCTAAATAGAACTTCTGAAGCACAACGTACCTGGTTTGCAGATTTCAAAGCAAGATGTATTGAAGCTCAACGTATCTACAACGGGTTAGTCATCGTACATGCTCATCCAAACATTCCATTTGAACTTGACCCGAATCGTGCTGATGAACAAAGTAGAGCTCAATTTGAAAACTTGCTGATTTCATATTCTACTTTATATGGTGATGCTATACGTCGTCCAGCAACTAAGAACTTTTATGCTAAGTTGGATGTCTTCTGCGAAGGAAGAACAGAACGTGTTGAACTTGTTACTGACTTTTTGAACCATTTACATTCGTAGCAACACCTGATATAATTGAACCTATACTACTTTTATTAGGTTTAACTTTATATGACTTTGCAACTTTATACATCTCGTGCCCCTAAGTTAGGTCTTTGCCTTGACTTTGAGACTTCAGGTTCAACGTGGGGCGGTGATAGTTCTATTGACCATCAAGCACTAAGTTTGGGTATGGCAGTGTTCAACACTCGAACGTTAGATGTTGTGGATTCTCTCTATCTTGAGATGAAGTTTGATGCAAGCCGATACAAATGGTCTGCTGAAGCTGAAGCAATACACGGACTTTCACAAGCATATCTGGAAGAACACGGGCTGTCTAACGAAGATGCGGTTGTGCAAATTGTCGAATTTTTGTTGAAGTATTTTGGACCTAATCCGGAAATCATGGTCATGGGTCACAATGTCGATTATGACTTATTGTTTATGCGTCAGATGTTAGTTCCACATAACATGATGTTTCATGTTCATAATGTGAAGATTGATACTGCAGGTGTTAGCTTTGTCAATTTTGTGACATATAAATCAGACCACTTGTTCGAAATAACAGGAGTTGGCGACCGTGATACACATAATGCATTGGCTGATGTGTTCATGACAATTGCTGCTGTAAAGTTTATGCGAGACTTAGTTGAGATGGCTTTAACTGATGGTAATTGATAAAGATTTATGTTATGTCTATGACGGTTTAGAAGTCCGTCAAACTGGTCGAACGGCAGTTAAAACTATTGGCAAAAATCTGCGAGCTAAAGAGCAGACTATAGTTGAAATAACTCCTGCTCTTGATGCAGGTTTATGGTTCAAATGGGTAAGACCTGAAGACCTTTATGTAATACATCCATCAGAATAATAATGGCTGCAAATAAAAAATTCGTTACTTATAAATGCAATACATGTAATAGAACAAAAGATGTTGAGGCTTCGTCTTTACACAGCTTCATAAACCTATGTTCAATTACTTTGAACTGTAGTGGGAAGTTATTACCTATAGCTACTAAAAGTTTGCGTAATGTTTTGGCTTCTGCCCCTGTCGACGGCGTTCCTGATTGGATTTCTCGTTTTGAAATTAGTAGAAATCAAACATCTTCAACTATAAATAGTTCTGAACAAAATCTTTATGTTACTTTAGCATCTTCTAGTTCTTTGGCTTTATCTTTAGCAGTCAAACGTCAAAATCCGTCAATAAACAACAATCCGTCTTCTTTATCAATTTCGTTTGCTACTCAACAATCTGAAGTAAATACTTTTGATGAATTTACATACTTTATTTCTTCTACTTTCAATTCTGTTTCTGGCCCTGACTCTACATCAAGTAAAAAGGTTTTGCGATTTACATCTTCAGATATTGTAAAAGTTTTTTTGAATGGAGTTGAATTAATTGAAGGAACGCTAATCAATGATTATAGATTAAACTATAATGGTCAAAATGGTTATCAAGTAGTTTTCAATACTTCTTATTCAATTAGTTCAGTAGTAAAAGTAATAGTTTATCAAAATCAAAATATTGTTTTATCTAATCCAATAACTTTTACTCGTAATACTTTATTAGTTTCTAATTTAGAAAATCAAACTTCATGGACAAATGTTTCTACTATTGAATATGGAAATGATACTTATGATGTTTATACATGTTTAGATACTTTATCTTTACCTGCTAATCAAATTTTGAATTTGTATCCAAATGGAAATCATTTTTCAAGCAATGTTATTTACACTGATTTGAATAACTTTAGATTTTTATTAGCGTATCCTCCATTTTCTGTTATTGATAGAATTTATTCAGCTTTTGTTGATTTTAATAATCTTTCAGATGTAGATTATCATTTACGACTTTATTCAAATAATGGCTCTATTACTTTAGAAGTTTCTAAAAATTCTATTTCTTACGTTAGCTTTGCCCCTTTAATACATGTCGCTGATGATAACTTAGAATGGTTATCATCAGCAGATGTCATCACGGATGATACTTCGTTAATTCCTAACAATCCAAAAATCATCGGCCCAATATAAATGTTCTTTTATACTATAGAAGCGTTTCAACCGTTTCTTGAACGGTTATTGCCTGGAATTTCATGCGATGACTTGTTTAAGGTTACCGTTATCTCAAATGAGTATCAATATGATATGTTTGCTATAGAAGCAGCAGAAGAAGCTATAAATGAATTGCTTCTAACTGAAGAACAGGAATTTTTATCTATTGAGTTTAATCCTGATTTCTATCCTGCAGCAGTTGCATATGGCGAAGATACCGATGAAGAGGAAGAAGAACTAATCAAAGAACTAGAACTCCAAGAATTAGGTGAAGAAGATGATAACCTATTTCAAATTGCATTAGATGGATTACCTCGAACAGAAAGAGATTTAACTATCAATGACTATATTCAATTAACTTACGTATTAGCTGATGAAGAAATGCATGCACTACAATTACGGCTTAATATAGTAACTACACCTGAAGCAGCTGAATTGATTGATTTCGATACTAATAGAACGGTGCATTAAAATGATACAAGATATAGATAATAGATTCTTTTCATTTGTAGTTAGTTTAGAATTGAAGAAACCTTCATTTGAACATCATGAGTTTATCAAACTATTCAATGGTGTTAATGCAACTATAGAAAGTAATGGATTCAATGATTATAAAGAATGTGTTACTTCTTGCAATAAGTTTTTTAACGAATTGGCTGCAGACCTTAACGAGTTGAATCATTCATTGAAACATTTACTTGCGTGGGAATCAAATCCTAAAACTAACTCTGGTGAATTACCTCATATTACACCTGCTAACGAATGGCTTGAAGGCGAGCTCGTAAGACTTTACCTTGTAGTCAATCAACAAGGCCCAATCAACAACAGCAATCTTGACCCGGTTGTACGGGGTTCAATCTTTACTGGCAAACGAGACACTTCTACATCTTGTTAGCATCACTTCTACATAAAAGTGTGGTATAATAATTTTTTGTTCAACATCACATAAAAGGCATAAGGCATATGGCAGCTAAAGAGAAAAAACAAATCGTATCAATTGAATCTATCTTGGCTAACCCAAGTGACAAGTCTAAGTTAATGACGTTCTTGGATGAAGCAGTTCGTTGTAAGCTTCGTATTGCGGA